GAGGGGTGGCCCCGCGGGGAGGCCACACGGGCTGTTTTTTGAATGAATGAATGAGTGAAGGGGACGGGGCGCGCTCCGGGCGAGGGTTAGGGCTAGGGCCACCAGGGGGGCGGCGAGCGGGAGAAGAAGAAAAAAAAAAAACCAGAGGGGCGGGCGGTGCCGAGATCTCGGGACCTGCCACGCCCCCCTGTCAACCGAGCAGAGGGGAAAAAAACCCCAGGGGCTGGACGCCGGAGAGGCGAGGAAGAAAAAAACCTCGGGGGTGGAGACGGGAGCGAGAGCCTGGGGGGAGGGGAAGGGAGAAACAGGTCCAGAAACCAACACAGAGAAGAAGAAGAAGGGTGGCGGGGAGAGAGGGAGAGGGGAGAGAAGAAGGAGAGCGCATACAGAAGAAGACCCCTCGCGGGGCGGGGAAGGGAGCGCACAGAACAGACAAGAGCAGCAACAAGAAGAAGAAAGATATAAAATAAAAAAAAAATAAGAGGCTGGGGGGCCGCGGGCTGCTGCGGCTGGCTGGCTGCCTGCCCGCCCGCCTGGCTGGCTGGCCGCCTGCCTGCTTGCGGCCTGCGGGCCGGCCCCTCTTCCCCCCCTCCGGCCTCCCCGCGGGCCGGGAGGGGCGGAGGGGAGGGGAGGGGGGAGGCGAGGGGGAAAACAAGGGCAGACCTGCGCTCGGGGGGACGAGGGGAGGGGGAGAAGCCCGCAGTGATTGGGCAGGAGCGTGGAGCCCCGGGGGAGGCGGCAGGGCCTCTCTGCCTACTCCCCCCCCCCGGTCTCTGAGCCCCCCGGGGGGTCGAGCGGGGCCCGGGGCGGGGAGAGGGGGCCCCGCGCCCGCCGCCGGCCCGGCAGGAAAATGACACAGTGTTTTTACCCTCAGTGGCCTATACTGGTTAGCAATGCAGCCGAGACATCAAAACAGCTCTTAACCACTTGTCCTCCCTGATACAGGAACGATTAAAAAACGTATGGCCTTTTCTCTGAATAAATAAAGTTGACTTTTACAGGCAGGAACTCTCGTGTTGCAAGGTTATTTTCAAAAGTTGAAGCTGTCCACCCCCCACCCCGTCTAGCAAGTTCGTCAAATTATGACATCAATGCCATTGGTGGGTTTTAAAAAAAGTTGATTTTTGCACCCTGTTTTTTTAGGATGAAAGTGAATTTTTCAGAGAAAAACAGATCCCTAATCTTTTGTGGGTTTTTAAGAGATATTGTGGCTGTTTAACACCCTTTTTTTTTCACAACACTGTCGAGGTATAAAAACTCTTGGGGGTCCTTGCATTGCCAAATTGCTGCAGCAGCCTGCTCTGCAATTTCTGCAATCATGGAATGCCAGAACCCTGGGGATCCCAATGTCGGGGAATATGATGATGTAGACTCCGGAGGAAATGAAAAAGAGGAAATCTATGTGAACTCCACAGGAGGTAGCCATGCGGCAGAACCCCCACCGTTATCTGATTCACCAGAAGATTATGATGATGGGGGTTGGTGTGGTGAAGGAGGTGAAGGAGGTGAACATATTCCCATGATAATACTTCATAGACAGCCTGGACAAGACCCGGACTATGTAAGTCGAGAGAGTTGCAGTGGAGGTTACCAGCCACTAACTTCATCAAATCGAAGCCCTTATGGGTCCTGTGATGGAGAGGGTGGTGCCAGAAGACCTCATCCGCCTGGATTTCTTTCTTTGGAATTGCTTAGTGGTGTTGAAATTAACGGCCATAAATGGCATGACGGAACATCTCCAGGTGATTGCTCTTGGAACGATCCTTGGTGGTTGAAGAAATGCCCAAGCCCACCACCCTCACGCCCTCAAAGCAAGCCTGCGAGTTCCACCGGGGGTAATAAGGACAAATTTTCAGGACCTAACAATAAAAACCCCAGGGGGCCCGAGGGCTACCCGGGGTCAACAGACCGAAACCCCCATGGTGGCTCAGGCAGCGGTGCTTCGGGTGTTGGACATTCAGGCGGTGCTGGTTTTGGACCTGCACACATTCCAGGATATCCAGAAGCTCGACCTAGGCAAGCGGTACCTGGAGGCAACCACCCACATGGTGCCTCGGGGAGTGTTGCTTCAGGTGGCAGTGAAACTGGACGTCGAGGAGGCCCTGGACCTAAACAAACGAGGCCCAGAGGCCCTGATAGCTCAGGCAGCCGGCCTTCAGTTGATGGGGTTCCTAGACCCCAAAACTACCCAAAAGACCTTGGAGCTCGACCTAAGCAAAAATGGCCTGGAGGTAACAACCCCCATGGTGCTCCAGGTGGTCAACTTGGGCCAAGGCCTACAGCAGGAAATCCAGGAGCCCGGCCTAGGCAACATGGACCTGGAATAGGCCCTCGCCCTGGACCAGGCCCTGTGGATAAAGATGGAATGCAACATAAGATCATATTTGTTGAAAGCAGTGGTGGGAGTGTTCCCCCCAAAAAACCACTTCGAGGTCCTGACTGTGTAAATAGAGGCCCCAAACGCGATGGTGGATCAGATGTTTATCACCCGCAGGAGGTAGCTATGACGCCTCCCCCAGGACCACGTAGCATATGGTATCCAGGATGGGAACCACGGCCTAACTGTACTCCTTGTTCCACACCTCCTTGGGAGAAAAGAAGAATAGACAAGCCAAATCCACCACCACTCCCACCAATTCCAGTATATGTGGAAATATCATCTGAAGATGGTGAAGGGCAACACGGTCCACCTAAACCTCCTCCACGACCAGATCCTCTGGGAAGCGCAGAGGCTCTGCACAGGGATCTTGTAAGCTTGACACGGAAGGTAGATTCTGTACAAGCGGCATACCACACCATGGAGCAAGCATTTACCAGGCACCGATGTCAGCAGGAAAAGTGGGATAAAAGACTGAGCATTATAACAATAGTGCTGATTGTCCTAGGCATCATCCTCATCCTTGTTCTGTTTGTACTGTAAGTATTTCTTACATTTATTTTGCTACTTTATGCTGTGCAATGCTTTTACTACATTAACATTACACTTTTTTTTTTTTAGGATTGCTGTACTGCTAACAAAAGGAGTCAACTGCAACAGCACTTGAAGTATGTGGTGAAACATGCCATAACTAATGTTTGCAGAGGCCTAAGACACCTAGTGGACTGAATAATAAATTTAAACTGAGGTATGCCTTGAAAGTACTGTATACTTGTATATAGATTTACTGTATAATTTTGTAACTTTTGCACTGAGCCACAAGCTTTATTGCACAATATTAGTCAAGGTTCAGTTTACTTAAATGCATAATTTTAGAGATTTTTCTCCTGACAAGTATATCTGTATAGTTTTGCACACTGTAAATAAATTTTTACAATGGTTACTATATATGGAGTTTGTGTTTTATTTTGGGTTTTTGGTATTAATCTCGAAAGTCTTTTTTTATTCACTGAGTGACAAGTTTCTTAAAATTCACATTGCCTGTTTAGAACAATGACAAATATGCAAAATAGTTTAAGCTAATTGGTTTTTAAAAAAAATTCTGAGTACCGGGTAAGCTTCCTTCTATTGTTGCATTGTTTTATAGCAGCACATTGTCTCACCAACATGGGTTATACAAGGTTTTTAGTATTGTCTCTTTTAGCTATTGTTTTTGCAGCATGGATCCAACCTGGCCATGTTGCCCAGGTTAAAATTCAATATAGAACTGCAATTTTGGAACTTAAAAGCTTTGTCAATATCTCTGAAGACTGTCTGGTAAGTGTTCTTTTTACTTTTAAAGACACCCCTCAATTTATAGGCTATATATGTTGGTATGTATTTGTGCAACTGTTTATGTTTCTTTTTTTGTTTTAGAATGTGACGTTCGTAAACTCCACTGAATGTAGAAACAAAACTGCAGGAGATTACTGGGTATGTGTGGCTGTACTGACTTTATTGTCATGAGACATCAAGTAAATTGCTTTTATAGACTTCTTCAGGGGCCAGGCCTTATGTGTAACACTACCTTTTTTTTCTATCCTATTTAGGGCCCTAAACTCCCCTGTGGAGACTGTCTCAACTTTACATTGGGTGAAAATAAAACAGATTGTGTGAACTTGCTCTCAAACTTAACTGAAGGTTTACAACACTTACCTCACTACCTGCAAGGGCTAAATTTGACTGATAAAGGACCTGCCAGTAATGTAACTTGTGAAGAGCTTTCACAGTTGCCATTTACAAGCCTTATAGATGAATGGTTATCAGTCTTAATGAAGGTAAGTTTTAAGTTAAGAGAAATCTTTATATAATAAATCTTAAACTTATATTTTGTATATTTATTATTATATTTGTAATTTTTTAGAATTATCACAATAGATTTTGTGGAGATCCAGAACATAAGAAAGACCAGAAGTATTGCATTGAGTAGTTTTGGCTCCCATAGGTAAAGTACTACGCACCTGCATTTAAAATACTTCAAGCTAAATCCTTTTAACTAATGGTCAAGTGTAAACCACCCCATTGAAAAGAATAAACCACAATTGTTAAGTTTTAAAGTTGTCTTTATTTAAAAGTGACCAAAATAAAACTTTCACTTGCATTTTTAAAATGTGTTAGGCTGTTTTTACTTTTAAAGCTACTGAAGTGCTCTCAAAATGTCTCACTTGAAGGTCATTTCAGGAAAACCATACTGCAGAAATTAGTCACTTTGCTCTGATGGATCGGAAATAGATGAGAAAAAAAGTGAGGCAAGAAGCTGCTGCGGTTAACAGGAGCGTAGACTTTAAAGGTTGGCGAGGTGCAGGTAGTTTCGCTTTGCTGCCTTTTAAATCTGAATTCCAAGGTACAACATGTTTCTTAACTATTTTTTTTAATTGCTTTATGTGGTTTTTTGTAAAAACTTTGTGTGAAGAATTCCTCTGCAAATAAGCCAGGTAGGCAAAAAAAGCCACCAATCGACCCCAGTTGGGATTGGGGGTGAGGAGAGACGCTGCAATCCTGCCTAGCGACTCTGGTTCTGGGGGTTCTACGGCCTTGCTAATCACCTCAAATTGTTCACTGTAGTCCGTGACCCTTTTTCGAGTTTCATCCATGATCAACTTCGCATGGCTGCAGGAAAATCCATTCCTTATTAACACAAAATTAAGTTCATCGAGAAATAAATAATAAAGCACATTGTCTTGAAACTCAGGTTCCCCCATTTGTTTGAAGCAAGGTGAGGCAGCTACTCAAAGCTGTCAGTGGTGTAAGGCAGCTTTTTGGGTGCTAACTGGCATTTTAAATATAGATACTGGCCCCTTGGGAAGCTGAAATTGATTTGCCTCTTTGCCCTGATTTTGTGGTTTCATTAGAGGAATTTATGTAACCTCTGGCCAAGACACTGTGACTCACATGCTGCTAAAGTAGTCCCACAGGCTTTGTAAGAGGAACCACTGCCCCGGGAAACCAAGATAACATTGTTTACATTCCTATTAGCCAACCTCACGAGTGGACTGTTTGATGTAACAACATTGCAACACCATGGGGTGAAAGACTGATTTATGTGCTGACCTGGGGTTTAAAGTCAGCCATAAAACTATCACGGGGAGCCTTTAACAGTCAGTTTAACTTTACAGGTTGTTACTGGTGAGGATTCAGCTCTATGTTTCATTTACTGGCATATTAAATTTAATACAACAAGTGCCAGTTAGATTGGGGCAGCAAACATGTCTCTGTACCTGCTGCCCAATATTCGGAGGGTCTTTAAAGACTCTCTGACTAAAACATGGTTTGTGGACACAGAATACAGCATCGAGGAGGAGCAGCTGGTTATGAAATTTATGGACACACGTGGAGAGCTATCCCTGGTATCTGGCACCATTTTTAGTGAACTGATAATTATTGTCAGTTTGGAGACCTCCCACACAGCAGCTGAGGATGATTTGGATTATGAAAAAATATTAGCTTCTGTGCAAGAGCTGCTGTCACCTTTAATGAAAAATGCTGCTGTCAACCCCATCAGCAAATATCCTAAAAGGCAGAGAACCGTAAAAATTATGTATGGGCCAGACCTAAAAAGAATACCCACTAATTTCTCCAGAGATGTAGTGGATCTGCTGCAGCAACAAGATATCTCATCGGTCATGAGAGTGGAGGTGAGCAGGTGCTTGACTTTTGACAACAGGCACGAGCTCTCAGAGATGACATATGACATAGTTCTCTCTGAGATAAAATCAAAAGAAAGTGAGATTACCTATAGTGATGATTTTCAAAACTTCACTATAAACACAGAACCCATCCACTACGCCTCAGATATCATCCAGGTAACAGGGACGGGGGATTATGTGTGTGACAAAATCATGAAAAAAACCGGCGGGGATCCACCCTTCGCCCAACAGGTGGCCTTTCTGCCCAATGTCTCCATTCCTTCTACCTCGGTGGCCACTGCCCTCAGCTTTAAGCTCAGGGCGGCTGTGAACTTTACCAAGGAGATGAGTTCTTTCCACTACGCCATCTTACAGAGCCACGGTAACTTAGGCTTTATCCATCAGCAGACAGATGGCCTTCGCATGCAGAGGTCCATCATGCTGGAAAACTCACCCCTAGCCTCCTGCCTCGGGGCCTACATGACCGACTTTCAGTTTAATTGCAGGCAAGGCTACAGCGACATGAAGGAGCTGTACAGCTCTATAATGGTCCAGGGGGCGACTCACATCAGGGCCGGGAGCCCCACCATCACCGGCTTCGTGAGGTTGCTGGGCCACTATGGCAGTCTGAACCTAAAAATGTACAGGCCTATGCTTTACGAGTGTCACCTGGCCTCATCCATCGGCTCCAACTTAAAAACTGCAGAATATGGGCCGGGGAACATTCTAGTGGCCATAGGCCAGTTTTATCCGGCTGTCCTTGACGACACTCACCCCTTTCACTACAGGGATAATATGACGGACTACAACAAGGTCGTTCAGACCCTGAGTGGCTTCTACAGCACAGTTACCAGCCCCTGCGTTACCAGCAGTTTGCGGGACCTTGGCAATAAAACAGTTAAGCAGCACTTGTTTGCCCTTTTAAAAAACGGAGGTGCTAACTTGTACATTTCCTGCCTACCCCAGGCTCTGGTTTTTCAGCTCCGACGCATACCCGAAACCGAATGGCTGTGTAGTTTAGAACATCTCCTAGATGTCTATTTTTTTAATACCTACTCCAACCTCCTATTCCTCACTGTAAAAAATACTAGTGAATACACCATTCTGGGACAGCAGTTCAAACCCGTCGAGATCCTTCAGCAGGTGGCTCGCATCTTCAGGTGCAACCTGTACATCTTGGGGGAGACTGTGGACAAAGTGGGAATACATGTGATAAATGATCTGGGAAACCCTTACAGCTTTACGGCCAGGAGGCACTGTGGAAAACACTGCTATTCTCTGTTCAAGCCCCCGGAAACCCCCGAGGGCTATGGCCTTCCGGGCCATGGGGAAGAAGAGGAGCTAGAGTGTGTGGTGGTCACCCCCAACCCCGACTGGGCACAGGGTTTTGTGATAGAAGAATGCATCAACAACGTTCTCCTCAGTCCCACGGTGGGCTCTAAGGCTTTTGTAGTAAACCACATAGACCGCTGTGGCAATGGCCTGGTGGTGCAACAGCCGGGGGTGGGCCGCCTGGATCTCCCACTCGCAGACTACGGCCTAGTTCTGCATTCCATGGTCAAGCCTCCTATGGGGGCGACTCCAGACAGTCTAGCCACGTGGAAATCACTCACCCTGGCAGACTTGCTTAAAATAAATAATGCTGAGGTGCATGAAAACATGCCAGCCAGCTGCATGGCGGTAGGTGAGCAGCCTCTGAAGGTAGCCATCTCTCCCAGCAACGGGGCCCTCTATGCCATGGCAGAACTGCTAACTAACTTAATGCTGGGGCCTAAGATGTTGTTTAGTAACATTATCATCACTGCTTCCGCGAGCTGGGAAGCCGGCCACAGCTGCCAGGAGCTGAAAACAACACTTCGGGCCTGCAGGGCCTTTGCGGAGGAGCTGGGAGTCAACTTCATAGTGTCCTCGGCCTCCTCCTCGGTCCCCCAGGACTCTAGATATCTAGACACCCGGTCTGCCAACCGCCAGCACGCAAGGTTTTTTAGAAATATAGTTTTCTCTGGCACTTGCAAAGTCACTTCCCTAAAAAGAGCAGTCCCGGTGTTACAAAAAGCTAGAAATTCCCTGGTCCATGTCTCAATCGACCCCACGGACGGACTGGGTGGTACGGTGTTTGAAAATGTCTATGGGCTAAGTCTGGGCACGGTTTCGAAAATATCTGCTCAGAAAATGGCCGCCCTGTTCACTATCATACAAGATGGCGTCCAGGAAGAAGCGATCGTGTCAGGCCACGATGTCAGCGACGGGGGCCTGGTTGCCTGTTTGGTGGAGCTCTGCCTATCTACAGATTTTGTAGTGAGGGTTACAATCCCAGAAGGCCTAGACCCATTCACGTACTTGTTTGCAGAGAGCCCCGGGGCGGTGGTAGAGGTACCCTCCAGTCACTTAGATACCCTGAAACAAAAGTGCTCCGCGGCCGGCCTGTTTTGCGAGGACATAGGCTACATAAGCAGCGGGGATGAGGCCGCCTTTAGTATTGTCAGCGGTGGTAAAATAATTTTTGAAAGGCCCGTGTATAGCCTACGTACCGCCTGGTCTACATACTCAGATACTGTGGTATCGGTTCTGTGTAGCGACCTGGACGAGGACGAGAGGCACAAAGAAGACTACGGGTGCAACGAGGTGGACTTCCGAGAGCTGAAGGAGGACCTACTCACCAACTATGTGGCCTTTTACTACAACCCAGACATTCAGAATAAAGTGGCCGTCCTAACCTGGCCCGGGATGGTTAAGGAGGAACCCCTCTTCTGGGCCATGACAAATGCCCAGTTTGATGTGTATGTAGTGTGTGTGACTGAAATAAACAGCCCCTCTTTTTTAAATGACTTCAGGGGGCTGGTCATAGGCAGCGGCATAGGGTATACCGAGCCCATAGTGGCAGCCACAGGTGCTCTGATGGCCATGATAAATACTCAGGGCACTAAACTAGTCCTACGTGCACTCCTCAATTTTTTCACCAGGCCGGACACCTTTTCCCTGGGCTGTGGGGAGTATGGGTTTTACATACTCAGTCAGTTTATCTACTACTTACATGAACAGGAGTTTTCAGCGAGCCCTCAACATCAAGAGTTTAAGTTGAGTCCCATCTCCCTGGAAAAAACTAAGTCTGGGACATATGAATCAAGATGGCTGAGCGTGCATGTCCCGGAAACAACGCCCAGTCTCATGCTGGCCCCCTGCAGAGGCATGGTACTTCCGTGTTGGGTGCAGGGTACCTATCTCGGCCTATCATACCAGACAGATGGGGTAGAGCACCAGCTGTTTAACGAAAATTTAGTGGCCTGCAGCTTTCACGGTAGATCTAGTGACCCCAGGGCCTTTGCCCGTCACTACCCCAGAAACCCTTCTGGAAACAGCAGCGTGGCCGGTATCTGCTCTAACGATGGCAGGCACCTAGCTATGCTGCCAGACCCCAGCCTGTCATTTTTCCCCTTTCAGTGGCAACACTTACCCAGGGGGTACGAGCAGTTAAAAACATCCCCCTGGAGTCTGATGTTTTATCATATGCATATGTGGTGCTATTCTTAAATTTTTTCATGATAAGCTACCCGCTTTTTAGAACTGTATAAACCTCTGTGTGTATATATTTTTTAATAAATTAAATAAAAACTGTTGGATGTCTAATTTTACTGTGTTGTGTGCTGCGAACGCAGGTTTTTTTGACAAAATGACAATTGGTTAAAAAAAAGCTAGGGGCGGGGACAACTTTTACCCGCCATTTACAAAACAGGAGACTAGGTCCCGAGATCTCGGGACACGCCATCTTGCCCAACAATGTCTAAACGCGGGCAATTTGGGTAAATTTCTCAAAATGCCTTGAAAGTACCTCACAACTTACAACAAGAACACTAAAATGTAGCCCAGGAATTACCTTCTTAAATCGCCGCAACAGCAAACAGTAAGTTTTATTTTTTAGGTTGCACTCGCTGCCGGGGAAAAGTGAAAGTAAAGTGCACGCGCGCCGCGCGGACGCGCTCAGCTTTACTCGAAAGTGGCAATTTTATTACCCAGGACTCTAAGATTTTAATAAATCACGACTGCATTGGGGCCTTTATATGTGGTAAACAGTTGGTTTGTGTGTTCCTGCAACCATAAACAGGGTTGAGATGTTATCAGTTTGCAAAGCAATTACATTGCAATGCTGTTGATTTGCAGAACAGTGAAATAACATTAGTATGCTTATTCAGGTGGAAGAAATGTTATAGCTTATACCTTCGTGATAAGTTTTAAATTTTACTTACAATTGTGTTTTAACTGCATGGCTGATAGGTTGCAAGCTATTTTTTGTATGTTTTGTAATGGCAGGATTTTTTTTAGCTTAGAGTTGTGTTTTGTATATGACATGCACTGAAACATATGCAGCTGTAGGCTAAGCTGTCATGTTACTAATGTTTCAGTAAAAGTTTTTGTACCCCATAGTTTTTACTGGGCTCTGCTTAACCACGGATCGTAACGTAGTGTCTAAGCTCTTCGTCATGTCCCAGCATTACTTTTTTTAAACTATTGCACCTAAGTAAGAATGGGTATTGTTTTGTTCAACTTTAGACAAAATGGTGCTATTGAGATCGGGAAGAGGGACCGGTGACCCAAGCCCAAGTGACAATGAACCACTGGCAAAAAGACTGAGATCTACATGCTCAGGGGGACCAGAGTGCCAATTTCGCTCACCGCCTCGTAAACATCCTGGTAAAAGAAAGAGAAATGATGAAAAATGTGAAAAAAATGAAAGCAGAAAGAAAAAAACTAAAAAACCCAAAACTCCATTAGAAGGAGAGGGCCCGGGGGGACCTCCAGGCCCAGAAGAAGGAGAGGGCCCACGGGGACCTCCAGGCCCAGAAGAAGGAGAGGGCCCACGGGGACCCCCAGGTCCAGAAGAAGGAGAGGGCCCGGGGGGACCTCCAGGCCCAGAAGAAGGAGAGGGCCCGGGGGGACCCCCAGGTCCAGAAGAAGGAGAGGGCCCGGGGGGACCTCCAGGCCCAGAAGAAGGAGAGGGCCCGGGGGGACCTCCAGGCCCAGAAGAAGGAGAGGGCCCACGGGGACCTCCAGGCCCAGAAGAAGGAGAGGGCCCACGGGGACCTCCAGGCCCAGAAGAAGGAGAGGGCCCACGGGGACCCCCAGGTCCAGAAGAAGGAGAGGGCCCGGGGGGACCCCCAGGCCCAGAAGAAGGAGAGGGCCCACGGGGACCCCCAGGTCCAGAAGAAGGAGAGGGCCCGGGGGGACCCCCAGGTCCAGAAGAAGGAGAGGGCCCGGGGGGACCCCCAGGTCCAGAAGAAGGAGAGGGCCCGGGGGGACCTCCAGGCCCAGAAGAAGGAGAGGGCCCGGGGGGACCCCCAGGTCCAGAAGAAGGAGAGGGCCCGGGGGGACCTCCAGGCCCAGAAGAAGGAGAGGGCCCGGGGGGACCCCCAGGTCCAGAAGAAGGAGAGGGCCCGGGGGGACCTCCAGGCCCAGAAGAAGGAGAGGGCCCGGGGGGACCTCCAGGCCCAGAAGAAGGAGAGGGCCCACGGGGACCTCCAGGCCCAGAAGAAGGAGAGGGCCCACGGGGACCTCCAGGCCCAGAAGAAGGAGAGGGCCCACGGGGACCCCCAGGTCCAGAAGAAGGAGAGGGCCCGGGGGGACCCCCAGGCCCAGAAGAAGGAGAGGGCCCACGGGGACCCCCAGGTCCAGAAGAAGGAGAGGGCCCGGGGGGACCCCCAGGTCCAGAAGAAGGAGAGGGCCCGGGGGGACCTCCAGGCCCAGAAGAAGGAGAGGGCCCGGGGGGACCCCCAGGTCCAGAAGAAGGAGAGGGCCCGGGGGGACCTCCAGGCCCAGAAGAAGGAGAGGGCCCGGGGGGACCCCCAGGTCCAGAAGAAGGAGAGGGCCCGGGGGGACCTCCAGGCCCAGAAGAAGGAGAGGGCCCGGGGGGACCTCCAGGCCCAGAAGAAGGAGAGGGCCCACGGGGACCTCCAGGCCCAGAAGAAGGAGAGGGCCCACGGGGACCTCCAGGCCCAGAAGAAGGAGAGGGCCCACGGGGACCCCCAGGTCCAGAAGAAGGAGAGGGCCCGGGGGGACCCCCAGGCCCAGAAGAAGGAGAGGGCCCACGGGGACCCCCAGGTCCAGAAGAAGGAGAGGGCCCGGGGGGACCTCCAGGTCCAGAAGAAGGAGAGGGCCCGGGGGGACCTCCAGGTCCAGAAGAAGGAGAGGGCCCACGGGGACCTCCAGGCCCAGAAGAAGGAGAGGGCCCGGGGGGACCTCCAGGTCCAGAAGAAGGAGAGGGCCCACGGGGACCTCCAGGCCCAGAAGAAGGAGAGGGCCCGGGGGGACCTCCAGGTCCAGAAGAAGGAGAGGGCCCGGGGGGACCTCCAGGCCCAGAAGAAGGAGAGGGCCCACAGGGACCTCCAGGCCCAGAAGAAGGAGAGGGCCCGGGGGGTTTAGATGTAATAGATGGCCCCCGAGAAGCAGTAGGGGAGGAAGAAGAGGAAGAGGAGGAGGAAGAGGAGGAGGAAGAGGAAGAAAAGGAGGAGGAAGAGGAGGAAGAGGAGGAAGAAGAGGAGGAAGAAGAGGAAGAAGAGGAGGAAGAAGAGGAAGAAGAGGAGGAAGAAGAGGAGGAAGAAGAGGAAGAAGAGGAGGAAGAAGAGGAAGAAGAGGAGGAAGAAGAGGAGGAAGAGGAGGAAGAAGAGGAGGAAGAGGAGGAAGAAGAGGAGGAAGAGGAGGAAGAAGAGGAACTTTTAAAAACTCTGTTAACAAAAATGAGCTTATGTACCAATACGGATGAGGACAGTGATGATAGTCTCAAACGTTCTTGTCGACGTGTTTGTTTGGGATTAAAGCCTTCAAGCTCTTCAAGTAGTTCTAGTGATGGAGGAGAAGGAGGAAATCCAACTGATAGATGGCCGAGTGATGTGATTCTAATCAGCAGTGATGATGGAGGCGAAGGAGGAGATAAAACTGATGAGGGCCCATGTGATGTGATTCTAATTAGTAGTGGAGGAGAAGGAGAAGGAGAAGAAGGAGAAGGAGAAGGAGAAGAAGGAGGAGGAGAAGGAGAAGAAGGAGGAGGAGAAGGAGAAGAAGGAGGAGGAGAAGGAGAAGAAGGAGGAGGAGAAGGAGAAGAAGGAGGAGGAGAAGGAGAAGAAGGAGGAGGAGAAGGAGAAGAAGGAGGAGGAGAAGGAGAAGAAGGAGGAGGAGAAGGAGAAGAAGGAGGAGGAGAAGGAGAAGAAGGAGGAGGAGAAGGAGAAGAAGGAGGAGGAGAAGGAGAAGAAGGAGGAGGAGAAGGAGAAGAAGGAGGAGGAGAAGGAGAAGAAGGAGGAGGAGAAGGAGAAGAAGGAGGAGGAGAAGGAGAAGAAGGAGGAGGAGAAGGAGAAGAAGGAGGAGGAGAAGGAGAAGAAGGAGGAGGAGAAGGAGAAGAAGGAGGAGGAGAAGGAGAAGAAGGAGGAGGAGAAGGAGAAGAAGGAGGAGGAGAAGGAGAAGAAGGAGGAGGAGAAGGAGAAGAAGGAGGAGGAGAAGGAGAAGAAGGAGGAGGAGAAGGAGGAAGTGATGAAGACGAAAAACCACTTGTTCGCTTTTGTGGTGGATATTATGATTTAACTGTCTCGACATCACACAGTGACAGCGGTTCGAACTTTGGATGTGACCCTTTAGGTCTTCTAGGGGAGGATATAGATGACAGTAATGGCAGCCCAGGGCCTCCAACTCTGAGTCCTCAAGGGGGGGACCCGGGTAACAATGATAACGACCCTAACTTGGGGCCTCCAATTCTAAGTCCTCAGGGGTCTCCCAATGAAAGTGGATATGGACAGAGTGGACCCTCTGGTGGAGAATCGTCTGATGGCGGCCCTAGTGGGACCGATGGACCTCCTGACGATCCCACCCCTGACAGTGAGCCTCCAGGTCTAAGCCCACCAGGCAATCCTGGGGACAGTGATGGAAGTGAGAATGGAGATCCAAGAGACCCACCATATTGTCCAGTAGGATCATCATCCTCCTCATCATCAAATGAGGATGAGGAGGATGATGACCCGGGAGAAGGTACATCAGGTGGGCGTGGAAGAAGACCACCTAAGCATTTCCCACAAACTGTGAGAGCTCGAAGAGGAACTCTTGGCCTAGACCCATTATATGATCCAACTAGAGCAGGTGCAACGCTTTCACTACATATTAGTTCACACACAAAAGATCCACTTGTTAGACTATCAAGAATGCTTAGACAATTATATCCAGAAAGTCCATGCACAAATATATGCTTCGTTTGTGGTATTTTTCTTTTTATTATATATGGAAACGATGATGACGAAGCACAGAGACTGATATCATTTATTAATCATGAACAACAATCAAACCCTCAACAAGGTAGAGTGAATGTCAGCATGGCTAGCCACTTAACTCCCGTTCCATTTCCATCTTCCTGAATTACACACGGAAAGGTACTATGTTTGGCTAAAAATATAACTACTATCTAAATAATATATTCAAACAAACTTAGTTATATATTTGTAATTAAAAAGTTGTTTTTCCTTGGAACTAAAACTACTATATGTGACTTAACTTTGATCAAAATATTTATGTAAACATTGTTATATTTGTAAGAAAGGATGTAGTGTTTTTACTTGGAACTTAAAACTACTATATGTGAACATACTAGTATAGATTTAATTTAGAATGCTTAAGCAAGGCAATTTTTTGCTGCTGGCTGGAACTAAAACTACTACTTGTGGACATGCTCTTATGTTTCTACAATAAAAATATTGCCCTTGTTGGAAACAAAACTACTACATATAAACATGTTGGTATATATTTTTTTGTCATTAGGCCTTATTGTCTCTGTTTGGAACTAAAACTACTGTATGAGAACCTGCTTGGGTAAACTTACTTTTCAGTGTTTAAGCAATGACTTTTTGGTACTAGTTTCAATAGTACTTTTTCAAACTATACTTAAGTAAACTTATATATATTTTAAACAAATAAGTTAATGTAGGGTTACAGTTAAATTACTGTGATGGGAATATGCTTGTGTAAACTTTCATATGTAAATAAAAATTGTTTTATTTTCTATGGTTTCACTTTTACGGGCTCACCGCCCGGCTCAGCCGGCTCGTCCCCCGGGCTCACCGGCCGGCTCGTCCCCCGGGCTCACCGCCCGGCTCGTCCCCCGGGCTCACCGCCCGGCTCGCCCCCCGGGCTCACCGCCCGGCTCGTCCCCCGGGCTCACCGCCCGGCTCGCCCCCCGGGCTCACCGCCCGGCTCGTCCCCCGGGCTCACCGCCCGGCTCGTCCCCCGGGCTCACCGCCCGGCTCGTCCCCCGGGCTCACCGCCCGGCTCGTCCCCCGGGCTCACCGCCCGGCTCGGCCGGCTCGTCCCCCGGGCTCACCGCCCGGCTCGGCCGGCTCGTCCCCCGGGCTCACCGCCCGGCTCGTCCCCCGGGCTCACCGCCCGGCTCGTCCCCCGGGCTCACCGCCCGGCTCGTCCCCCGGGCTCACCGCCCGGCTCGGCCGGCTCGTCCCCCGGGCTCACCGCCCGGCTCGTCCCCCGGGCTCACCGCCCGGCTCGGCCGGCTCGTCCCCCGGGCTCACCGCCCGGCTCGGCCGGCTCGTCCCCCGGGCTCACCGCCCGGCTCGGCCGGCTCGTCCCCCGGGCTCACCGCCCGGCTCGGCCGGCTCGTCCCCCGGGCTCACCGCCCGGCTCGGCCGGCTCGTCCCCCGGGCTCACCGCCCGGCTCGGCCGGCTCGTCCCCCGGGCTCACCGCCCGGCTCGGCCGGCTCGTCCCCCGGGCTCACCGCCCGGCTCGGCCGGCTCGTCCCCCGGGCTCACCGCCCGGCTCGGCCGGCTCGTCCCCCGGGCTCACCGCCCGGCTCGGCCGGCTCGTCCCCCGGGCTCACCGCCCGGCTCGGCCGGCTCGTCCCCCGGGCTCACCGCCCGGCTCGGCCGGCTCGTCCCCCGGGCTCACCGCCCGGCTCGGTCCCCCAGGCTCGTGCACTGTAATCCACAAAAAAAGGCGATGTTGTAGCAGCGGCGGTGTAATCCAACTAACGCGGGCTGCTACTGAGCGCCTTATTTATACTTTTTTTGAGGGCATATTAACAAACACATAATCACGTATACTTAGTTAATAACTACACAGCAAACACTGCATAAGAGCTTAACAAATTACTCATAAACCCCTACACCCCACCCCATCTTTAAGAAGTTAGGAAACTATTATCTAATATAGGAAGACCTACTAAATTTAATTGTTTATGTTATACTGAACTGCTATCAGTTTTTCAAGGGATATCAAATTTATGCTAGATAATTATGTAATATAAGGGGAATACCTGTTCTGGGATTACCTAATAGAAAACCAGTTAAATTGTACAGGTATTCCCCTGCTATCTTTGTCTTACAATTATATAATAAAATATAATATATAAGGAGGGTAGAAGGCGTGGCTAAAATACAGCTTCGCCATTGGTTAGAAAATTCACATGGCACGATCGCTCCAATCAAAACACTGGATTTTCGGTTTTAGCCAATCAGCGGATGGGCGGATTCCATTCAGTTTTTTTAAGGCCGGCGATAGGCCTCCGCTGATCGGCAGATGTGCTGTGATTGGCTGGCGGTAACTGACAGTTTTCACTGCCAATCAGAGTAAATGTCAGCCATCCTGCTTTTTGTGGCCGATCCGGTTCGGCCGGCTCCTTTTCGCGCCGTTGCTCCCAAAGGACCAAAGTTTCCCCAAAAAAGTAGCTGAACTGCTTTTGGGGCGGAAGAATAGCCTGAGCTTTAAGGACCCCAAATTGGGCCCTTTCAGCGGCTTCTTTTTCCAGTGACCTCGTAACCTTCTGGTAAGTGTATTGCCAGCTGTGCCTATGTTGCCTAATTCGGAGGGCGTACACCTGCAATTAACCTGTGGTTAACCCCTCTGGAAGTAGCTTAGGTAATTTAAATACCTCTTCCTTGTTACCTGGTACTTCAGAATTTCAATTCTTTAGAAGTGGCAGGTTTTGTGAGCCATTCAGTAGTCATAGGCCTTTATACCACGTATGAGTGTTCACATTGATGCAATGTGGTAAGACACCCGCGTCCTTTGTGGCTGCTGGGAGAGCTCCTCTAATTCTTGAGAATTTTTGAGGGGGCGAATAACAAAAGCTTTTTTTTATTTTGTGGGATGCGGGTTTCCAAACCGAGTTCTCACCTAGTTTTTGTTTCTCGGAACAATGGGTGGAATATTTAAAGCTGACGTGAGAATGAACTGACCTTAACTGGGGGCTAAGGGGAAAAAAGGGGGGCACACAAAAGTACATTTCCCAAAACCCTAAGGAGTTTTTTTTTTAAAAAAAACTCTATTTAACAGGGAAAAAAAGGCTTTGTGTTTGCTATCTGCCTGTGGTTGTGGTTGAAAGCAAAATGAGGGGTTTAGTTTGAGTGTCTCTAACCTTGTGTTTTTTTTTGGGGGGGGGGGGGGGGGTTAAATAGATTTTTTATTGCTCGGGGTTTACTGCTTGTTATCTTTTTGACTGTGTTTTGCTGCATAAACAATTTCCCACGGGTATTAAATTACTCTAATCTTTATGTGGGGAGTTCTCACGGAGATTAAGTTACCAAGATAAGGCCTCTTTTAGGTCTTTAATTTACCCTCAATGTGAGAAAAGTTCCCACGGGTATCAAATAACAAACAAAGGAAAGTAATTATGACCTTAAAGTGACAAGCAAGTGAAAGTTTCTGTAGAAACAGCAAAGGGGAAGGCAGATAAGGTTCTGGCTAACCCTGCGATTTGCCGAAGTGGGGGAAAGCAGCGGGGAACCTAGCTGTCACTCGGAAATGTGCACACGGCCCTCTCGGGCTCTCTCGGAGAAAATTACCCACAAAATACGAGCGGCGGCCAAAAGAAACTCCCGCAGGGAACTCTGGCTGTCATTCAGAAAACTGCACACGGCCCGCTTGGGCACCGTGAGAAATATTTACTCACAGAATCTGAGCAGCTGCTGGATGTTACTCTAGCTACACACGTGCTCTTGGGCCTCTTGTGTGTTGTTTAGGGTTTCCCCGCGCTTGGGTTCTTTTTTTAACGCATGAGGAGGCATTATTAAAGCGCGAGTGGGCATACCAGGCAGCAGCTGGATGTTAATCTACTAGCTCACGGGGTCTGGGCCTTTCTAGGCTGCTGTTTTTAGCCTTCTGTACCTGTCACTGTCAGTCAGGAGGCATGATTAAAGTCTGGCTGTAGCCTCACCATGCGGTAGTTGCCTGCTAAGCAGACGCCCACGTGGTCTGGCCTTTTAGGGTGCTCCTGTGAGTTGCAGAAGAGCCATTTTCTACTTAAAAGGCATTTTTAAAGAATGCCTGCCTGTAAGTCAGTCGGATGGTAACCGATAAGCCACGTGGTCTGGGCCTCTGGGGTGCTGTTATGAGTTGCTGTATAGATCTATTTTACTTAAAAGGCAATATAAAAGAAAGCCTGTCTGCAACTTCAGCATACAGTAGCTGGATTCTAACCAGTAACCCACGTGATCTGGGTCCCTAAGATCCTGTTTTGAGTGTGTCTGCTGGCAGTTCATCTGGTCAAGAGGACATCTTAAAGTTTATCTGTCGCCCCAGGAAAACCGCTGTTATCAGTTAATTAGATACTAATAGTGCATGCTCTCACACAAAACCCAAAGTTGGCTAGAAAAAAACTTTACTTTAAGTAAACACAATTCTCATCTCACAATGGCACAATTTTAGATCTTTCACACACTAGACAGTTTACACACAGGACACACAGTACAGAACACCAGTAAATGCACAAATTTTAAAGTGCTTCAGGTCATAACATGCAGCGCTGAGGCTTTTAAACTTTGCTACTTCTTGGCAGTGCAATTGCTGTTTTCCTTACATATTAATACTTTTTCACCGTGATGAGGAGAAATAGTACTTAGCTCAAGAATTTAGTCCCATTTAGTCCGTTTTTGAATAGTCAGTATCTTCGCATTGGACGGGGATCTTTTCCTTGTGATGTCCATCCTTGTCTTTGTCACCTGGGTCTTTCTTGTTTGGCCCCTTTTCTCTCTTAAAATCATAAAAGCACAAAATTCATATACATGTAATGCTTTGCATCTATAAAACAAAACCAAATTCCTGGTACATTAAAGATCTACAAGTATTAACACCAGATGTTAAACTTGTACTTACCGGCTCGAACATGTTTCTCAGAGGCCAAAGCAGCCAAAGTAATATCAGAATCAATATTAACACGAGAGGTGCCCTATCTCCAGGACCGGGTGGAACACCTACAAATAAACAAATTTAAAGATTTAGTATGTAGATTATATGCACAAACAAATCATGCCTTTCATAAAAAAAGAACCACTTACATAACAGCCACCAAATGAGGATAATGAGTATGAGGTAAATAATATTCATTGGATTAGAAGGATCCCCGTTTGGTAGTGGTCTCCTCCTGGGACCCGCCATGGTCAAGTTGCTTGGAGTGCTCTCAAGGTGCAAGTGGCAGATGTAAAATGTGCAGCTTTTAAATTATGGGGTTGGCAGTTAAACAGAAATCTGGCACCCACCTAAAAACTACTGTTTGTCGGTTTCCCAGCAAGCCCCCTCCCCCCTAAATTATTGATAAGCGTTAAAATGCAAAACCTTAAGCAATTACAGTTATGATCATTTATGAAACCCCAACTTTCAACTTTACGCCCCCATGGAGACTGTGATTGAACATGGCTCATAGGTTACCAGTATTAATCACTTCAGGGTGTTAAGTGGGAAGGTGAATGGGTGTAAGCAAACCAAAAGAGCAAAATAAAAAAAAGTATGCTTGATGAAAGGATAGAAGGGCAGTAGCATTAATAAGCTTTGTTTCAAATTATTGTAAGATGTGGTGTGTGGCCATCGAATAGCATTGTAGTTTCCTTTTTACCAAAAGCACCTGCAGGATGCTTAGGGGTGAGAGCTGCTAAGGAAGTTGGGATGCTTACAACATGTAAAATATTGCATGTTTAACTGCAAACCTGTGACAGGTAGCTGACCATGTGGCTGAGGACCGCGGGGTCATCTTCCAGCTCCCATGGCTACGGATAAGTAGCTAGGTGCCCATTGTTTTTTCAGAGGTAAGAGGTTGCAGAGGTAAGTGCATGTTGCTTTTCCCTGTATTGTGGTGTTGAGTGGGCTGCTGTGTTTAAGGTAAAGTGCTACTTGCACTCTGAAACTTGTTTTTATTGAAAGTTAATGACTAGTTTCCTGGTGTTACTCATATTATTCCTTAATGAGAGAAGGCAGTCAGAGTAAGAAACCACACAAATAGCCAGTTTGCAGAAAGAAAAACAGTTTATTTTAACCTAGAAAATTAGCAATTAAGGTAGAGCCATTTACATATTCCTGCTTTAATTCATCTGAGAAGTCTAGTTGGGCCACCAGGTCACAAATTTTGCTGATACTAACATTGAGGTTAGACTCTTCTAGGACCTGAGGCTCTATTGACAGGATATAGTGACCTTTGAAGCAGTCTACCGACAGATTGTGGTTTTCCACATTGTCTGAGAGGATTCTCAGAACAGCCTCGCTGACGTGGAGGGTTGGAGCAGTGAAAATTATGTACATGGTCAGTAAGGGGCCATTTGCGGTAAAAATGGGAAAGAGTTGGGGATAGAATTTTTTTAATACTGTGTAGCAATATAAGAGAGAGGGTTGTCCCAAACTCTGTTTCACTGTATTCATGGAGTGGCCCAGCAAGGACAGGTAAAAGGCCTTGTGCTGCACCACTTTCTCCACATTGTTTAAAAAGCACAGATTAACAGAGAGCAACTCATTAGTCTCTGCAGACTGGGGCGACTGGGTGAATCCAGCTGAGTTTTCTGGCTTGCAGTCTTGGCAGTGGAACCCTAGGACCGAAGAGTGTCCATAAGGGGACAGGGTGAGGCAGCGGCCGGGTGCCACGTCTGAAAATTTGATAGGTAAAAAAACTGTGTTGGAGGTGCAGATGGGAGTATCCATCTCTCTTAAGAAATCCTTCCCGAGTTCATAGTTTATGGAAACCCCAGCAAAAAAATCACTGGTGGACAAAAAAATCTTTTTTTTCTTCAGGGGGGCTGATTTTACAGAGTTTAATCTTTTCCTCTTAAGGGTGTATTTAGAGCGGATGGAGGATGCGCAGGACATCTTTTGTATCTTGTGCATGGTGGTGTGCCCTTAGATATAAATGTTAAAGGTGTAGTAGCAGCTTAGCAAGGAAAACTTGTGTTTTTTAAGGCAGGCATCAACCTCTTTAATAATTTCAGAAACTGTTGTTTTGTTTGCTTTGACAGTCTGCAGGCTTTTAAAGAGTAGGACCAATGTCTCCAGTATTTCACAGGATGGGAAGGATCTGTGTACTAGGGAGGCGCCCGTGGCTAGAGTGGCTTTGAAGGCTGAAAATTCGAATTCTGACACTTGTCCAAATAAGACTGCCGAGTCTGTACTGGAGGTATTCAGGGCGCATAAGGGATCACAGAATAGGTGTTTGTGGATTTCTTGTGGGCTACAGTTGACTAAAACTGACTTTAGCACTTCTCTGTCTTTTATAAAGCTCATGGACTCTTCATCTTTTTGCAGAAATACAATCCTATCCAGCAATTTCACTTTATTGTTAATTGAATTTAAAACTAAATGCTTAAAAGTTTTTAAAGCCTCTTGGGCTTCAGCGTGGCTGGCTAGGCACTCGCATAGCAGGCACAGGGAACTTGTCTGATTTTTTTTTTGAAGACAAAGGGCGGGGCTGAGGAGGCAAGGGCCCTGAGCCGCGTCTATGGTAGGGGTAGAGGTACAATGGTCGGGGTTTTCCGAGAAGAGTAGAGTTTGAAAACAGGCTTCCTGCTGTGATAGGGTAGCTGCCAGGCTGCGGTTTGAGTGGGTGAGTGCGTCACTGTTCTTCCATAAAATTAAGATGATATCTAAAAAGTTATTTTTCCAAGAATAGTCTAGGTGAAATAGATTGCTACTGTCTAAACCGCATCCTTGCTCTGTAAGGTGTGTGCAGGTGCATTCTTCTCCAGATTTAGAGGGGGCTTTGGTCAGTGAGGGCCACACTGTCTTAAAACAAAAAGATCCTGACAGGGAGCCGGAGAGAGCGGATCGCAAAAAATCAGTTTTTATCATATCTAAGTTAGACCACTCTAGAATATTGTCAGTATGGGTGACTTTGAAGCACCTGTTGACAAAAAAATGCAGGTACACGTCCAAACCGCTGATGTGACTTAGGGGGGACTGTGCGCTTGGGAAGTAAATTTGCGCCAGTTCCAAGCAATCGGCCAGAAGCATTAAGTTGGAGGCCATGGTTCTAGGGGCGTGCAAAGCATAGTAGCATATGGTTGCATAATCTCCATAGAAAGAAAGTTCTGGAACATGTTGTGTGCACAGCTGATGCAAACACTGGCAGATCTTGCAGGGTGCTGTTGACTCCAGGGATGCGGTTATGTCACAAAATTGGCTACAGTTCAGAGCTTCGGCGGGGTCTCCTGGTAAGAAGGATTTTTGCAGTATAGCTTCCAGGGCATGTTGATGCTTTAAGAGGGTATCTACCTTCCAGGGGCTAAATGAAGTCACTCGGGTAGAGGACATGGTCTTAGTCACAGGGATCAGGTTTATCACAAGGGAACCTGCAGGAACATGTGAGGATGCTCACTGGGGTTGATGCACCTAAATAATTGCTGCTTGTGTGTGGGCTTTACATAGACATATTTAACCTACAGCTTGCCCTGTCAGAGGAACAGATAGTTTAGGCTGTGGTTTTACAGTTGCTCAATTAAATGGACCTTAGCAACTGTTTGGAATTTCCTTGTATACTACCTAGGGAAGTTCAAGTGATAGCACCCACCTCTTATGCCAAGTTGAGCCTCCTGAGCCACTGCCAGCATTTAAAGTTATTTATAAACCAGCAGGGGAGTAAAGGGGTGTGTGCTCACTCTAGAGTTTTGGAAGAGAAGTTGGAGACAGTCAAGGAGGTTATTTCAAAAATAGTAGAGACCGATAAAATCTTGGAGGGGGGTGAAAAGTTTTTTTAAGGCACCATGGCCAGTGGCAAGAAGCTCATTGATCAGCTGTGTTCTGTAGTTTCTTCATTTTTGTGCCCATCCATCGGTTCTTTAGACATTGACAAGTGTGCAGTGGGGCCCCATATTTTTTCCAGGGGCAGCTCCCAGGCCATCTGTACGGTTAAGCTGCTCCACGGAGAGGTGTATAACTTAGAATTTGTGTACCGGTACTGGGCACATATTCTGGAAAAATATAACTTTCCATTCTCCCCCACTTTTATCATCTGTAACAATGGTCTGGCAGTGACCCTAAAGTGTTACGTGTGTGAGCCCAGAGACCTCTCTTCTATGTATGGTCAGGCAACTTCTATGGCACTAGATGTCAACTTACAGAGGAATTCTTTTGTGGTCTTAAGTCAGGATGACTTTATAAAGTTTAAAACTCCTCTGGTGTTTGCCAAGGATTTAGATATCACAAACTCCATGGTAGTGTGCAGAACCTACTTGACCAGCAGCAGACACAGCTTGCAGTTTTTAGTTGTAAAGTCTAAAAACCCGCGGCGGCTAGAAAATGTGCTGGATATGATAAAAAAGGCCGTGGAGGCCAGTAGCCCACCCCGGTCTGCGAGCTGGGAGAGGATCCCACCCAGTCAGCCTGTATCGCAGGTTGAGTCTACATTGCCATCTAGTGGACGATTGGAGGCATTGCACCCATCCTGCTGGACCGCGCGGCTTCCCTCATGGGGTGCCACGTGTGCCTTGCTTTTGATGTGCTTAGCCGTTGGGCTAATAGCGATCCTAGCGGTGAAGTTGATGAAGTAGCGGCCGAACGGTTCCTGTGGCGGCTGTATCTCCAGATTCTGAATGTCTTAGAAATCGACCACTCCTCTTTTGTTAATTTTGTTTTTTTTGGCAAACGTCTAAAGTACCTGCCCTGGGGGGAACACGGAGACCCGTTTACTGGCTGGCTGCAGGGGCTCCTGGAAAAATGTACCTGCCCGTGCACCGAGATCCACAAGCAGCTCTTCTATCATGGACTTTACATGTGCTATTTTTTGGCAGTTTATTTATTTCTGTACCCGTATCCTGTCATTCTAAAGTATACTAAAAGTTTTTTTAGAGGAGAGCAGCTGTGGCACCTACTCTGTAAATTTGAATGGGTTATAGAAAAGTTTATGGAATATGTTTTTAAGATCAAGTTTAGTCACCCGGTGATGAAAATTAACGAGAGTGCTTTAGAATATTACCTGTTTCTGAGAAAAAAACTTAAGAGGCAGTATCTAACACCGCAGTTGGCGGTCCCTCCGCTGTTTACTAGGTTGCCCCCACATCTGCAGTTTTTAGATGGGGTTCGGGGACAATTAGAGCCTCACTGTGAGGCGCTGGCTTTTTCCCTCAAGTCTTGCTGCCAAGACGTGCCCTGCGGTAGCCCCTTTGAAAGCATGGTAAAGAACCTGGCACTGCGCTGTACGCTCAGTCATAAATTTGCAGTTATTCCCGTCAGCGAACAGTCCCCCAACATCGTCATGCAGATCCGGGAAAAAATCTTAAGTGTATCGGTCCTGTCTTGTGTGGTGAGAGTGCCGGTGTTGAGCGCCACCGTGTGGAAGTTAATAGAAAATAAAAAAAAGCACACATTTTTTATTTACTGTGGGGAGTGCAAACACTGTCTGAATTTTGGAAAGGGGAAATTTTTAAAAATTAACTTTAATCCCACACATGCTTTTTATTGCCGGGATCAAAAAGAGAAGCAATGTAACGTGTGTGCCACAACTGGGAGAATATACTGTTCTTTCTGCGGGTCGCCTAGCATTCGCACCGGCAGACTGACCCAGATGTTGGACGGAGTCCCCATCATCCGAGCAGTTATGGCTAACAACGCAGCCTTTATGTTGAACTATGCATATCGCTCAGTTGATTTTATCTTGCCATGTTTAGGAACTAGTGCTAAGTGTGAGGGCTCAATCTTACGCCGGCTTTCTCTACTCAAGCTGCTGTATTTAACTCTAAATGTAAGGGAGCTTATGTGTGTCAAGTGCCAGAGCTAATAAAACAGCTTTGTCGTTTTTTTTTTGCCCCAACTCTACGAATTTTGCCTGTTTTTTTTTTTGACTCTAGTTTAAAATGGCACACTCCAGGCCCCAGTTGCCTAGGATACATCTTAACCTAGGGGCGGAATACCCACGAGATCCTCGTGTGCAACAGTTACAACTGCAGATTCTCAACAACCCCAACTATGCCAATAATGCTCGGGCCACCTACTCATACTTGGTGTTTTTAACTGCCCAAGAAATGTATGAAGCTTATGTAAGGCAGGCCAGGGGTGCGAGAAAGAAACCCTCTGGCCCAGATAAGCCACAACCCTCATTAAATCCCAGCGGGGGGCCAAAAAGCGTGCCCGATAGTGGCGGTGGAGCTGGGGGGATTGGAAGTGGTGGTGCAGGTAGTGGAGGTAGTGGAGCTGGTGGAGCTGGGGGTAATGGTGCAGGTAGTGGGGGCAGTGGTGGAAGTAGTGGAGCTGGGGGTAGCGGGGGTAGTGGAAGTAGTGGTGCAGGTAGTGGGGGTAGTGGAGTAGGGGGCAGTGGGGGTAGTGGAAGTAGCAGTGGGGGGGGTGGCAGTGGGTCATCTGGGTGCCCCCAACCAAAGAACGCACCACCCGCCCCCCAACTTCCACCAGACAACGGATTGAGTGGTGTACTTGATCCAGCAGCAGCTGCTGCCGCCGCCGCTGCGGGTCTTGTGCCCTTGCCCGGGGATGGTGGTGGCCAAGACTTGTACCTCCCACTTGGACCTGTGAACGGGTTACCCCAGCAGTTGGGAACAGCTGGTTCTGATAACTCCAAACCTCAACCACCCAGCCCGGGGAGTCAGGTCCCGCCCACTAAACCTGTGCTCCCGAGAAGTAAACTCGGCAAGGGGCGATGATAAAAAAAATGAACTTTATTTGACAAAGGAAGAAGTTACAGATACAGAGCGGCGAGCCTTTGTACGGATGAAGCTAGTAGCTGGGCGTTTTCTGTAACTGCCTGCTTAATTTTTTTAATAAAAGTAATTAAAACATTTTTTGCCTCCTCTATGCTTACTTCCATGATAAATTGCACAAATATGGGCTCAATATCTAGGTTCTCATCGATGGGTATGAAAGGGGGGCGGGGAGCTACAAGAGAGGCCCTGTCTGCGAGTATCTCATGAATAGAGAGGTGATTGGGTGCTATGCTCGGAGGGGCAGAGAGCAGCCTGTTCCTAGTGGGCTTCTCACACACGTAAAACTTTTTATCTCTAAAGGACTTTTGCATATGAGCCACAGTGAGGCCCTTCTCTGGGAAGAGTCTAGCCGATTCAATAATCGGTGGCTGAGTGAGCAGTAGGGGGATAGTGGGGTCTTGGTGTGATTCTTGTATTATGGTAAACCTCTTTTCTGTAGCACCTGTGGGATGCGAGGGTCTCTTGTACCTTGCGGGTAGAACATAGTCAGAGGGGGGGATGATCTGGCTGGCCCACCTGGCTTCAGCTGGGACTGCCACCGGCTGCGAGGGTGTAAAGACACTCTTCTGGTCAGCCGCACTCAGGGTACCCACTATCACTCTCTGAGGGTCGGGTGGCTGTAAGTTGATGTACTTTACATGAGGGGGAGCAAGGTAATTTTGGTCAGCACGCCTCTCTTTCGGTCTAGATGGGCGATCTTCCAATGAGAGGCCCTCAAAGTCGACCAGTAGCTGGTCGGTGGCGAGTTTGGACGTTGGTGGAAAGATAAAGGGTACCCTAGCTGGTTGCTTGTGTGGAGTCCGTTTAGGTATACTTGTATACTTGGTGTTAAGAGGATAGCAGGGCAGTAAGGGAGTGGGGAAGGTGACAGGCCGGGGCTGCTTAGCTGGAAAGTCATCCTTGACTCTAGCGGTAGGTAGTTTTGTTGCATCCCCGTGGGGTTTTAGTGGGGCCTGTAGCATTTGGGGTGTAGGTGACGTGGGGAGTGAATAGCCCCCTGAGTCTTCACTGTCACTGTCAGTATAGGTGGAGTGTATTTCAGAGGGGTAGGCTGTGAACATGTTCTGTATGCATAAAGCATCATCCAAGTTTTCCATGTCCTCGATCCAGTCATTGGTTTTATCCTCCAAGGCCTGCTGACGACTGTAGGAGAGTGTGGAGGCCTGCAGTGTTTCCATGGGCCAGGTCGGTAGCCCTTTGCCATCATAGGTGAAGTGCAGGTTGTGAAGCGGTGGTGGGGAGATGTTGTTTGGTAGGTAATACGCCCCTGTAAGTTTGTGTTCATTGTCCAACAGCACTATGGGGTACCTCGGCTGGGGGCTGCTGCTCTGAGAGCTCAGGTTCTGTTGCAGCCAGAGTTTTTGGCTGGTAAAGATGTCTTTTTCTAGTGGGGTGTATAAACTGGCTAGGGTTGTGTTTTCAGAAACCGGTTGCAGGGGAGCTGCCAGTAAAGAGGAAAAAGGTTCTTCGTTTCCGGTGCAGTCTAAGAGAGGCGAGACGACAAAAATATCTCCGGTAAATTCATGAGAGGCAACAGGCCTGCCGGAGGAAATATAGATTATTGGGTTGAATTTTTGTAAAATGGCCGCGGCAGCCATTTCAAATCCACTAATAGGAATCACAGTGACACTCTGGGGTTTGGTGGTCTGGCATTCTACTTTAAGTATGGAGTTGGTGGTGGAGCCGTACGAGTATGCTGGTGTTTCATCAGTTCTAGTTTTACTGCTAACCTTAGGGTTAGATGCAGGTTTATAGGCCGCCTCCATGAGAATCTTTAGCAGATCATAAGGGGTGTCCACGTTTTGGAGAAATATGGGCCGGAGGGAGCGCCACAGCTGGCCCAGGACCACCTCGTTTATGCTTTCTAAAGCACAGGCTAAGAAGCAAGCTCGGGCCTTTTCCTTGGAGTTGGCACAGAGCTGTAAAAACTTTTCATCAGACCATATGTGGGCCTGTGGGTCCAGCGGCGTCCAGTACTTGGGGCAGAAGAGGTTGCCGATAGGCTCAGGGACCCCGGCCATCCTCAAATTGTTTGTCACATATTGAATCACAAAAGCCGAGGGAAGATTCAATAGACATCTGTTTAACATAATTTGCAGAAAGGATACACCTTCCTGGAAGGACTTCATCCTCAAGAAATAGTAAATCACTTTGGGCCATATCCATAGGAGTATTTCCAGTATGGTCCGGAAGGACAGTGCCACTGTGACTGTGTTGGGGTGAGAGGGTGTGTCCAGATAGCTCGATGATAGGGACTGAAGCAGGCCGTGTATGGCCACTATGATGGACATGAACTCGTTCTGCTTCGGTGTTTCCTGTGTGCTGTGTATCGTAGTGTAGGATTGCAGCGCCTGGGTGCTATTTTCTAAAAGGTTGTTCCACTGGGAGTTTATGATGCGGGTGGTGATGGTGCCAAAGTGGGCTTGAAGTATGTTAGGGAGGACGGTAGACCCATGATACTGGGAAATGTCTCTCTGGGGGTCCAGTGAAGCTCTGATAAAGTGAGTCTCCAAAAAGTTGTTAAAGATGACCTGTAGGCTCAGGGGGTTGGTGTTTTTCACGGGTATGTAGTCAATACTTAGGTTATCCACCGTGGGAATTGTCTGTATCCATACTGGTTGCACAGCTGCACTATTAGTGTGACACATTGCTTCCAGCCTTAGGGTGAAATTCAGGGGTGGTACCTGAGAACTGGCATCTATATTGAAATCAAAATGGGGCGATTGGGGCGTCAGTGGTGTGAGGGCCCCCTTGGTATCTAATTTTGAGGCGGGGAGGGCAAAGTTAGAAAACACATAGACTTGATTGGTTTCATAGTATTCTATAAACCTCAGCTTGAAAGATATGTACAGGTCAAGTTCCTTAATATTAGTGCTGAGGGTGTTTCCTGAGCTGGTTTTCTGCTCCTTGGTCCATTTCTCGTAAAGGGAGGAGACTTTTTGTTTAAGGTTTGCCAGAAGATTAGTGGAGCGAGCAGCCAAAGCCAAGTGTCTCAATAGCTGTAGGCTCTGTACCACAGATGTCTCCAGTTCAGTGTCAGCCAGGAGCTTTTCTAAGTCTTTGGCCTTCTGGCTCCACTCCTGCACCTTTGCCGCCCCTCCGGTAACCCTCTTGGGATCTAATGAAGAAATTGCCCTTTTTATGGTATTAATGTCATCTGTGTCATTTGCTTCATTTTCCAGCGAGACTAGACTTTCCAGCCTGGGTTTGGTCTTAGCTATCAGTCCTATGATGGCCTGAAGCTTAGCACCCACCGCAGGATACTGGCACTGCGTTGCGATGTGAGCGCACGTAGCTTCCACCCAGTGGAGGGCGGCTACTGCTTCACGGTATGTGAGCTTGGAAGAGACTTCTGAATCATGTACCAGTTTGTCAAATAAGGTAAGGGGTTCATTGTTGGGGACAGTGTACTGCCGCACCCCGATGGGAGCGTTCTGCAAATCCTGGGAGATTAGCTGTAGCAACTTGCTTGCAGTGTCCTTTTCCCACGCTTGAAATCCATTTTCAGTTTCAGTAACTAACACCCTTAAAAGCTGAAAGTCATTTGACAAGTCTGCAAGTAAATGCCTTTCTACTGTGTACACATAATCCCTAAAGTCTTTGTTAAAGCTGGCCATTGTTTGCTCAAAGGTAGGGTTTAGTAATTTGCTTGGGACGATTATGTCAGGCTTGGGAGGTGGGGGATCTCCAGTGTTTACAATGTTATGGACCTGGTGGGTCCACTTTTCTACTTCCGTGTGAACGTTCAATTTGTAATCTGATGCTGCATCCTCAATAGATGACACTATATCTAGCATATTGCGGCTGTCGCTCTCAAGGTAAGTACCAGCAGTTCCCTTAAGAAGAGTGTCGCTGCTCTGAAGCTGAAGCAAGACAGATATTTCGGCGTGGGACTGTTCAGCCAGGTCCACGATGCTCGGGTAATGTACGGTAATAAGGTAAAACAACACATTATTTTTGTATGGGGTCATCCAGTCTATAGGTGGCCACTTAAACGGCTGGCCGTAGGTGGTGAGTGACAAAGCTGCACCTATAGTCATTTTTTTCAGCCTTTGCAGCAAGGGAGACATGAGGCTCTCTAAAGTTGGAGCAAAGGTCTCCGCTACATTGAGGCTAGATGACTGGGTCTGACCAGTCACGTGTATCCAGTCCAAATATGTTATGTTGGAAAAGTCTAAATTCTTAAAGGCTATTTGAATTTTTTTCCATGCCTGCTCTTCACCGAGCCTTTCTTCCTGTTGGACGAGGGCAGACAGTGACTGGGAGGAGGTTTCTGGGGGGCTGCTCTGTTTTTCCAGGTGTGAGCTTATATTGTCATCAACATCCATGTTTTGCTCTGTATCTGAAATCTTATGGTCCTCTATAGAAAAAGTGTCCATAAATTCTTCTTCTGATTCCAGGCTAAAACTGCCACCGTGGCTGTCTACAGAAGAGTCTGGGCTTAAAGGCGGAGGCGTACTCTCGATCGGAGAGGCCTCGGAGCTCTTCTCTTCAAAGGGTTTACTCTCTAAATCACTGGGGCTGGCCGGTAGCGAAACTTCTTGAGGTTTAGTGGGTTTGGGAAGTGACTTGGGTGTCTCAGTAAGTAAAAGGGTTTGTGGTTTTTTTGGTTTAGGGGGTTTATCTGTCTTGTTAGTGTCTCTTATTGTACTGGCATCAGACAGTTGGCTCCTCCCCGAGGTGTCTTGGGGCTCCACTGTTTGGTTGCTATCCACTCCTTTTTTGGCAGCTGTTTCCTTGTTCAGCTGAGCCAGGAGCATATACAAGCTTCTTTTGGTGGCACTGTTGATATTGGCGGTGGCTAGCTGGCTCTTCAGGTGGGCTATGTCATATAGGGGAACTGTGCAGTCTGGTTCGCTTTTTAACAGCAGAGTAATTTTTGTGTAAAAGGCTGCAGCTGTGGCCAGGGTGGAATCGTTGCTCATGACCGCCAGGCTCTCTAGGGCGGCCATATCATTCTCAGTAAAGGTAGGGGGCCGGTCTGTTTTGAGTGAGGCATTGATCTGGGCAAACAGGTCTTGAACTTTGTCTGTTAGGGCGCGTTGAAAGACCTGTTGCTGTTTAGAGTCCGGTGGGAAGTTGGATATTGTCTGGGCATCAGTTGCTAAGGTGTGTGCGGATATGTTCTTTACGTAGGCCAGCATAACATCTACAGAGCTGATGAGATCGGTTATTTCCTTTCTCAGGCGATCAAACTGGGCGTTTCCTTCTGGGCCCAGGAGAGTACCAGCATTTTCTAGGTAGGCTTCTATAGATGGCAACAGCATGGCTAGCTTCTGCAAGCCCTGTTCAGTCTTCTCAGACTTGGCAGCATGCAACATGCTTTCAACCTCATCCAATATGCCCTGTAGCATTTGTTGGTTTTGCTGCCTCGTGTTGAATATCTTTAGCTGGGACTGAATTTCAGTTAGCTCGGGAACAGGCGTGACCGGCTCAGTGTAGTCTGTGCTCCACTGTGAATTAGTGATAGCGGAGATTTCATGGCCCAGATATGCCAATTGCTGTTGTGCCTTTTGAAGCTTGTCACTGTCTAGCCCCAGGTGAGACTTGCCCGTCTGTATATTATTGAAAGTTGTGCTAATTCTTCCCCGCAGGCTAAAAAAATCTGGGATGTCTGTGGAGAAGGACATGTTGGATTGTATGCTGCTGAGCATGCTGGTACTGATTGTGCGGCATTCTTGGGTGATGGATGCTACCATCTGCTGAATGGCTTCTCCCAGATACTCTGCTTTGTCTGTCAGTGTGTAGTCGAGCTGCTGGATGTCCCCTGGGATGGGTAGGAAGTTTTTAACAGCGTTCACCGCCCTATGGAATTCGGAATCTTCGTGACTGACATTGTTATTGTGCTCCTGTATAACTTTCCACAAGTCTGCTACCAGGGCCTGTAGTTTTTCGGCCTCTTCCTCGGTAGTGATGATATAGGGGGCGCTGACTGTACTCTTTAAGTTTTCCGTTTCTCCCTGGACACTAATAGCCCTGTCATGAAAGGGGGTGTTTTTGATACTTGCCTGTATCATTTTTGAGAGGGCTTTTATCTCCTCGGTGGACGTGCCGTGTATGGCTTGAAAGCATTTAAGAATCTTCTCGGTCAGCATGGCTTCCAGTTTTCCATCAAACTTCCTGGCCAATAAGGCTTGATGGATGTTGGGGATGTATAACTCGGTGTCTATGAGATCCTGTACTTGGTTGGTGTAGATGGATAGTTTGTTTAACCAGATAGCTATGTATCTGAGAATGTTGAGGGCCTGGGATTTGTGCTCAGGTTTAGAAATTAGGCCTTGCTCTATTACATTTGCGAGTAGGGAGTCTATGGTGTAGAGGGCCACGGCCTCCCGGTAACACTTGTTGACGGACGGGTCAACTATCACCGGCATGTCAATCTTATGTGGAAACTGAGACACCTTCTCGATATGCTCCTCCAGGGAAGTAATCAGTTTGGATATGTTATCATAGTTACTGAAATCTAGCTTGTAGTAGTTTTTATCATGCAGTTGTAGGGTAGAGCCCCCTAGCTCCTCGTTGTCCAGCGAGAAAGTGGAGGTGTTATCTAGGTGACTGGGTTTCAGCGAGGGTGTGGCCGGTGGAGAGCCATGGGGGCTGAGAAGAGAGTCTGTATCCCAGTCACTACTACTCAAAATGGATTCGGGCACGTTTTTTTCAGATGATGATGATTCTGAAAGCAGCTGTTTAGTCGATATATCATCATCTAGCCAAAAAGTCTCCACCTCTCCCATGTCCACCTCGTTGGGTTTTGTGACTTTCATGGGTGTAGTTTTCCTGCCAGTCTCACTGTCATCTGATTCTGTGTTGCTGTGAAGGGGGGAGGCAGCTATTCGCTTTCGCTTGACGGTAGCAGCGTGAAGCGCTGATTTCAGAGACAACGCCCCAGGTATCTCGGGTTGACGGGGCGGGGTGGCCAGAGGAGTGTCTTTAGGAAGAAAGTCAGATGCTGCTACAAAGGTTGGGTGCGGTGGTGGTTGTAAACCGTCCTGGGGTGGTTCTGTCTGTCCTCCTAGAGAGGATATGGGGTCCTGTGGGATAAAGGCCTGGGTAGTGTCTGACATGACTTGTGTTTGGAGTGTCTTGAGGTTCACATACGCCCCTGATCTCTTTAGGCTAGAGGGTATTCCATAGTTGGCGAGAAGATATTCGTTCACGGGCTCGTCGCTGGCCTGCGCGGGAATGAAGTACAGATGACACGCTGTGTACTCCCTGCCCGGCTCCCCGATGTAGGACACGATGCTACTGGCTGATGCCGAAGTAAAAACAGCAGCAGTATCTCTACTGGAACTGCAGTGCGGGTCGAAGATGAAGTAAGTCTTATTTTTTATGATAATCGCACCACTCTTTCCATTACATATATACAAAATATATTGATCAATATCAAAATAGTTCAGCTCAAGCGCTTTGCGTAGGGACATGATAAAGGGGGCACACACAACACACTCGTCGGACAACAGACCGTACAGCTCCGGAGAAGTCTCGATGGCACAGGACCAAAGGTGAGTGGTTAACACTTTGGGGACATTAGAAAGCTGTGCAAACGCATTGAAAGGGATGAAATTTGCTGTTCTCAACAGCCTATCCAGTTGAGATCCATGTAGGAGCACATCATCTAAGCCCTCCCGAGAGTCCACGGGAGCCTCTTTCACGTAGCTGCTGGCTAGGTAGTAGACACAGACACTCAGACACTGTGAGCCCGCAAAGGGCCCATACTTGCAGTCCCCCTGGTGAGAAGATGCCGTAGCTAGAAGGTGGAGTCCCGCGTCTGCGGGGGCTTTGGTTGCCATGCCTGTTAAAGCGTCTGACTGCTCAGGGCTACAGGATTGGCGGATTGGTAGGTCTAGGATCCGTGTTTGAACAGGGTATCCAGAAAGAGCAATTTAAGCTGCTGTAGGGCCTGGAGGTTATGTTCTTTGTCAGAAAAAGTAAATTCAGCATTCAGGGAAGATTGGTCAAGGGCAATGCTAACCTTATCAAACGTGCTAGAAAAATTATGTTTAATAACTGCGGCGTCAGGCGAAGCAGTATCTGTGTCCTTGGTGAAATCTGGAGCGAGTTCTTTAATCTCTGAGATATCTTGCTTGGTGAGCTTCTCCACATTTGTTTGGTGGCCCTCTGGTGGCACGCGCTCAGTGGGCTGGCTGATACCCACCAGGAAAATACTGGGATCATCTAGTGACTCTGAAAAGTTTACAATCCTCTCCACTGTGTCTAGGGAGATGAGCTCGGGCTCAAAAAGAGGAGCAAACCTCCTGGTGAGGGAGTAGCAGCAGGTGTTGGTTATTTTATTGGCTAGTTTGTGCTGCAGAGCAAAGCACTTGATATAAAAGTCTTTCACTTCTTTAAAGTTAAGAGCAGTATGGTCAAACTTGATCCAGTGATTTTTTATGGCATCTATCTCAGCACTGATCACTTGTAAGTCTAGAAAGGAGGCATGCAATTCTCGAGATGACTCGTTCATGAGAACTATCACATCATAGCAGTTTTGCTGTAAACTGACCAGGGTGCTCTTAAAGGCGGGCACTGGCACTCGAAACACTTCATCTCCATCATCTCCGGCGATGGGAAACTCGATCATGTTTTCTCTAGTGCTAAAAGTGAACACACTGTGGCATAAGGTGGCCCCCACCCTAGCCAGAGAGGCCACACTTTCTGCTACGGTGCTGGTCTCATTCAAAAACTCATTGACAGTTTCCATCAGCATTTTCAGGCTGCTGCTGAAGTGTGTTAGGAACAGATAGTTTATTAAGTTTGGAGAGAGCTCAGCCACTGGCACGGTCTCCCTCACCTCTTGTAGGACTTCTTTGGTGTAATCTAACAGGTTGATAAAGGATGTATCTACCCTGTTTTGGGAAATTATATCGTTGATTTGAAAGTAAAGTAGGATAAGGGGCCTTCTCAGTCCGTTTAAAAACGGTGGCGCGTCTGCCGCAAAGGTGATGAGCCATCTTAAATGAACTAGAGAGCGATGTATGTGCAAATCCATGGAAAATATATTCTGCAGTATGGGGAAAGCGTGGGTTTTGATAAATTCTCGCTCAAAAGTCTCACACCTGACGATGCTAGGCTGATAGGCTATATCCCCTACCTGAATACCTTGGCAGTATCTTTTAACCTCACCCTCATTGCATGGGGAGGATGGTAGGGCTGCTGGTGAGAGCTCGCTCTGTAGAGCGTGGTGGGGTTTGAGCTGCCACGATCGGTGAGCAGAAATCCAGAAGAAGGACTGCATATAGGGAGAGGGAATGTTGTCTGACATGATCTGGAGCAGCTCCAGGGGGGCATGGGGCATGAAGAAGGATAAAATGCCAGTGATGGTCCACTCAAAAGGTTTGCTCTGGCTGCCTGGATCTGCAGTAGGGTACTCAACTATCTGTTCAGCCGCCGCCATTTTTAGGGTGTCGGATATTTTACAGCGGGCCAGGCTAGTGGGACTGTACTGCTGTAGGCAGGCATAAAAGTAGTGGGCTGTCAGGGTCAGCTGAGAAACCAACTGTAGCAGTTTTGGAAACAATGGCCACTGGGTGGCGCTGTTTGACTTATTCAACAGCAGAAGGGTTCTATAATCTGAACAGTTTTTCTCAGTCAAGCCTGCGCGCAGCAGAAACCCTTTAAAGGCATCTATGTTGTTTGAGGGGTCTCTGCTGGTGCTGGCTTCTAGCAAGTTAGACCCCAGGTCCGTGAGGGAGTCTATGCTCCGTGTTATAAAACTGTTAATGGTTTCCGTGGAACAAGAGTATGGTTGGTTGTTACTCAGGGCTTCAAAAATGTAATCATAAAGGAAAAAAAAGCTAGTGTCTAAGGTTTTTAGGTCTACCTCCCTCAGCTGCACCAGGGGACCCGTCTCTGTTATACTAGCCTGTGGGTTGTTTAAGTAGGATTGAAAAATCAGGTTCGCTCGCTTCTTGGCAAAAGGAAAGGTCAACAGCGATTGGGATATATGGGTTGGGGGGATAAACAGATCTGCGTGATGGGAGACTAGAGCACATGCCAGCTCCGTGTGCCTGGGGAGCTGGTTCGCCCCTGTCGGGAGGCCCACAGTGGAGGTATAGAGGGAGATGGTCCACTGTTCCAAAACCCCCATGTGTTGAAAGTTAGGCATGTTGAAATCCACGGAGGGCACGGTGTTGTAAAGTTTGCTCAGGTACAGCAGGGAAATGACCTCTTCCGCGCAAAGGAAAGTCTGGACCGGTGTAGTTGGCAGGGCGGTGAGTTCCATAGAGTTTGCGAAGATATTTTTCGCCCACGTTAAAAAGAGCTGTAGTTCCGAAAGGAGGTTTTTGTTGGACAGTAGTCCAGACCCCTGGGAACCATAAAGGTCAGAGGTTATCTGGGACATAGACTCTATGGCGTTTTGTAGCATGTGTAGACACTTGTGGACCACCTCTTCGTGCCCCGCCCCTTGTTCCAAGAACTGGGGGCTCAGGGTGCAGTTTTTAAATAAGAAATAAACATAGTGTGTGGCCACGAAATCTATAAGTCCGCCTTGTCGCTGGGGTAGACTATTTAAAAACTTAAGCACTAACTGCTGGTCACACAGCTCCGTGGCATCTATCATTTTCATCTCTAAGTCAATTATTTCTCGGAGCTGGGCGAGTCTGCTGGTTACATTTTGAATATTTTGTGTAACCTTCAGTAGAGACCGCTTGTTCTCCATTATGAAAACCAAAGAGGGTGTGAGAGATCAAAAAAACTATGAGTCTCTACAATCAAACCTGTTTAGGCTGATCCCCCCAACTACCCACAAAATCTCCTTGGCTAGGCCAAATGGATTTTTAAAAGGACTGGCAGATTTAGTAGGTAAATATTCTGTGGAGGGTGCAGAAGAGTCATTGTTTCAACCGGGCGCCTGGGAGGCGCCTTACTCGCAGCCAGTTTTTTTTGACTTTTTGGTGCATGCCAGAACAATCTGTAAGCACGAACCTGTTGGAGTACCCCTCTTTTGTTTTAAAAATGACTTAACAGCGCCATCTATTGATGTTTTGTTTACACCAATCTCCTTTCACACCGCAGTAGGTTTACCAGCTGATGTGGACCCTCATGTGCACCGAGTGGCCCACGTATGGTATGATGACACATCAGAGGTGTCCTCCCTGATGGATGACTTAGACTTCCTTTTGGCCGAGAGTGACCTACATAGGCGGTTTTATCCCGTGGGGATCTTAGTAGAGAACAATGATAGTTCCTTCCTGAGCAGGGTCACAGCTCTGACTCACGGGCCCTCCTACTTAAGTAGTAAGAAGACTGGAATTAAGTTAGTCATACCCACAGATATGTTTGTTGACCTTGATGCCAGTTTAAGTGTAGAACCCTACGGGGCGCAGCCCAGTGGTGGAACCTCAACTGTGTACTGCGGGTTAGTGTACATGCGCTGTGGAAATGATATTAAACCAGCCCTGACATTCTTTAAGTCAAATAAAAGTGACTTTGATGTCTTCACCTTAGTTAGGGCATATTACACAGACTTAATCATTAACAGGCTGGAGGGCAACCAACAGTGCAATATAAACGGCCTAAAGTTTGGTGTCCTGTGTTCTCTGGGGCACACTGACGCCTTACACTCCACCAGTCAACAGTCCCTCTGCGTCCGAGGAAGCTCTCTCCTCGTCACTTCTATCTCAAATTTTTTTGTTAACTTCACCGGCTGGCGAGTATTCGCATAACCACCCCAAAAAAAACAACATGGCCTCTGCCGAAGCTACCTCCCAGCAGATGATCGATAGTTTAAAAGTTAATGCTGGCTGGGATATGGATAGTAACATCAAGGCAGGTCTCCTGCACCACGGGGAGATGGAAAAAAGGGCAACTAAGACTGTGGCCGAGTACATCGCCAAGTTTGCTGATGTGCTTGAAGAAAATGTTGTAAAGTTTTTGCGGGACCACTTGGAGATGCTGGAACACTGCCTGCATCTTTACCAGCAACTACCAGCTTACCAGGCTGTAAAATCCCGGGGGATACTGTCAGCCAAGAGATTTTATGACACCTACGTTCTGAAAACCGCAGATGGGTCCTGCTATGAGTCAGTACCTCACTGTTTTATGCGCATTGCGGCTTTCTGCACTGTTCAGGTTTTAACCAACACTGCCCTCAAAATCACAGTCTTGTACATGGGCCGTAAGAAGCTCTTCAAGGACGTGCCCGGCTCTCCTACCATAGATATGTTTATTTACTTTTTCTCTCCCCTGGCCCACCAGTTAGTATGCTGTGCTACTCCCATTATGCGGTCAGCGGGCCTGCGGGACGCAAACCTGGCAAGCTGTTTTTTGATAGATCCAGACCTCTCCTCCGAGGAGAGCACAACCTCTGCACTGCTACAGGAGCTCACTGCGCTCCTCTCTGCCAAGTCTGGTGTGGGCTGTAATGTTACTTCTTTTGGTGTAAATGAAAAGTCTATCCAGTCGTGCGTGGGGCTCATTAACGCCCAGGTGGAGTTTTTTAATGATCAAAATCCCAGGCCAGTGAGCGTAGCCACTTATATGGAAGTGTGGCACAGCCAGATTCAAGAATTTTTAGCTGTAAAGCTCCCAGAAAACCCCAATCGCTGCGCCTCCATCTACCAGGGGCTGTGCGTGCCCAGGCTATTTTTTGACAAGTTTGTGGAAGACCCGTGTCAAAACTGGTATCTGTTTAAGCCAGAAAAGTCGGGCAGGCTAGCCAGTCTTCATGGTGAGGAGTTTCGCCTAGAGTATGAGAGACTAGTGGACAGTCACAGTTATGCTGACTGCATACCCATTAAGTCTCTCATGTTTTTAATTATAAACACCATCATAAAGACCGGCAGCCCCTACATTATTTATAAAGAGGCCTGTAATGAGCACCATTGGAAAAAAATGCAAGGCTGTGCCATCGCCTCTGCCAACCTCTGCGCGGAAGTCATCCAGTACCCCGGGGGCAACGTTTCCACGTGCAATCTAGCTAATGTGTGTCTCCCGATGTGCCTGGTGACGGTCAGTGGGGACATACGCGCGCCCCTGGAGGACACATACTGTGGGAGTGTCATAGAGAGTCAGTCTGTGGAGGGCATGGGGTTCTCTCTACCCATCCTACACGCTGCAGTGGAGGTGGCCGTGTTTCTAGTTAACTGTGCTATTGCTGGGGGACAATGCGTGACTCCGGGTATGGCACAGGGGCAGCAAGAGCGGAGCATGGGCATCGGGGTGCACGGCCTAGCAGATGTGTTTGCCGAGATGGGCTACTCGTACCTCGATGAACGTGCAGAGCAGCTAGACGTGGCTATTTTTGAACACATGTACTACCGCGCCGTGAGAACCAGCAATAACATATGTAGGGTAGGGGGCGGGAGCCCATTTAAGGGGTGGGAAGAGAGTAAGATACGGAATGGGTTTTTCCACTGGCAGGGTTGGGATAGTGTTCAGTTGAGCATCCCCATGAGAGAGTGGGAAAAGCTGTCCCTGAGATGCATGTCATCGGGCGTCTATAACAGTCAGTTTTTAGCCCTGATGCCAACCGTGGGCTCTTCGCTCTTGACGGGCTACTCAGAATCTTACTACCCCTACTTTGCCAACAGCTCCTCTAAGGTGTCTAGTAAAGAGGAAGTTATGAAACCTAACATGACTTTCTGGAAGAGAGTGAGCAAGAGTGACTTAGACACAGTCAGATACTACAGTGGGGACGTAGATCTGTTTCCCCAACCACTCAGGGACAAATACTCCCTGTTTCTATCAGCTTTTGATTACAGTGCCGAGAGGCAGTTGGCCAGGGCTAGGCTGAGGGCCCCCTTTGTTGACCAGAGCCAATCACATTCCTTTCACCTGAAGGAGGGAGATGTGGTCAGCGCCAAATTCTTAAAGGACCTTATCTTGTATGGCTACTCCCTGGGGCTGAAAACCATCATGTATTACTGTAAGGTCAAAAAACAAAGTACCATGTCAAGTTTCCAGTGTCTGAGGGATGAAAATAAAAGTGAGATGAGTGGTTCTGACCAGGGGGTGGAGCCTGTGAGCCATATAAAGTGTGATAATACTGGGGCCGGCACCTCTGAAACCTGCCTACACTGCCAGTAGTTAACACCTGTACTGTAAACTGCAATAAACATGGAATTCATTAAAAAATACCTGTATGTGTGTGACCATCCTGGATTTTTTGAGCTAACCCAAGAAACCTTTCAGAATAGATGGTTTCCAGCACAAATCAACCTTTCTGTAGACGTCAAATGCCTCAGCCTGCTGTCAGAGACAGAGGTGAACTTTTATAAATATCTCTTTACATTTTTGGGAATGGCAGAGACCCTAGTCAACTTTAACATAGATGAACTCCTGGTGGACTTTAACAGTCACGACGTGAAACACTACTACTGTGAGCAGATGGCTATGGAGTGTGTGCACAGCAAAGTCTACTTTAACATCTTAAACATGCTCTTTAAAAACAACCTCGCCGCCACCTGGGAGTTTGCCGAAAAGGTTCTTAAAGATGAACCTCTGAAAAAAAAGATAGAATGGCTGGAGAGTAAGATAAAATTGGCCAAAACACCTGCAGAGAAAGTGCTCATCTTTTACCTAATCGAGGGGGTTTTTTTTATTAGCTCTTTTTACTGCATCGGGCTGCTGAGGGTGAAAGGTGTGATGCCCGGTGTTTGCATGGCTAATGACTATATTTCTAGAGATGAGTTCTTACACACCAGGGCGGCAGCTCTGTTGTACAACACCATGATCCCTAAAGAGGGCCGCCCACGCAGTGAGTGGGTGGTAGAGTTGTTTAAAGAAGCAGTGGAGATAGAGTGTGACTTTATCAGAGCCAAAACAGAACAAGTCACCTTTGTTAGCATGGATGACATAAGAGCGTTCTTGGAGGCCACTGCAGACAGGCTGCTGAACAGCATTGAGTTGCCTAGGCACTATAAATCTGATCCACCCAAGAGCTGCCCTCTAACTTACACGGGGTGCATTAAAAACGTCAGCTTTTTTGAGAGAGAGAGCACAGAGTACAGCTCCTTCATAATTAATGACCTGTGAAGCTGCTCGGTAGGCCATAAAAAGGCGAGCAGTCTGTGAGGGACTTTCAAAGAGATCTTCGCTTTGTTAGTGTTCACATCTCGCCCGTGACTATCTTTTTCCACTATGGAAACCTGCGCTTCATTCAAGCTCTGTCCTGCGCTGCTTGCCGACTCTACAAAAATTTATGACCATGTAAAATCTCATTTGAAATCGGCCATGATTCAGTTTTCAGATCTAAACACCACCCCGGTGATGTCCATCATCTCCAACATAGGCTCGGCCGGTATTGTCACCTTTCAGTTAACCGGTGCAGTGTTAAGTACAGGTGCCCCCCTTGAGGTGGCAGAGCCCCTGGCTTTTAGAAATCACTCATTTGGGGGCACTTATCTGCACAGTAGAGAATTTTTTGGTAAAGACATAGAAGAGATTTTAGTGAGGTTTTATAAGCGGACCTCCACCGCATCCAAGGCCCCAGAATTTGTAGAGACCAGGATCAGCTACAGCAACCGCATTACAGAGACTCGGCACACCAGCACTGTGGACAGCCACGTCTCACCTGTGGAAAAATACCTACAAAAGTGCTTTGTAGAAGCCAAGCTCATTTTGTCTATTAAAACATGCACCATGCTGCAAAAGTGGCTTCGCCAGAACAAGGGTCAGTCTTCGGTCGCTCGGCTTCATATTAACGAAACCCTCACAGTTTTAGTGGTCACGGTGGGTGAAGAGTGTACAACTATAGAGTTTAAGAGCTTTGTTTTGGAACCGGCTGATGCATTTTTGACCTTAGATAAACCAGGAAATTTTGGGGCAGTACTGGTCGACTGCACCGCTGTGGTCAACTTGGAATGTTTAATTCAGGCCATAGGTATTTGTAAGGTGCCTAGCGTCTGCGTCCCCGCCTTTAAGTTTTACTCTGGTGGGATAGTTGAAGTTTCCAGCGCCCATTTAAAGCAGAGTAAAACCCCATCAGCTACAGTTTCCACCGTTCTGTTGGACACAAGTCCCAGTGAGGCACCCGAGGAGCCCATTGAGCCGCAGCCTGGCCCATCCCAGTCCAGCTACTCCCAGCATAGTACTGAATTGGCAGATAAACCTAGCTCGACCAGGCCAAGTATTTTACAGCCCCTAAGACGGAGGGCTCACCCACGAGCCCTCATCTCCGACTCGGAAGACTCGGACTCGGACTCTGATTCCGACGCTGACCATCCAGCTGGTAGCAAATTTGAAACCCACCACCAGGTGGCGCCAAAACCTGTAAACCCTCACCCACCCGCTACTCCCCACAAGCGCAAACAAGCCGAGCCGGTGAAGTATCGTGGTGAAAAGAAGCCAAAGAAAATCAGCAGCAGTTTTGTGTCAACCATTTGAGCGACCATGACCAAGGAAGTGGATTATCAGCTGATCGCAGCCACCTTTAGCACTGGACTGTTAGCCTCTAGCCCTATCATATGGAGCTACATCTTTGCGACCGTGTTTTCTTTCTCTAGCCTGCTCAACTGGCAATCTGTCCTTTATGTCTGGTCCTTACCCATTGTGCAGATAGCCACTATATTTTGTGTAATTAAAGTGAACCTGAACCGACTGGGCTCCCTACTTGTCTTTAACTCCGGGTTGTCTTTCCTGTGCCTCATTAGCTGGTCTCTAAACTGGAGCATCTCTGTGGCAGTGCCAGTTTGGTTTGTGGTCAACTTGTTAGCTCTCACTGTGTGGCTGATTGTGAGCTTCGATGTAGTATACCTGTACCCAGAGATCTATCATAAGTATTTCGAATTAGGCTTTCTCACCTCGCTGACCATACACTACTGCTTAAACCAGTTGGAGCTCTACCTGACAAATGTTATGTTTGTGCCCTTTTTTTTATGCCTGTTTTTTGGCTATATTGGATTTTCACACATCTGTAGACATGATCTGTATGCACTGGGGAAGATGAGATGCAAGCCCATATTCTATACCAAGCGAGCTAAGTATATTGCCTTTTCAGCCTGCCAGATTATGGATGTTGCTTTGTTTGAAATGCTCTGCCTGTGGTTTCTGCTCCTAGCCATGGCAGCCGGCTGTGTCGCCCTAACAATTTTTTCAGAAGTGTTTTTAGGGATTTCATCTTATTTTTACTTGTTTATGGTTGGGAACTTCTGCTGTGGTAGCTTGATTATATACAGGGGCTATGTCATGACTGTTGTGTACAGTGTGATTAGCTTGAGCGCCTTTTTCCTGATTTTAATGGGGGGATACTTGTTTTCGAAGGAGCATCTATCTGTACTGATGGCTGTGATGTTTTTTTCATACTTTCATGCAAATGGGTGCCTCCTCTATAGGATTAAGAAGAAATTGCACAGAAACATAACCACCCCCAGGTTTCTCTTAAATGTCTGTCTACTGCTAAATGCCTTTTTAGAAATTACTGTTTTGCTCACTCAAAAACTGATGTGAAATGTGCTTTACTCAACTTATTTTTGTTTATTTACACACACAATAAATTTGTTGAAAATATAACTCTGTTTATTTATTTACAAGAATACTACCAGCATTTTACAACAAGTTGGGGAGTGGGAATTACAGGGGCAGGGGAAAAAACAGCAACCCTTTGTTAGAGGTTTCTGGGCTTAAGATGGCAGTACTTTGGTTAGCACACTCTTTGCTGGTACAATCTTTAAAATGATCCTCAATGGCTGAGTTTAGCAGGCCAGTGACCGCACCCGGGGTATACTGCGCCACACACTTGCTAAAGTAACCCCCAAATTCACACTGGGGAATAGTATGAGAATACAGAAAAGCATAGGGAGTGAGAAAAAATAATACCAACAGGCCCAGCTTAAAATCAAAAAAAAGCTCCTGGCACAAACTTGCAGCCTCCCTTATACCCCCCTCAAAGCACATAATATGGCACAGGCTATTGACTAACACGCGCTGGTGCCTCTCCCGCAGAAAACACTTAATAAAACCCCTGATTTTCTGCAGTGCATGAAAGCACACATCAGGAGCTCCAGTTAAAATAATATCCTCTCTGCAAGCTTTCCACGAGCCCTGGTTCCTCATGTTTAACTGAAGCCATTGCATCATTTCATCAGCAAAAGCACACAGGTTTACCAACCCAGCGTTAGCTATAGCTTCCCTCCGAAGACTGATCCAGGCAGTCTTATTTATGGAGTGCTGGGCAAAGTCACGAAAACTAAAAAAGTTTTCAGCCAGGTACTGGGTGGAAATGCTTTTGTCCTGTAGTCTAGAAGAAATTAAGGCCCACTCTGTACACCTCCTGACTACAACATTAGGCTGTTCTTCAACCTCCATATTAACCGGGGTCACATTTATGAACTTACTGCTGTCCTCTCGGTTGGGCATCAACCAGTGGGCAAAGGGCTGTCCTGAGGGGGTCCTGATCATGGACCGAGGGATCCTCATGTCTGTGATTTTGGAAGCAATAACTGGGTCCACGCCCTTCAGCAGCTCGCTCACCAGGCTGGTGCTCATAGTTGGAGCCGGTTGGCTGGCAGCACCTTTGCGTGCGGTATAGGGTTCATGCCTTCTCCGGTGCACAACAGCCTGTCTCTGTTTGTAGCCTTGTTGCTTCCCCAAAACCACATTGGGATACAGTCTACTCAGCGGAGATGTATGATGCACGGGGGCTTTAGTGCGATCGCGCTTGGGAATCATAAACACCCGCCGCTTGCTTGGTCTCGTCGGGGCAGGGCTGGAACAGTTGCTCCGGTCTTCATTATTCATGTTGTCATCAAAATCCTCGTCTACTTGGAAGGAGTCATTGGAATCTTCTGCAGAGATATCAATACTGATGTCTCCCGGGTCTGCAACTAAAACAAAAAGAGGGCATGTCACAGCCGGAACCTGCTGTGACATGCCCGATGCTAAAGAAAATAAAGTAAGAGGCTTACCTTCAACGGTGCGCTTTAAAGCATTCATTGTAATTATAGCCTGTTGAGCCATGTTTTTGAGGTGATCAAAAAAGACTGGTGAAAAAATCAATTTAAGTTTACTATTTTATGGCAGTGACAGTTTCCTAAGGGGTGGAGTTAGAGCATCATTTACATATGTAAACAAACCAGACTGGCTCTTCAAGATAAGTTCACATAAACAGAGAAGTGAGCCATGGCCTTATTATTTTGACATTTGGCTGCAAAACATTGACTCATAAAAGTGACAATAAGTTTTGTTTCCTCCTTAAGGTGCAGAATTAAGAACACTCTTACAGACTTAGAACTTCCTCTATGGTTATATCTGAGGCACTTGAAGTTGTTTCCTCGGTCTGGCTTCACTTGCACTATGCAGTGGTTAGTGGGGTGAAAAACCACTCTAGAGAACTGCTGCAGCTTGTCCTCTGACATGTAAGACCTGATGGTTCCAAAGCACTTTGGCCAGACTTTTGAAAGTAAAAAACAGTTAAGGCTGGTGTCCAAGATGCTCTCTATGGATGATATAACTGCTTGGTGTTTGACAGGAAGTTGCTTTTGAGTGTGTTTGTACAAAAAGTCCTCATTTATGTCCTCCACCCTGTAGATAGTTTTTACTGGGCCCTCAGAGTTTTGGCTCTGGGCGTGGTGCAGGAGCCTGTCCAGCCTCAGGCTGTTTTGGAGGTAGTGTAACTTGTCAGGTGACTCTGGATGACACACAAAAAGTCTAAGCAGCCTCTCCAGCTGCCCGCACTTGCCCACCTTGTATGTATGTGGCAGCCTGATGGACCTTCCTCTGCCATAAATGCCAACATCAAAGGGGCCGGTGGAGAGTTGGAAATTTGACAAGTTTAATAAAGACTTGCACCCCAATTGTATCACCCTGTTGAGAATTTTAGTTAGATGTACTAGGGGCTCAGAACCCCTGAGGCAAACCCCCGGGGGAAACCTGGTGACTACACGCATGCCCAATTTTTCGGTACACGTGCAGAATCTAGGGGGCTGCCAGCCAGCATCGGCCGGGTCACACAGTCTGACGCATGCAGATTTAAAAAAAAACACCTCATGATCTGGCCTCACGGGGCCCAAAAGTTTTAAAATGTCCAACACAGAGTCCCTAATCAGTATACACAGACTGTAGATGTTGTCCATGGAAAGACTTCCTTCACTCAAGGGCAGGTCCAGGTCAAGCACCCAGTTGAAAACAGGCAGCTTTGGGTTAAAGTACTCATGCCGGGAAATATGAATCTGTTCGGCCACTGAGGTCATGGAACAGTGCATCTCTGTATAGGTTATGGCTCGCGTCAACACCATGTCCTGTGCATCCAGGCAGAAGCTCTCCGGTGGGAGGAAGATTGTCTTTTTCCAAAACATTTCAATGTCATCCGAGAAAACGGCCAGGAAGTAGTGCTTGTGAGACAACTCGCTTCGGTAAATGGGAATAGCTCCAGAGGTTGCGCAGTCTGTAATGTAGTGCAGGGGATTGCCAAAAACGCTGCACCGGTCTGTGATGGCGGCGAGGTCCATCAGTCCCCTGAATTCTTCATGCAGGGAGATGTCTGGATATTCCACATTTATGTTTCGTAGCATCTCCGCTACCTGATGGCTCTCGCCCCACCAGATGCTGTGCCCTCCCTTGGCATGCGCAGGACGAAGGCACTCTTGTCCATAGCCCACCATGGGGTGGAGGGGGATACTTTTAATCAGGACATAGTTGGAGAGATATGTTCCTTTGTTGTAGTAGGTGGCCATCTTATGCTTAAAGTCATTGTCAATATTGGCCACCAGCACGGGCTCTCTAAGCATGGTGCGGTGGAGGTTACGGGGACTCGTACACTGCGAATAGGCTAAGAATTTTTGATTATTAAAACACTGAAAGAAGGATAAGTAGATATAATGAACTAGGTCCTGATCGGACAGCATGAGCTGGCCCCTAAATTCATTTATGCAGCGATCTACAGCTTCAGATTCCAGAGTGTCTCTGGCCAGCTTGTCACAGACGTAGAGATAAAAATCATCAACGCGGTCCAGAGCCGGAGACTGGGTAGCTGTAGCCCCGAGTTCCCGGAGGGTGGTGATTGAGGACAGGGGGTGCCCCTTTTTGGAGCAATACAGCATTGCAAGGTGGCAGAGGGTGTCTATGGTACTGACTAAAACTGGGAAAAAGTAGTAGCAGCTACAAACTAAAACAAAGTGGTTTTCAAAAGTCCCGAAAGTATTAATATACCAATGCGGAGATGTGGTTAGCTTAAAATACTTTCGTAATGAGGCCACAAATTTCCCTCGCCCCCAACTAACTGCATTTTTTAGGCTGTAATCATCCCCAGCTAGGCCAATCACTTCCAATATTGGCTGAAACGTTTCATAAGCAGCACGTTTAGAGTAGGTCTTGTATACTCGTTCAGCTGATAAGGTGCTGCAGTTAAAAAGAAACCGGCGGGCCTCTTCTGTGGGTAGTTTAATTTTAAACACCTCGGCGCACCGGCTTACGGCACTCCCCGTTCGCCTGACAGGTAGGCAAAGGGATAGGCTCGTCACCTCTAAGGTGACGTCCTCGGGCCGGCAGTTGTGAAGCAGACAATACAAGCTCCCGCTGTTCCTTTGGCCTGTAAGGATATCAGCTACAAGCTCTGCACAGTCCGTGTCTACTGCAAAGAGTGCCTTGACCGCCTGAGCCATGGCTGGACACTGGCTGGAGTGGACCTGTTGTGGGCTGTGGCCGTTTGGGAAGCCTACTAAAAGAAAATATGATAAGATATTGGAAGAGCCTGTCTATAAGTGCTCAGAGCGAGTCAGACAGGAAATAAACAAGGGGTTGCCTCCTGGAGTGTCAGTGGGCGACCTTATATTTGGTGATAAGAGCACAGAGACTTTAAATCAGGCCCATTTACTGGCCCTACAGTCTAACCACATAACAGAGTATCTTGCTAGGTTTAATGCTGCAGAGATACCCGCCTCCTGTCAGGGAATAGTTTCTAATCAGATAGCCAAGTTAAAGGCCATGCAGAGTGTCCTTTGGAACGCTATGATCTCCATAGCCACCAGCAACGTAGAGCTGAGCGACAGTGGGTTTAAAATGCTGCTACATAAGCAGGCTTGTGAGAACATGACCCTCCTAGAGATGGAAAAGCTAGCCACAGCCATCAGTGTGGACAACACAACCACTTGGGCCAGAGAGATATCTAACATTGTAATTACACAACCCACACCCGCGGCGCTAGAGGCCGTGCCTGAGAAACAAGACCCTATTTATGATAACCCAGAGGGGACCGAGAGCGCCATGCTGCTGCAACCATCACAGCAGAAAAAAACAACAGCAACACAACAGCAGATTCTGTAAAATTTTTATTAAGTTCACTCGCAAATAAACATTTCAAACCCCAGAAGACCCCAGGCCTTTATTTCCTCTTATCGCATTTGTGGTGGCAGCTGTAGTGCTCGTGGCATCTTGGAACAGGGTGCTAGTAGAGGTGCACCTATCTTTCTGAATGTCTATAAAGGAGATCTTGCTCTGGCGAAAGGGGATGTCTAAAAGCTTGTACTGGCAGACTAGCTTAGCCAGAACCCTGGGTTTGGGTAGGTGGTCATTGTGCATGAACACTACCTGGCAGATCCTGCTACCCTCGGGCAGTATTATGGCCTCTGCGGTGTGGTTAAACACGGATAGCTTTAGAACATCCTCTTTCCACATATATGGGCTTAGACTCAGGCCTCGGGCTGCCAGTCCAGACCTTCCCAGGACTATTGGTGTAAAATTTTGGAACTTTACGGGACAGGCTATGTTGAATTGCATGGAAAAGGCTTTTAGAGGCAACACTACGACGAGCTGGTCCAGACAAAAGTCATATCCGGCATCTCCCGAATACTGAGGGGGGCTAAGTACACAGGGTCCCATCAAAATGGGAGTGCAAAAAGTAAAAGCCACCACAGAAACCCTCAGTCGCCCCGCGGGCACTACTTGGTAACAATCTGTGTTGTTGTTGCAGATGAGTTTCAGTTCCCCCATATAATTTGGGTCTATGAGGCCCGGGTGGAAGGTAACATTCTTGTAGGTGTTGGCAAGCAGCAGAGTGGCGTAGCCGGTGAGAGATTTTACGTACACACCCAGGGGTACAACAGATGATTTAAAGGGCTCAATAACCACTGCTTTACTGTTTACTAATTGTAGCTTCGAATCTTCCTGGGTTGAGGTAACGGTGAAACTGGATGGAACCTTTTTGTAGTAAACTTCCAGGCGTTGCCTACGTCGCAGAGGTAGGGTTGAGGACATATCTGCTAGTATATAAGCAGCTAGTACTCACACTGGAAAGAACTCTTAAAGTTGAGCAGTAATGGCACTCTCTGTGAGTAAAGTATGCTTGGGAGTTCTTTTAATATGGCACTTTTATATCACATTTTGTGATTCAGTGTCTACTCCCCCTGTCACTCATCCACTGGTAAATGCAACAGCAGGCTCAAATCCAACAGCAGGGTTTTACAGCTTTTCCTGCAATGCAGACACTTATTTGTTGAGGTTAAACAGCTTCTCCTCCATCTGGGCGCTCATCAACGTGTTTGTGGTGTTAGTCAGCACTGTTGTCTTTATGACATACTTATGCTTTACAAAGTTTGTAGATACTCTCATTTACCAACAAAAATAACAGAGGGGAAGATTTACTATTTAACTGCAGTGGTAGAGCCAGTTCTTCATTTAACTCACACGGCTCCTGCTGTTTGGGGGTAAGATGGATCCTTCAAAGCTCACTGTGCAGCAGTTAGCCGCCCAACTCGCAGAGCTCCAAATGGAAAATTCCAAGCTTAGACGAAAACTGCGTCGCTCCGTAGGAGGACCGCTGACTTCTCAACAAGAACCCCAACCTCCTCATGTTTTGTCTCCTGAAGAGAGACGGCTGGTTCTAGCGAGGTGGCATAGCAGATTTAACAACAAAGCTGCCCAGATGTTACAGTGTAAAATAGAGTCCTTAACTGCGATCCTAAAAACTGAAGAAGATATTAATAAAGTCCTGGGAAATGCTGATTTTAGACTTCATTTCGCCCCAGATAATGACTTACATGCTAAAAAACTTCGTAAAGAAAAAAGAAGACAAGCCAGGGGGGAGCAGCAGTAAAATTTATTTTTTATTAAACTGAACAATTTTTATAACACATTTCAGAGTCCCTGTGGTTATTCTGTCATACATAATGCTATGTTAACTAGAAGTAAGACTACAAATGCAAATATAGTTCCTGCTATGGGCAACAACCAGATTTTAAATCTTTCGTGGTGGTCTGGAGCTAGGGGTAGGTCATCTGGTGCGAGTGGATCAAGCGGAGTTTCGGGACTTGGGGTAATGTGGTCACTCGTAGAGTGCCCTGTAAGAGAAAAAAAAATCACAAAATAAGTTGTGTAGTCTTATGTTTTATACAGAGCAAGCAGTTACTGTGTCTTGCATACCTGGAGTGGAGTGCCTATGTAGTGTTTGAGAAATGCTAGGATGTAGTGTGCTCCCAGTCCTGGGATCTTCCCCAGGAGATGTTAAATCCACTAATGTTACAGTGGAAGAGGGAAAAGTTGAATGAGCTTTAGTATTGTCAGCTATTTTGAGAGCTGAGGTCATTGAGAATGGTGATGTTTCAGAGGCTGTTTTACTTGCTGTGTTTTGTGGTTTGGGGGGCGGGCTCTGTGTGGAGAAGTTAGTTACACTAATTTTAGGCTGGATGGAAGTGTCTTTTTGTTGGGGCAAATTTATTGAAACTGTTTTGTGGTTGGTGGGATCTGTGGTTAACTTTATTAGTAAGGTACTAGTTTCACTAGTGGGGGAAGATGAGGTTTTAACCACCTGAACAGAAACCGCAGTAAGTGGCTCTGGAGTAGAGCCTAAACTTAAGCTCTGTCTGCTCACCGGTCCTCGGGTGGTGGAAGGATTATGTGGGGTAGGGGTATATGGGGTCCTACTCTCACCCGTATCGGTTTCGAAGCTTACAGTAGTCAATGAAATATCTGGAGCTACGGTACCTGGAGATGCCCGTGTGCTAGTTTCAATGGCTTGAAGCAAACACCGGCGTACTCTGCACCGTGGGAGCTGAGAAATGCCAAACTCAAGTTTGCATTTTTAGAGAACTTCCCAGTCACATTCACGCTAATCTCACCGTTTGGGGAGATGATGGCAGTGATGTGAGGACAAGACATAGAGACCAATATCATACTGGTATCATTGTTCGTGTCGGTCCACACGCAGGAACTATTGCTATCATACAGCACTAGTTGAAACTGGCTAGAGTTTCTTCTAAAGTTCAGGAGCACGGGGCTCCAAGTCAGGGTGAAGGAGTCATTGTGATCTACAAGGGCGGGAATTTTAGCCAGCACGTACAGGTTTTCTTCTCGTCTGTGTGTGTCAGTCTTAGAGATGTTTCTGTACGTGGTACAGTTTTTTTGGGTCAAGTTGCTGTGGGCCGTGCTCACTGTCAGGGAAGTGTCTGTTAGGTTCTGTAGGAGCCAACCTATATCTACACTGGCGTTGACTGCAGTACCAGGCTGTGAATTATCAGTGGAAGCCTTCACGCTCACTGTCAGGGGAAGGGTGGGACAGGGGATCTGGACGCTACTGGTAGCATTTTCCAAGGACACGTTACCACTGCACTGACTAGAAATGTTTGAAGCATTGAGGGAGACAGAAACTGTAAAAGTGGAGTTGAGCAGGTAGGTGTTTAGGTGGATTGAGGATTTTTGATTGTTCACTGGTAGCTCTTCTGGGATTTCTGTACAGTTGCTGTTGTCCTGCGCATCCGTCGGTTCCATGGACCTCATGTTGTACACCGCACACCAGGATATGTTAAAGGGGTCGGTGACCCGCATCACCGCTCGTGCAGTGGAGTTGTCATCTGTGTAGTTACTGCCAGGGGCATGCACTGCGGCCCACGCGACCCACGGCCTGTCTTCTCCTATAACACTGAGGGACACCGGGTGCCCGAGTGATTTTGGGGAGCCGAGGGTAGCATTGGAAATATGGAAATAATTGTTGCTGATGTTCAGCATGGAGGTACTGTTAAAAGTTATATCATAAATACAGTCCTCACAGTTTGGATAGCCAGGGGCATTGCCTATAAAAACTAAGTAGCTGAGCGTAGAGTAGACATAGTGCACATAGCCATGGCTGGTGTGGTTGCAGTTAAGGGTCAGCGTGTTGTTATCCATGAGAGGGTCCTGGGGTGAAAGCCTCGTGGCCACACAGACAGAGCTTGCTAGCTGTGCAGTCTGTAAAATAAACTGACGATCTGTGTCTACGTGTCAGGTAGGCACAGTAAACACTAAGCTCATCCCACGCCGTGTAGTCAAAGTTATTATCTATGGTGCTTAATGCCGCATTAAGCTTTTTAAAGAAGGTCCCTATCCAGATATCGTGGTCTTGCAATGTGTAATCAAAAAAAGGATCACTTATGTTCTGTGGAGTATAAAGATAAAAGCACTTAGAAACATTCTTACATGCAAAGAAACAATTCTCAAAACTATATATTTTGGGGGGGACATAATAACAGGCTCTCTGATCTGCAAACCGCCTGGGGCAAAAGTCACACTGAGACCAAGTATCATAAAACCCATTGGACAACCGGCTCACTGCATTTAGCCAGGCCAATTTAGACCCAGGGTTAAACTCAACACTAGCATTCACTGTAGGTATGTACATCGCTCTGATAATTTCATCTCCCTCGTGGTGGGGGAAGGTAAGATTGCCAATTGTGATAGAAACTAACTACTTATACAGAGCCAAGCAGCCCAGGGCAAAAGCGGCCACCATTAAGTTGGCGGCCGCAAAGGTTAAAAAAATGTCTACCAGCAGTGCTCTGTGAAGGAGCTGCATGTTTACTACAGAGCACAACGATGCTAGACTCTCTTGGAGTGAGCCGCAGTTAAATATTTTTAAAATTAAGTAGCCCTAAAATAAACAGAATACCTACGAGTTATTAAGAAGCTCTTAAAGTTATTAGCACTCTCTGTACGTAGACAAAGCACCCAAAACAACAATATCTTAAATAGTTATTAGGACGTGACTCAAAAGGTTAGGGTTTCGTACCATAAAAGGCTAATATTTCCTCTAATACCCTTCGCCTAGGGTGTCATTGTTAAATAGAGGACAAGACCCAACACTCATTAAAAAATAAGACAGAGTTTAAAGGCAGGGCACAAACAATGTTTATTTTTAAAATCATGGCCAGGGTGGGGCACTGTTAGTTTCTGGATAAGAGTTTAGCCTTTAGAGAGGCTACTTCTTCTCGCAGTTTCTCATTTTCTTCCAACAGCTGCAACGTGCTTTCCTGTAGGGCTTCCAGTTCCTTTGTTTTTGCTTCCAAATCCTGTTTATAAAAAAATTAGAGGTTAGATGGGTATGTTTAAAGAATGGGAATGCACAGCATTTGGTAGAGTGTTGTGTCTTACCTTGACATTTTCAAGGATTCTTTTGGAGAAATTTTCTCTGAAAAATTTAGATTGCAGTCTTTTTCTCCATCTTAACACCTCTGTTGGTGTGGTGCTCTGTTTAATCTAAAAAAAGGTAAAAGCTGTTACAGTCATATAGCCACAACAATTCATTTATGAGAGCTGGGATTCAAAAAAAAATCCTACCTTTTCTATATAGAATTCTGCAGTTCTCTTCTGTTTTCGGGGTCCTCTCACCACCAGTTTACCTAGTTCCCTCGCTTCCACGTCCTTAAAGTGTCGCAGAGTCTCCTCAATTGTTTTGTGGAGTTCAACTGATGGATCATTGTTTTTCTTACCATTCAATTTTAATCTCAGTTTGGGTAGCTGCAGATGCCCAGTTTTCATCTCTGTAAGGGTCCGGGCACATTCTAAAGCTTTAGAAGCTTCTTTATCGAAAGTTTCTGGCTTGCCCCCCTCAGCCCGATCCGCCCGGTGAGAAACATCAGGCAGCTCTTGTATAATTGGCTTAGCAGGTTCTTCCATCATCGGCAAGAAATTAAATTGTGGGTTAAAAGGGGGGAAAGGCAAAGCGTATTGAAAAGCAGAAAAGGCTACAGGGGTAGCAGGCTCCCACAAGACAGGAGCCTGTGGACCGGGTGCTACACTCCCAATCACTCTCTGAAAGCTAAATGCTGAAATGGGTAGCATTGTAGCTTAAGTAGTTGTGTAGTAAACCCAACAGACCCTTTTATAGTATCGAACAGATGGAGAACTTCAAAAAGATTTTTAGCATGGTCATAGCTTTATTGAACACTTGGCAACCACAGAGGAAGTGCAGATTATGAGCACATGAAACACTGTTTAGGCATAGTTTCCTAAATTATGTCTCAAACCACAAGCCACAGGCAACTATTGTTGTTACACAGATGATATGGATGCAGGGTATGCTGTTTAACTCCACAATTTCAGGCAAAACAAAGCAAGTACCTTTGTCAGTGAAAAGTGTCAACACAAACAAGGGCAGCTTACAGAGGCTGGCGAACACCAAACCAAAACTATTTAGTAGGGTTTACACTGCTGAAGAAATCATAAATTTCCCTGATTTGATCTGACAAGGGGTCGCCGGTTGCCTCTTGCTGTGGGGCAACTGGCATCTCCTGAGACTGACCCCCAGGTTCAGCTCCCATAGGTGCCATGGCGTGCTGCATAATCAGGGATTCATCACCAACTTGTTCATTATCTCCATCCAGCAGTTCATCCAACAAACATGGGGTAGATGGCGCCAGAGTGCCATCTTCTAGGCAAGCTGTAGCACTGGTTGAAGGATAGGAGAAGCTCCCAAAGCTGTCTGCGCCGGAGCTGCTGACTGTGGAGCTGCTGGTGGGTGGGAACACCGTGGTCCATTGCAGTCCAGTGTTGGGGCCTGCGGTCACTGGACCGGCAGTATAACCACCAGTGTCCATGGTCGATGATGTGACCAAGGCTTCCAGGTGGCTCCCAGTGTAGCCATATGAACCCATGTCGCTGCCATCTTCGTGGCCATATCCCTGTGGATAATATTGTGGCTGCATTGATGCTCCTGTGGTCCCGTGCTGGGAATACGCAGGAGCTGAAAAGCTTTGCCCCGTAGCAGAGGCCTGGTACATATCTAAAGGAGCAGCAGCTGGATTTACATAAGATGCAAAACTGGCACTCGGTTGTTGTTCACTAAAAAAACCTTGCTGGGTGGAGGCATCGATGTAGAAGATTGAGTTGTTGACCACAATAGGAGAGTCCTGGTCTTCATCACTGGTAGATTGTTGCATATCCTCTGATCCCTGGGTCACATCACCATCATCGTCGTCCATGGTGTTTGGGTTGGTACTCGCCGGGCGAGACCGAGAGTCACAAGACTCAGTGTCTGAACTGGATGGCGATGGTGGACTGGGTATATTTCCAGACTGGGATGTAGGCAAATACTGGTCTACCTCCTTACTGCAGCACGGGCCATCCTCACCATTGGGGCTTTCTTGAGCCATGGATGTGTCTTGCAAAAGGGGTAACTCTGGTCTGCCATAGGCCATGGCTGTCTGTGGTTCATGTGCGTCGAACAGAACCTCTGGTAGCGGGTACCTTTTCTTCGGGTCGGTCTGCGAGAATACTGTTTTACTGGGGCACCTTCTTCTGGGTGCAAATAGCATGGAATGGGTCGTGACTGTCTTGCCTTCTGCTATGTCACACTCTATCTTAAACAGTGGGCGGAATACACGTTCTATGTCAGGAACACTGAAAATATGGCCCATGTACGCTCTCATCTCTGGAGATATCTCTCCTCTGTCTGACAAGGCTGAGTACACTGAGACAACTTCCTTTGCAGCCTTCATTATGATCTTTCTCCCTCCATTAAACATTCTGCCATAGTTGGTAGCTTTACCCCTGACTTCTGATAGCAGGACATACATAGCCCTAGCTAACTGAGGTGGGAGAACAAGGCCATTACAGGGTGCCAATAAAAACCATTTATCGGTGTGTACAATAACTCTCTCTAAAAAGAATCTAACAACTTGAGAGGATGCAGTAGCACAGAGAAGCGGTTTTCCAGACTGAGACCTGATCCTTTGCTTGTAGCTTCTGAACAGAGTGAATAAGTTTAGCAAGTTCATGTCAGCAACAAGTCCGTGCAATTCATTCCTGACTTTGTTTTCTTCCACAATTTCTTGACAGAGAGTATGCACGTCTTTAGTAAATTCCTCACTCTGGTCTGCAGTACATGCCATATTTTGCTGGAAATTTCTTAAAGCAATTGCAATTTTTTCACTGAGGTCATATCTGATATCCATGAAGTCTTCCAGGCATATGGGCCTTGCCAGCCTTCTCTGTAAATTTATTATGAAAAATGACAGTTTTAATTAAAAAATACACTGTACACAATTAACAAACAACTTAATGTATTTCTGAGGTTTTGTTTGATATAAATGTAAAACAGAACCTTGTTTTTAAGGTTGTTACACGGGCCAGCATCTATTGGCCTTTCTTTATTAACCACAGACTTCTTTGTTTACTTTAGGTAGGTTAAAGCAGTCTACATTGAAGCAGGCCTTAGAGATAACAAAAAACACAGTACTTACCCGACCGGGTGCATTCCTGGGTGCCCTGGGGGTTTTCTTGGCACTCATTTTTGGTGGCTCAATTTCTGTGCCCCTGAAGTGAAGCTTGAAAGAAATAAAACTCAGCTTACTCACTGGCTGCTTAAACAATCTGCCCAGATTTATTGAGTGTAGTTCCTGTTACTTGTTATTTAAGCCTGCCACTTATTTTTTTTTTCACTTGAATTACCACTATGGAGCCCTCAGTTCCTGTTGCTATTTTCACCTCTAACCAGCAGGCTAAGTGGAGCCTGTTAGTAGATAACTTTAGTTTACATAAAAATGCTGCAGCCTGCCTTCATTTTTTCAGGCAGACATTTAGTAAAACAGATGAGTCTTACTGTGCCTGCCTCTTAATGTTAGTAAATTTAATTCAAACTGAAGAAAATATGATTGAAAGGGACAAGGCTGTTCAGATGGCAATTTTGGTAAGGAGCCTGGCTGATTACTGCTTTGATGAAGTTTTCCAGAGACTGTATCCAGAAAATGCCAAGAGTATGTTTCTAGAGTGTAGCAGCAGGTTAGCTCTGCTCTTAGAATCCGAATGTGGATGTATGGAGTGCCTAAATGTCATTCCAGGGCTACAGGGGGCACAGATTGCACATAAGATGCCTAGATTAAATCCTCATGAGGCCTTTCCATTCGAGCCATCACTATCTTCAATTTACAACAGCACAGTTTTGTGTGACAACGTTCCCATCTCTGTGGATCTGCTGGTTGATATAGTTACGGGGAGTAACTTTGGAGACAGTTTTAGCCTGGAAGCTAAAAATGAAGCAAGCTTATTAGCCATATGTATAACAATGAGCTGGCTATTCTACCAAACGTACCGTACGATCACCGGGGCCCTGGAGGACATTTTTAGAGATATGCTGCACTTTGCTAACAGCTATGGTCTGGCCATCGAGTCTAAGAGGGACTTGTGTAGGCTAGATGCGAGGCTACTAAGAAAGCTTAGCCGGTCTGGAGCCTTTTGGGTTGGTCAGAAGCCTCTATTCAAGTTTAAGATTAAGGTGGGCACCTCCCTCTACAAGCTACTTTTGGCATATCGAAAACAACTGACTAAGGATCGGTGCCTGTTTGACCCCAACTATGAAAGCTTGAAGAAAATGATTAAGGATACAGCTAGTTTGTCAACAAACACTCCCTTCTGTGAGGAGGAGGCTCTGTCTTCGGATAGAACAAACCAAGAATGTAGTGATGAGATTACTGGCTCTGTAGACAAAGGGGAAGGAGACAGTCCACACCCAGTGAACACTTCACCTTGTTTTAAGCAAGTGTCTGAGGAGCACTTACTGGCTCTAGATGCCTTGCTTGGCGAGGGCGAGGACGGGGACCGCCTCAAAAGTCAAACAACATTAAGTGACATCAATAGTCAGGAAGACTTGAGTGACCTGGAGGAGACCTGTGAAAAATATTTGACATTGGAGGAATTTGAAAGAGAGTTAAGTCAACTGTAAAGGCAGTAGTATATAAAGGGGCAAATTTTTGCACACAGTCAGTCACCTTAACAGTAAAGGGAGTTAACTTGGAGCTGCTAAACTTCTTATTACCTAAGAGCCCACCTCTTTTCCTACCTCAAAATGCCCAAGTGGGTTGTGGTATTATTTTTTATTATAATCAATCATAATAATTTAATAGTCGCTACATTCCACAACCCTTTTATATGCTGCCATCAAAAAAATGACACTACACTCCCACTAAAAAAGGCTTGGTCTTTAACACACGCAGTCCTCCACATGCCAAAGCAGTGCAATCACACAAATGTGGCCTTGGCCGTGTTTAACACAACAAAAGGGTACAAGCAAGTGTCTTGTCTAAATGGCTTTGGTCTTATGTCCTTCTGCCTAGCATTGTTTGACAGGCTTACAGAGACTAGGGTGTGGGTGGTGGACAGGAAGTTCTACGATGAGCTTCTAAGCTATAAAGTGCAGTTTGCAGCCCAATTTTCCAAGTCTACAACAGACAGCTCTCAGTTTAAAAACAACTTAAATTGGAACATAATAGTAAGAAATGGAGAAATGGCTGAAGAAACACATGTGGTCGGCTCTACCGGATCATCAGACTCCTACCAACAGCGATGACCTTTTACTGGCAGAAGCCTGGATACAGTTTTTAGACATGACTCCATTTTTTAAGCAGAAGCTCTACAATACTTTGGCCAAAGTTAATGAAATGAGAAAATACCGCACCATTTATCCTCCTCAAGATGAAATTATGTCATGGTCTCACCTATGCACCCCCGAAGAGGTGAAGGTGGTTATTATCGGCCAAGACCCATACCACGGCGGCCAGGCCAACGGGCAGGCATTTAGTGTTAACCGGGGTTTTCCTATACCCCCCAGCCTACAGAACATCTTCAGGGAGGTTAGAAACTGCTATCCAGATTTTGCTTCCCCGGGCCACGGGTGTTTGGAAGAGTGGGGTCGACGGGGAGTTTTATTATTAAACACTATTTTAACTGTGGAGGCCAAAAAACCGGGCTCACATAGTGACTTAGGCTGGGCCTGGTTCACTAACTTAATCATCTCAACATTGTCTGAAAAGCTCAACAACTGTGTTTTTATTCTATGGGGAAGTAAAGCTGTGGCTAAGAGTTTGATGATAAACAAACAAAAGCACCTGGTGCTTAAAGCACAGCATCCTTCCCCACTGGCTGCTAAAAATAACTACTCTTCTAGCCAGTGTAAATTCCTTGGGTGTGGGCACTTCCTGACAGCTAATAAATACCTTGCAGAAAATAACAAAGTGCCCATAGACTGGACTTTAGAGTAACTGCTGCACAGCTAACTGCTTCTACTTCGACCATGGCAATGTTTTTGGGTAAAAAAAAGGATGATAGGCTGTTGCCAATTGAAGGAGCTCCTAGAAGAAAAAGGACTAACTACTTCACTTTTCCCTGCTTTAAAACCTTAAAACAGCTATCTTACACTGGAATTCAATCTAAAGAGAAAATTAAGGAAAACATTTTAAGCGGCGAGGATGTCTTCTACCCAGACCCTGTGGCCGGGCCTGATGCCCTACTTCGGGATCCACCGTTAACTCCAGGTCTAATTTTTGAGAACAGTGATGCTGACAGCGACTTTGAAGATCCTGACATCAGTCCAGGGGGAGGTATGGAGTCTCCCATCAAGCCCCAAAGGGCTCAGCCCTTAGGGGAAAGATGCTCCACAAAATTTAAGAGGTCGAGTAGCAGCACGGAAACAGCGCCTAGCGGTGGCAGTGGTACCAGCAGTGGGGATAGTGACTTAGAATGTAGCTTCTTTGAGCCACCTCCTAAGCGTCCAGCATCTCTTGTAGATGGACCATTGATCTGCAAGCGCCGATGTGCTTTAGATGAGTCCCCTAAGATTGAAAACCTGAGCGGCTCATCGAGTTGCGGAAGCAGCACTTCTACTGACAGCTTTGAGTTTGTGAACACGAGAGACACCTGCAGCGGTACCAGTTGCTGTCAGGGTGGGAATCCATCAGCTAACGAAGTCCTGGGTAAATTAAACCTGCAAGCTGAAGACCAAGACCATAGCATGCGAGAAACACCACCACTGAAGGGTGGTGAGGATTATACGTGGCCCTGGAATTAACTTTGAAAATAAAGACAGCTGCAAATTGTTTTTAAAGCTTTATTGTCTGTGTCTTAATAGATCAGTAACGTCTGTGGGTTACACAGTGCTGCCACAATGTGTTTGCTGGACTTACAGATGTCCATTTCACACTCACGGTTAGATAGGGGGTTACTGTCAATAACTAAGTTGTCGGCGTCTGTCGCACGGGAGAGGGCCACGTACACGTGACTCCTTTTAATTTTCTGGTGGTTGCCAAAACAGACTGCCACTTTATCCAGGGACAGCCCCTGGGCTTTGGCAATGGTCATGGCTAGCTTGGAGCTGATCCCATAGTCCCCCACGGAGCACATGTGTATCTGGGCCCCTGACTCTAGGTTCTCTGTCATCTTTGTTAAGTTGTTATCTAGACAGCAGATAAATCCATCCGTATCCTTTACCACCAGATGGGGTAGCTTATCTTGCAAATCTTTACTTATTGTGCTGTGCAGGGTCTGCTTGCCAAAGTAAATGGGAGAAAAGGTGTATCCCTGGAGCATATAGGACTCCACTGTGGAAGCATAGTCTAACAGCCCGCTGATGGGCTCTGCGCTCACAAAGTCAACATTGTTCTTTACTATAGTATTACTCAGAAAAGTGTTAAATGTGCTCTGACTACAGTATGGCATCTGATATCTCGCAGCAGTATCCATCCTGGCAAAAAAGACGTCTTTCAGTCCTTGGTATGTGGCAATAATGTTAGCCAGGCTGGCTGATCTAGCTGTGGGTGGGGGTAGGGTCTTGTGGTAGAAAAAATCTTCAGCTTCGTTTAAAGGCTCGCTTCCCGGGTGCTCGGCGGAGCTTGGGGCACATAGCACTTCTGGGATGGGTATGCTATTGAGCGCGGAGACGTAAGCAGCACAGTTTGACTGCAGCGCCGCCTGGTAAAAGTTATACATGGCATTATAGAGCAGGTGACAGAGGAACACGTACGCATGCTCGGGCTGCTCGTGCCCGTGGGTGTCTAAAAAGGATTCGCTGTCTAAAATCTTTTTAAACTGGCCGTACGTGCCCATAAACCCCATGAAGCATTTCTTGGTCTTCCCGTTCACGGACACGTAACTGCCTTTCACAAATTTGGTGGCATAAGTGACTTTAGTTGAAGCCTCTCCTACATCTGTGGAGACAGTGGTCATGTCCTGGTCTATAAACTGGGAGTAGTTGCTCAGGCGATAGGTGTTGCGGGCCAGCCACTCCAGGGGGGTGAGGGAGGGCACGTTTACTGCCTCCCGGTACTCCTCCACAGCATGGTGAAAGACCTCACACACTATAGGGCACGTGAACAGGGTGCAGACCGCACTGGACGGCTGAGAGGACAGGGCGCAGTGCAGCGAGCCTAAGTACTGCTTGACCTCAGCGTGGGACAAGAAGAGGCGCGTCCACCCCACATACTGCATGGGGTCCATTATCTTGCTTTTGGGTACTACCAGTCTATTTATGTACTCCATGACGTCCTCAGAGATTTCTAGTCCATATTCAAGCACTTTAAGCATGTGACCAAACTCTGGGTCTGTGCATCTTTTATTGTTGATGAACAGAGCCCAGTTTTCTGATATCCTGACATATTCTGAAACCGTCCTGTTTCCAATGATCATGGAGAGGACGTTGTCACACTCTCGCACGTGCTGCTGTTGCTTGCTGTGGTCAAACAGCGATTGATATGCGTCTGTCTGCGTGGGGGACCCCACGCAGACTATACAGGGGATCTTGCCCCTGAGGTACTGTTTTGTGTTCAGCCATCCGTTGAAAAACCACCACAGGAACACTACAGTCATTAAAATGTGGGATGACAGCGTTCCAGCCTCATCAATGACTATGATGTTTGTGGTCCACAACTGGGGGCTACCCAGGCATCCGAATACCCTATACGCCTCTTCTGACATAGAGGCGTATAGGCCAAATTTCTTCTTCTTGCAAAACTCCCCCATAATGTCCTTTATCACTGGCCAGTACTTGGAAAGCTCATAATACTGCACAGCCGTGATGTCCGGTTGGCCACACAAGCTTATCTGGGGCTTTCTATTTAAAAGGTTTATATGTCTGGACTTAAACCCAAAGGCAGTATAAATAGTGGGGCAGAAAGAATGCAGAGTTTTTGAGAGATTCTGAGCGGCGACTACAGTGGCCCCAGTTATCAGGCAGTTTAAGTTTTGATGAAGGGCGGCTATGCTGGTGCTCTTCCCAGCCCCCGCAGTGCCAGTGATGCAGTAGGCTGTGAAGGGAAGCTGCGGCCCCAGGTCATCTGGATCAAACTCAGCATCAAACCAGCTTATATCTGGAGAGTCTGAGGTAGTCTCCTCAGAGAGGGCTTTAATCTTCTGCACTATCATCCTGACCTTAGCCTCCGAGGTCATATTTAGGATAAAGCTTTTAGGGATGTGCTCCATAGCCGTGCACCCCACCGGCCAGTCAGTCAACCTGTTTGAGATCCTGCAAGGAAAATATGCATATGTTAAGGGCCAGACCCTCTACTCTTCGGTCCGCAACTCGGGAACATTCTTCAGGCAGGTGTTTACTAACATTTATAGGGATGCGCTGTCCAGCTGCACCTACGAGGACGTGTTACAGGACTGGGTCAAGTACGAGACCACCATTAGACAGAGGTGGAGGCCCTCAGATAAGGAGGATGCTGCCTTTAAGTGGTCCACCTTCCAGTCTTGGTTCAGCACCATGAAAATGACAATAGATGGGATCATCACCAAAGCCATCACGTACATCATCAACACCAAATGCATAGTCTCCTACGAGCGCTACATAGATTGGGTGGCCACCTGTGGCGTGGTGCCCGTATGCAGCCAGAAGCCGAATATCAAGGTGGTCCAGCTATTTAGGAAGCACCTGGAAAAGGAGTTTCCCTCTGTAGCTAGCAGCCAGAGCTTAACCACCATTTTTAATTTCTTGGTGGAGAGCGCCTCGTCTGTCCTAGAGAGGCTCACTTCAAAATTTATTCCCAGTTACCTGGAAGTGTCTATTGTTTATGATCAGTATAAATGTCAATATAAGGCCTTCTACCAAAATAGGGAGATTGTGGTAGAAGTTATCATACCTCCCACTATAGGATCTGGAAAAGTAGTGTTTAATAGCCCCGTGCAGCGCCTGGCTGAAAACGTGATGGCCTGCCATCGCACCATGGAGCATGCAAAGATATGCCAACTGCTCAACACCGGGCCTCTGAAGGCCATCGTGTGCAGCAGCAGCGCCACCGTCTATAAAGATATTCTTAACCACCTGGATGAGTGTGGGAAGAAGAATGATCCCAAAAAAGAACTCATGCAGCTGCTCATTAAACTAGCAGAAAACAAAACGGTTAATGGGGTGACTGATGTGGTAGAGGACTTTATCACAGACGTCTCAAACAAGCTGGTGGATAGAAGCAAGTTGTTCGGGGACGTGAACGCAGAGCACCCCTCGGACAACCTCAAAAAACAGGTCTCAAACAATGTCTTCAAGTGCCTCACACAACAGATTAACCAGCAGTTTGAAACTATTAGTAAGCTGGAGGAAGAAAGGGCATTTTTTCTTAAAAAAATAAACCAGATCGAAACCCAGTTGAGCAAATGCCAAGAGGAGCCCCAGGGTACAACTGGCAAACCCTACAACATCCTTACCTCCAGTACTTTAGACGCGCTGGATGGGTTGAGTCAGTCAGGCCTGCATTTAACTTCAAATCAGGTCACCAAAGGTCAGTCTATAGTGAACAGCTTTTTTTCTCAATATGTCCCTCCTTTTAGAGAGCTTCAGAATGACCTACATGAGCTATGGGAGCATGAGATCATGCAGAGCTTTAATCTCTCCCCTATTATAGACAACCAGGGGAAGAGGTTATTTGTAAGGTACACCCAAGACACAATTTTTTTCCTGTTAGGTCCTTTTACACACAACATCTTGGGCTTTGTTGACATGGAGCTGTTAGTCGAGGCATACTGCACCCTGAGCTTTTATGACATCGCTGAGTATTTATACGGAGGCAGTCGGCTAGCTATCTACATTGTTGACATTGGTCAAAAATACTGCTCTCAGCCTAATTTTGGCGATGGAAACTGAAACTGAGTCAGCCCCCACCCGTGGCAACTACACACTAGTCTTACCTAGACTAGTGCTGGAGGTCAGTAAAAATGAGAGGATCTGCGTAGCCTGCAACTCTCCAGATTTTGTCAATGGCCAAGGAAACCTAAATGTTAAAGACCTGGAAGCCCACGCTAAAGCCAGGTTTCAGTCTTCACACTTTGCTGGATTCGTTTTGTGCACCATTGTGGCCAATGAGGATAAGGTCTCCACCCTGGACATGTACCACCACGTTCTCCGGGAGCGGGTGGTACTGTACAGGCCCCAGAGCACGGCTCTTACGGAAATGTGCTCCATCATATCAGCCCTGGAAAACTGTTTAGTCCCCAGTGCGTCTCTGCTCACCCAGTACCTGGACAGGGCCACTCAGCTGTTCAATAGATATCCCAACCGGGATTCTCTTTTTTTACTTGGGGGGGTAAAGACCCTCATAGCAACCCTAGCGCAGTGGCACGGTTTACAGCACCTAGATGTTAGCCATCTCCCTAGAGGCCTGCAAGCATATGAGTTGTATAAAGATATGAACAGCTTTGATGCTGAATGTAAAGATCTCATGCTGTCCATGTTTTGTAAGTCTTTTAAGCTCGGCGACTGGAATGAAGAAAATGAACAACTGGAAGCATTCACCTTTAATTTATTCTACTCTCCCACCATCTTAACAAAGCATTTTAAGACAAAGGCAATTATAGAAAGCATTAAAGAGGCCTGCCTACTGAAGAACACTGTGACAAACTTAATTTAAAAAAATATACTCAATAAATCTAAAAGATGAGCTTGTAACTCCTGAGTATTTGTTTCTGTGACCCTTCCCCAGTCCTTAGCAATTTCTACAAGATGTCCTACATAGGAGGAATATGCCAGGCAGCTAGGAACGCCCCAATATTGTTGCCATGGCCTAGAGCTTCCCTCGGTGGTCAAAATCTTCCGGTTGGTTAGGAGTTGTGAAACTTGCGGCTTTTCCTCTTCCCCTTCGGTGAAGTTAAGGGGAAGCACCCAGCAAGAGGAGCTTGCGACATTGGCTTGTAAAAATTTAACTAACTCTGTAAAAATATTTTCAGGAGGAATTTGGGAACACAGTAGATAAATAAAATAGTTTAGCACACACGTCCAGTTTTTGGGCTGGGTGGGTTGAAATAGTTTAGTGTTATCTCCAGACAGAAGCAATGTGGAGTGGAATATTGTAGCCAGGCTCTGTTGGCAAGGTCCATGGGTAATTTTAAAGGTGAATGCCTTAGATAAGTTCTCTTCAAGAAATGTTAACAGCAGCTGACGCAGGGACACTTCCTGCAAGGAAACATATGTTTTAGTTGACTCATAATAAGACTTTTAGACAATTTTACAGGCTGGTGTTTGTGGTTTTAAATGGAACTGCTCAAAAAAAACAGTACAGACCTCACCCTGTGCGTGAGAAGCCAAGTAGAACTTCATGTGGTGGAAGGAGATCCACTGGATGTTGTAGAGGTTACAAAAGTTCATGACAGAAAACACCAAGTAATTATACCAGCCACTAATGCCCTGTTTTGAGGCCCCTGTGGAATACCTTGTTAGTAACTTGGGGGTCTCATCTCCCCCTAAAGTGTCACGAGCGAATCTCGTGTTAAACCTAAAACTAATAATGTATAGCACATGAGGGGAACTGAGGTGAATGTAGGGGAGATCCCCTGTTAGTAACTTGTTGTTGAGCTCCGTCGCCCCCAATGGCCAAGATATTCCAGTGCCATGTTTGACAGTTTCTGGAACAGGGGGGACGTGAACCCCAGTTATACACTCTAATAAGTAATTGTTTACTTTGTAGCAGTCATCCGTGGTCAGAATGGCAGCCAGGCTGTTTGGAGTAATAGATTTGGAGAACTCTTTAAAGTTCGGGGAATATTCTATATGTATATTAGGAAAGGATGGTAAGAGGGGGCTGGTGTTAAACGTGCGGTCACTAGGCTCGGCAACTAGGAATAGAGGTTTGAGGCCATACACGGACCCGTAAATCTTCTTATACAAAGCGGAGAGGAACACACGAAGCCCTGGGTTCCATCTGCAGTCGTCATTAACCACCAAACAGTCGAAGGGTACATCTATTAGCTTAACACTGACGTCTGAGCCTGCTATATTGATAAGGTAGTCACATGGTGCAAAAATGTCTAAAATTTTAGGCTGGCTTTCGCGGCGGGCAGCTTTGGCGCCCGAGGGGGCTTCTTCTGTCTCTTGGCTGATGTACTGGTAAGTTCCCAGTTTAGTTTTTATAGTGACCTCTAGACTATCTAGTAAGAGAGGTCTACTCCCCCCATCCCCAGACGGCCTCGCGTGGCACCACATATAAGCAAAGCATGGCTGGCGTAGCTGTTGCTGGTGGATTGCCTGTATTGTAGCTTCTTTTATGACAATGCCCTTCACGGTGAACCAGAAAACAGTCTCCATGTCACCACAGTGTTTGAAAAGTGTGCAGATTAGTGGATGCTTAGCTCTAAGAGCCATCTCCCAACGTATAAAACTAACAAGGTTGCCACCTGTTGATGTAAAGTCGAATTGCTCTCCTGGAAGCATATTTTTCTCGGACAGTAGCAGCTCATGCAGCACCAGATATAAATTGCTGGGTTTACAGCCACTAAGCTCAGAACTGGTTGTGTGTTTTACTGGTTCTTTTTGCTTAATCACCCGAACACACCAGACAGCGAAAGTCTTGGCCTTCACGTGCCATAAATTGAGAAAACTGACAGAGCACACGGCCGCCAACATATTAGACTGTTTCTGTAATAATTACTGGCCAAGTAGCCCCGTATACGCTATTTAAGTTTAAGTTTTAGCCTTGGGAATACTTTCCACAGCGGGAAAGACTACCTTCCGCCCAACTGAACAACCTCCCAATCAGCAGTCATGAAGTCTTCTAAAAAGGACATTTTTATACTGCACATTTGGTTGAAGCTCATGGGGTGCTATGTATTTATGTTTATCACCTCAGTGGTGCTCCCAATCGCTGCAATGTTTCCCAACCTGGGGTTTCCTTGTTACTACAACACTTTAGTTGATTACAGTAAGCTAAATTTGAGGGAAAAAAACCAAGCTCAGCACCTTACCCCCACTCTTTTCCTGGAGGCCCCAGAGATGTTTTTTTATGTCACCTACTCCTTCATAGTGGACTGTTGCAGCCTAGCATACTATGCCCTGGCGGCCATAGCTGTGGTTAAGGCCAAACAGCACGCCCCGGGTCTCATGGTACTTTCTCAGTGGATCATGGCCGTGGGATCACCAACCCTACTTTACATGGCAGTGCTGAAGCTATGGACCATACAACTCTACATCCACACCCTGTCCTACAAGCACATCTATCTGGCGGCCTTTGTGTATTGCCTGCATTGGCTGCTTTCCATGGTTTACACCGAATGCTACATTACCAACGTGTCCAGCCAGTGGACCAGTTCGGAGCTGAAAAAAACCATCCCAGACAGCATCCTCCTGTACCGTGTGGTGCACACTTTGAAGCCCATCATGATGAATGTGCATCTCTCTGTGGTGGCTATAGAAACTTTAATTTTTTGCCTGAGTTTCATGATGGCCGTGGGAAACAGCTTTTATGTTATGGTCTCCGATATTGTTTTTGGGACAATTAATCTGTATTTGATCCTACCCATAATTTGGTACTTTGTCACAGAGTTCTGGCTCAGCAAGTACCTGTCTAGACAATTTGGCTTTTACTTTGGGGTGCTAATATCCTCCATTATCTTAATCCTCCCCGTCCTGAGATACGACAAGCTCTTCGTAGCCGCCCAAATCCACAAAGCAGTGTCTATCAACATATCAGTTATACCCCTGTGTGCGCTAGTAGCTCTCTTGGTGAGGGCTTGCAGAGTGTACACAGATAGAAGGAAGATAGCTTATTCTGCCCTCCCCAGCAAACCCAGAACAATCAAATACACTCAAGCTCCAGAGACCACCGTCAAACAAGCCCCAGAGTCTTCCATTTTTTTAGATGAAGAGAGTGACACAGATTTTGAGCAATAAAAGCCAATAAACATGTTGTATTAATGATTGAATCAATTTATTTCATTCTTCTTCCTCAAAATTATCATTATAAATTGCAAGTCTGGTGGGGGGGTCCGTTAGGAGACCTTCGATTTCTGAAAACTCCTCAAAGTCTTTAGTTAAGTCAATCTGCTTTCCAGCAACGTCTTTTACGGTGTGATGTCTCCAACAGCAGAGAGAGATACAGGAGCCCATGGCCAGTGGTTAAATTCCTCTTTAACCGCGACTTGCCAGAATTTAATGGCCTGCTCGAGCGTGTCCACTAAGGGCCCGTGCGGTACAAAGACTGGGGTGATAATCAGCAGAACTGGTATCTCCACAGTTGGGTTTAGAAAACTCCTCTCTGTTTTAATATAAGTCTTTGCAAAATCTGCAGAGTCTCTTTTTCTAAAAAAGGCAGACACGAGAAAGGCGCTCGGGTGTGTGTACTTGCAAGTTTCTCCTTTAGTGAGCTGAACATAGTTAGTCACAATTTTATATTGTAGCATGCACTGATGATAGTAGGCGTGACGAGGATTAACATAAATATCAACAAAGAAACTTCCTTTAACTTCAATTTTGCCAGAGGTGAGCGCGGGGTCAGATAAAATAATCACCTTTGATTCAGTGTAGCAGTTGTACTTCATGCACTGCTCTGTGATTTTATGGCCGGGTGCGAGCTTTCGCTTCCGCTTGGGAGGTCCAAAATTCCAGGCCTTGTCAAAAGAGAGTAAGTAATCATTTTGTGTGGGCAGGCGGCCCCTGGATACATACTCTACGGTAGGCTTTTGGATAGACTGGATAAAGTCTATCAGCTCCTGCCTGCCGGGGCTGTTGTAGAGCTTTTGATATGCCTGATAGATGGGGTCGTAGTCACATTTAGAAAACAGGTACTTATATCTGCACTTTATCTCATAAATGTTGGTGGATGAGGTGAACTCCACAGTATTGTTGTCTGACATGGACGCGTTCGTGCACATGTCTAGGGAGACCCCAAAAATTCCATCGTTGGGGCTAAGCATGAAGCCAAACTCGCTGATGCAGTCGATGCCTTCTTCAATCACCAACTCAGAGATGAGCTTTTTGACAGTGTTTTCATTTCTAACACCAAAGGCCACTGGGCTGGCCACGTAGTGGTTCTTTTCAATGGGTATAGGGTGAAAGATTTTACTGTCTGGAGTTTGCTGCTTTACAAATTTTAACAATTTAGAGGAGGAGATGACCCCGTCTCTGAGCACCTCCCACAACACATTATCGCTCTGTCCTCGGGTCAGTCTCTCAATGTGCTCGCATATTTTGGCCTGTATGGGGGGCCTCATTTCAGTGCAGGCTTTCACCACATCCTCTAGTTTGGCGGCACCGGCTCGGTCGCTCCCCATGACCTTTTCATAAATTTCAATCACTTCAGTGTCTCCAATAAAGTCTTGAATCTTTTTAAACAGGTAAAAGATATAGACAAACCTAAGATGTGGCATCTCCTTTCCAATTTGTCCGCTAGCGATGGCCTTTTGAACCTCAGGGCAGCGGATAAAGTTGGAGAACGTGTAGGTTGCAAGCTTTTTAACTTGTTCTCCAATTTCCATGGTTAGAGTCTGCTCTAGCAGCGTGGCCTTGTTCAAAAAGTCCATTTTGGGGCCGTCTTCCGTGTATTTCAAAAAAATCAAACTGTAAAAGATTAGACAGTGTATTTTTAAGCAACCCCTGGCCCAATTTTAGAAGAGCTTCTTCTTTAATTACAGAATCAAACTCTTCTCTAAATAGCTGACAACACTCTTTAAGAAGCTCCATATGGGGCTGAGGTAACTGCCCCTGGCTTAATACTCCTTCAGAGTTAATCCCCACGTCAAGGTTAATCTTCCACAGTTGGCTAAGATAGGCTAGCAGAACAAGTTTGGGCCCTAGCAACAAAAGAAAATAAGTGGCAGAACTGTCGTCCTCTATGTCATGCAACCATGACTCATAGGTCAAACTATGAGATTGCTCCATAACTCTTGCCAAAACAAGCAACAAAACTTGAAGTAAAGCTGCACAGTCGATCTTAAGTGCCATGTTTTGACCAACAGCAGTATCTGTTACTTCCTCTACATTCATATCCTGGGCGTGGTATCTCAGAAGATAACACCTTCTGAGGAGACAGAGTGGCTTTACATAGTCTTTACACACTAGAAAGGGATTTAGGTGAATTTCTGCCTTGTAGATCACGCTTCCATTTTGGGGGTCATTGATGGACAGAGATTTAAAGCTGTTCCCCGTGTGGATGGCAGCTGTCCCCAGATCTGTTAAAATTAAAGACTTGATACCCGACTGCTGCCCGCTGAAGGTCTCCACCAGGATGTTGGACGGGCAGATGTCCCCGTGGAAGAGTCCACACTTTTGGTTTAAAAAGTAGATGGCGTCTATCAGGCCTCTAAACTCGCGGTCGAGGTCGGGGAGGTGGTCCGCAGTAAATACCTTAAAAGTCCGCAAGGATTGGGAAAAGCGAGGATACCATATTGTCCTACAGGCGACACAGGCACCGAGGTAAAACTGCAGGCAGACAGATGTAAAATCATCATGATTGTATACCCTGGCTAGGGCTACGAGGTCCATCATGACAGCCTCATGATAGAAGGCATCTGCTGAAGTAAAAACCTTAGCACAGATACCCGGGCTACTGGCATAGACTTTTCCAAAAGACCCTCGACCTATTAGGTTATCAGTGTCTACTGTAGGGTGGGAGCAGGTGAACATATTGGAGGGTAGACACACACAGAGATGCTGAGTGTCCAAATGCACCTTTAGCGCCTTGATGTGGCTCATCCCCAACGCCAAGATATCTGCGGCGCTATTGGGGGTGACATCTGGGGGCTTGATCCAGTCGCCACTGGATGAGTGTGTCCTCAAGCTCCCCATCGCAGACAGATAGGTCATTCTGTTGTCCTCCATGGCACCTCTCTTGAAATGTCTGTACCCTGTCCACTTCAAAAGACACGTCCCCCTCGAGTTCCTCTACCCTGTCGGTCAGCTCTTCTAAAATATCTACTTTTTTAGGGTCGAATCGAAGGAGAGACTGTACTTCTTTAGTTTTATTTTCTATTTCTGTTGTCAGGCAGGTTACTTTGTTTTTTAAAGCCCTCAACCGCTCAGCTTGGCGTGCTTGATGACTCACTGAGTTAGCTTCCTCAAACTGTCTTTTAAAGACTGCACTGTGTGTACCAAAGCGGTCCCCCACTGAAACTGCTACACGCCGCTGAACTGCCAACTCAATATCCAAGCGTATCTGCTCTTTCATGGACTGAGAATTCATTACTCTTAAAGAGAGCAACCAGGGAGTTGATGTTGTAGCTGGGCCACAGAAGGATATCGCCTGTGGCTAGGCACCTAGATGTCCCAATGGAAGACTCAGTGTGCTTCTCAGCTCCCTGTAGAATTAAGCAGCCACTCCCCACGTTGGTCACGTTGTGAAATGATGTGAAATTTTGTCTGTAAATGCAGCACAGTAGGCAGCTCTTATTTAAAACTAACCCACCGGCGCTCACACTGGGCAGAGCTTTCAACACGTCAGCGACTCTCTTTCGGTCGAACGGGATGTTGCTGTTTTCTGGAGTGCAACCTGGGTCCTCCCCCTCGTAAAAATACTTGACAAACTTACACAGCTGACTCACAAAAGATTGTATGTCACTGTCGGGGTCATACAAAATAGGTGGCAGTAAAACAGGACCGGGTGTACTAAAATATTGAGCATACACACACGTGGCCTCTTGACACCTTGACCTGGGCCCGTAGAACAGCAACCAGAGCCAGGGTAGTGGATCTGTGGGGTGGCAAAATGTCCAGGTGCTTGGAGAGCTTAGTAACTTTAGAGCCCGGTTAACTAATGAGTCTTTATTTAATTTTAAGGCCCACATCCATTCGGCTAGCTTGTATGTCACATATGGTTCACTGATGATTTTGGGAGAGGACCGCGTTTCCTCCGAAGGAGAGTGCTTGGGTTCTTTAGTATAAGAGCCCATCCTATCATAGTCCATGCGTACAATAGCATCCAAGGCGTTCAGGCGGCTTAAGGACAGGCAGCTAAAGTCCAAATTTTCACTGACCGGGGTATGGGCAGCGTGAGGCGCTGTGTCTTCCACTGTTAGGTTGGTCACTATTAAAAAACTGTTTACCGGGCTCTCTATCAATTTAAATTGCCCCGGGGTGCTTTCAGCCAAGCTGATAGCCAACTTCACCCCCCTGGTGTATTTTTTGGCCATTTCTGGGTCGCCATTACAGTGGAGCTTGGCCAAGTTCAACATGTTGTATGTCAAGGTGATGCCGGCCCTTCAAAAGGCCTGCGAGGAGCTGCAGAACCAATGGAGCGCACGAGCTGGAAAATGGCCTGTCCCAGATACCCCCCTCGTAGCAGTGGAGACTAGGCGATCCGAGAGATGGCCTCACCCCTACCTGGGTCTGCTACCAGGAGTAGCTGCGTACAGCTCGACGCTGGAAGACTACTGTCGCCTGTACAACCCTTATATAGACTCCCTAACTAGATGCGATTTAGGAAAAACCCACCGCAGGCTGACAACACAACCCATTTTAAGCGACCAGCTATGTCACCAACTAAAGAAGCTTTTTTCTTGCCCACATGAGACATCCATTAAGGCCAGGCTAGAGTTCGAGGCGGCCGTGAAGACCCACCAGGCTCTAGACAACAGTCCAGTGTTTTTAGAGCTCAGGGCCTTTGTTTTAAACTTGTCTGCGTTTCTAAACAAGCGCTACTCGGATAGGTCCTGCCACATAGAGCTGTTTCAAAGGCAGCTCATCATGCACACATTTTTCTTCTTGGTCTCAATTAAAGCTCCAGAACTCTGTGACAAGTTTTGTAAAATTTTCAAACTTTATTTTGATATAGATACAATAGATCAGCCCACTTTAGACATTTTCAAGCAGAAGGCCAGTGTGTTTTTGATCCCCCGCCGCCATGGGAAAACATGGATAGTTGTGGCCATCATCAGCATCCTTCTGGCTTCTGTGCAGGATCTGCGCATTGGCTATGTGGCTCATCAAAAGCATGTAGCCAATGCTGTCTTCACGGAGGTGATAAACACCCTTCACACATTTTTTCCAGGAAAGTATATGGATATAAAAAAGGAAAACGGGACTATCATTTTTGGGCTTCCCAACAAAAAGCCCAGCACCCTGTTATGTGCCACCTGTTTCAATAAGAACGTAAGCACATTTTTTTGAGATTCTCACAGCTGTACATTAGTAGCCTGCTCACGAGATGAGATAGGCTAAAAAGGAGCCACGGGGACTGTAGGCAGGGCACTTCTTCGCCTTCTCTGGTTACTCCGCAAAAAAGCTCCTGGACATCGAGAGTCAGGTTATTGGATTTAGCTCTGATACCCACTATATCATTTTGAGCCTCCGGGGGGAAGAGAAATCCCAATAAGTTGCTGTTGGTGGTTATTTTTGCCATGTCCCCATACCGCAGAGAACAGGGGGCTACACAGGGACAGATGTCAGCCCCATTATTCTGATCAGACAGCGTCACACCCTTTAGAACACAGGCATGGTTTGGATTTCCATAGCAAAAGGGACAGTCTTCATTTTCACATCGGGTCAGCAGGGCAATGATGTTGCTCATGGTGGGAAGCGTCCCGATGCTTGGACAGCATATGAGCAGATCGGGGTTTATGGTGTATTGCAGCAAGCTCCCATTGGCCATCCAGGGGCCAAAGGGGCCCAGGGGGACTATGTCCGTGGACGACCGAGGTAGATCATCTGGGTTTTTTAGTAAAGTTGCCGAGTTGACCATCTGTAGAATGCTGAGCTGTACGAAAGGTTCGTTTTTATGTACAGCAATGTTTTCTGGTATGACAGCTGGTTGATCGGGGTCTACCAAATCTCCAAAGAAAATCAAATAGATGCCATACCGTTGAACTTCTCGGCAGTAAAAGGCAGTGGGGGTGCAAGCATCTACAAACACTCCGTTTACATAGAACGTGGCGCATAAGTTTCGGTCTTTGGGTTTCATGAGCTGCAGAGTCAGGTTGATCGGGCCATTTGTGCCAGGCACTGAAGGATCGGGGCCCGGCCACAGGGGGGACTTTGCTGTGGTGCTGGTGTATACTTTTATGAGGGGTGTAGAGGCAGAATTCTTCACCCATATACACTCTTTGTTTAAAAAGTGTTTTAGGAGACATCTACGGTCCCTAGATGCCATATCTACCCCTTAGGTGAAGTAGATCTCTCTCAGAATGGGTAAATTTACCTTTAATAGCAAAGCCCCCCGGTAAAAGCAGCCACGCATCTAAAGTGCAGCTGTACAAGACACCAATTTGGTGATCCCTTGCACACACTGATTCTAACAAATAGTGCTGCTTTTCCTCCAAGTGGCAGCTTAATTGCTGCACGTGAGCTAATGTATCTAAGCCGGGTAGAGGGCTGGTGAGCTTTAAGCTAATTCCCCACCTACCCACCCCCCTGTCCCACAAGGAAATCACATCTAACCACACACCAGATTTCTGAGCCACATTAGCCACAGCCGCCTTTATCCACCCAGAGTTTTCATTCGTCACACACCTCAAAGTAAAACACGCCTCGTAAAATTGTTCCAATACATACTCCAAAGCATTTGAAATGTCACTTTTAATAGCCACTCCCAGCACCTGGTGCAGCTTAAAGTCGGATGATTTAGATTTCTCTAACAGACTGTCAACAAACTGATTCATTTTTAGAGTTAGGAAGGAAGTATCTTTCTGTATGACTGAGAGAGGGTCAATTTTCTTAAGCTCATCCTCTGGCAGGGTGTCCAAACATGAAACTAAGTTTTTGTAGCTCTCTGTGCCATACACACAGAGCCAGAACCTCTTGCCAGAAAAACAGTGTGTCAGAGGGTGGAGGTTTAAGCTCTTCTCTGTAAAGTTTCTGGTGCCAACAAAATGGATGGTGGGTGACTGGTGTGTCTGTTGGTTCGGGGTTGGTAAACTTTCTGGCAGGTTTCCATCCCCCGAGCCAGAAAACATCCCCCCGACCAGCGCTCCACGTAGACTGGGTGAGCGCTCTAGGGCCCGGTGATTGAGGAAGGCGCTACTGGAGTCCCCAACTATAAGTTTTTTAGACCCCACTAGGTCATTTTCCATCTCCTCAGTTGTGTGGAGCTGCCTGGCTGATCTCCCCTGTAGGATGTTAGCTATGGGGTCTTCACGTATGGGCAGACTCCTCACGGGTTGGGCAACCTCCTGCGCTCCAGGGGAGTCTGCTTTGAGTAGGCCAGAAAATATTGTTTGATAGAAAAACCTCACGTAGCAGGCATTGTGCTCAGCAGTCTCAGGAAATCTGAGCAAGATGACATTGAAAGGATGCCAAGTGTTGTTGGACACCTGTAGAGGCAGGGAGAGGGCTATTCCCCTCGTGAGTCTACCCACGCCGTGCAGGTAGTCTAGAGACCTGGCCCAGACTCTAACGGGCTCACTAGCCGAATCAGTTTGGTAGTCGATCACTTTAAGGATGCAGGGAAAGATTTTGGGTCTATGTTCCACATAAAGGCCCTCTGCCAAGTCTTCTGGGATAACCAGATGAGCTATCACATCGAAGCCGTGGTGAAAGTATCTCCAGTTGTTAGTATGGACATCCATGCCTGCCGGATGCTTTTGGCAACCGAGTCAAATTTTTTATTTTTGGTGCATTTAAATATAAGATTGCCATAAATTGTCTTGGAGGAATATACCGATATGATCACGTGAATGTAGATGCTGCAGATGAGGCTGTAGGCGCACTGGGCGCTCTGAAAGATGTGTTGGCAGTGATTGAACGTGATCTTAATCAAGTTGGCCACCTCATCACGTAACTCTCCGGGACAGATCAGTATTTTGTCTTTAACTTCTTGGTAGCTGGAGCTAGAGAAGTAAAGCCCCACGTCTCGCTGCACGCAGTGCACCACACTGTCTAGAAACTGGTTGGGGCAAGGCGTGTGACCACTCGAGTAGTTCACGGGAGACGTGGGGCACGGGTTTCCAAAACTGACGCTGTCTACAGCACAGCGGCCCGTCAGTTCACACACCAGACCCTCTCCCATATTAATCAGGCAACAGTCTTCCCCCCCATCACAGACATGGTATGATTGGCACTCTGTGCAGACAAATATGTTGTCTATGCTGTGAAAGGTGGTTGCCATGGTTATCATTTTGGTAAAATAACATTGGTGAGGGCGGAGTTCAGATCCTTGTGGACGCACTCTATCTTGGTCACCTCCTTCACACATTCCGCACCGGCAAGGTCAAACAAGACGGTGAGCAGCTCTAGATGTTGCATGGGCCCCTGAGTGTGGCGAAGGGTGTGCAAATTAGAGGCGCACCGTTCAAGTATTTGAGGAAAGGGCTGGCTGAAGAGTTTCAAGCAGTTGTCAAAATCAGAGAGTTCTAATGTCTCCTTTTTCATTTTTCCTACACGTAGAGCATTCGGGGTCAGACTTTTCAACTCTTGTTTGTGGACGAAGCCAATTTTATCAAAAAAGACGCCCTACCAACAATCTTAGGGTTTATGTTGCAAAAAGATGCTAAGATTATTTTCATATCTTCATCTAACTCATCTGACCAGTCCACCAGCTTTTTATACAACCTCAAGGGCGCCAGTGAAAGAATGCTCAATGTTGTCAGTTATGTGTGCCCTAACCACAAAGAAGACTTTAGTATGCAGGAGGGCATTATTTCCTGCCCTTGCTACAGCCTCCACGTCCCCTCCTACATCTCCATCGATGAACAAATTAAGACCACCACTAACTTATTTCTGGAGGGGGTGTTCGATACAGAGTTGATGGGCGATTCCAGCTGCGGGACAGTGTCAGCTTTTCAAATCATCAGCGAGTCCGCCCTTTCCCAGTTTGAACTGTGCAGAATAGATACAAGTTCCCCTAAGGTGCAAGCTCACCTCCACAGCACAGTACACATGTACATAGACCCCGCATTTACCAATAATTTAGATGCCTCTGGGACGGGTATATCAGTCATTGGGCGCCTAGGGGCAAAAACTAAGGTTATCTTGGGCTGTGAACATTTTTTTCTTCAAAAACTCACAGGAACCGCTGCCCTACAAATAGCTTCCTGTGCCTCTTCCTTGCTGCGGTCTGTGGTTACTTTACATTCAAATGTAAAGAGCGCCCAGATAACTATAGAAGGCAACAGCAACCAAGATTCAGCAGTGGCTATAGCTAACTTTATAGATGAATGTGCTCCCATTCCAGTCACTTTCTACCACCAGTCAGATAAGACTAAAGGAGTGCTATGTCCCTTGTACCTACTGGGGCTGGAAAAGGCGGCAGCCTTTGAGTCATTCATCTATGCCATGAATTCGGGCTTATGTAAAGCTAGTCAATTAATTGTATCTCATACCATAAAACTATCCTTTGATCCGGTGACCTACTTACTAGAACAGGTCAGAGCCATCAAGTGCCAGTCTTTAAGAGATGGCAGCCACACCTACCATGCCAAGCAGAAGAACCTGTCTGATGATCTACTGGTTTCTGTGGTGATGGGCCTGTATCTATCCAGTGCCAACACCCTCCCATTCAAACCACTCCACAACGAACGTTTTTTTTAAACCTTTTTTATTTCAATATGTACATTTTACAAATAAAAAATATAAACACCGCTTGTAGCTGCTAAATTTTTATTTCTACCTGTTGCACTTGTACAAAGAGTCCAGACTCTAGCTCTTCGTCTGTGAGAGCCGTCAGGGAGCAGTTGGGCCCCAACTGGGGGCTGTATGTGGCGTTGCTTAGACCTACCCAATCAAAAGAGCAAGTGCTGTGATTGAGATAACTGGTATCATAAACGTCCACGAACCTCCAGCGGTAGGCCCCGCATCTACTTCGGCCCAAGTAGACAGTTTCTGGGTGGCACTTGTGTCTCAGCATAAACAAGCCCTCTAACATGACCTGTTTGGCCACTTCATAGCCAGAATTGTTGTAATAGCTGCTGTGTGTGCTGTTAGAATGCAACACTGTAAAGTTGGTGCAGTTTGGATTTGTGACAAAACTGGTTGCCCAAAAAAGCGCAGAAGAGTAGTCTGCCGGCTGCCCGTCGCTTTTAGTAAAGTTGGGGTAAAAGGTTTCATTGTTCACCTTGATTTCCGGCATCATGATGTCCCAGGTGCAGAAGAATGAGCTGAAGCAGGAGTGACTGTATTTGTCGGGAGAGGCTCGGTTGCAGTTGATGGGATACGAGGCAGGGCCAACTATAAATTGAAAGGAGCGACTGATGTTGTAAGGGTTAAGCGGGAAGGCCAACAGTACCATGATAGTGAGATATGTCCACCAGTACAAAAGGTAAAAGAAGAGCTGTTGGTAGCTAGGCCTCCTGTATAGAACTTGGTGGGTAGGCCTCAACTCTTCGCCATATTTGGCCACTGGGTCACTGGCAGGCTTTACAGGTGTGTTTTTCTTGTAGTAAGTTTCCTTTACCCACCCGTCAGCGGTGAATGATACCTCTTGAACAGTCCCATCATCGTGTTTGATCAGCCTTTGTATCCCTACCATGGCTTTTCCCTTAACCCACGTACCAACAGGTAGCTGAAAGGTTCTCTGGCGTATAGGTAGACACCTGTAACCTGGGGCTGAGATTAAATATGGAGCCTAGGGTTTGCAAGTACGTTATTAGCAGTCCAAGCTTAGTCATGTCAGGGTACACAGTGTCTGCGTTTAAATCAGCCGCTGCGGCGTTCAGCTCGTCTGGTATCATCCTCCTGAACACATTTAAAAGCTCATTTTCCCCGTGTCGAAGTAATGCAGTCAGCAGCCTAACACATGACCTTGGTAGCAACCCAACCATGATGCACAGGTAGGTAGCTAGGTTATCTAAAAAAGCCAACGCCCCCAGATTTTCCATACCTTCCAAGTTGAGAGAGTAGTGGTTCCCCAAGTAGGTGACATAATTGGTTCGGGCCAACACATCCGCCATGCGAACTGCGTTGGGCTCAGCCTGGGTTACCCGAAGGTAGATGTTGTAGGTGAGTAATTTTTGTAGGGCCTCATGGGCTATTTCACAAGGAACTACTATAGGTAACAGCAAGGTGAAGTTGTTTGACTGTAAGTCCACAGAGTTACTTTCCTGGTCAAACATGGGGGGCATGACACAGACTTGAATGTTACTATCCCATTGAAAGAAAGGATGATACTTGTTTTTTATCTGGTAGTTTCCATTTTTAGATATCCTCGTCAACACCAGGCTGTCGACAGTCACTTCTTCTAAGATGGCCAGGGTGCATGTGGACAGATAGTTACACATCAGCACATAATCGGAGCCCAAGTCGACACCGAGGGTGGGTTTCAAGCCCACTGATTGCAAATTTTGTGACCCGTGGGAATCACGTAAGGGGACTATACACCCCACTTTTTCTTGAAGTTTGCACACCTCGTCTGTGAAAAGCCTGCTGGTACAGGAGACCAAAATTTTACTGTCTACAGCCATTTTGTTGTTTTGTTTTGTCCTGTGTGAAATTTAGTTGCGGGCAACTTCCTTCCCACCCTAGGATGCAACTTTGTTGCCAATCTTAAATACTCTTTTTACTGGAGCCACTTCTTCAATAAAGTAATGGCCCATGTGCACTGGAGCGTGTGTGTTTTTAAAGGACATGTATTCATCCAAAAGGGCTCGGTGCGAGGCGCAGAGAGTGGGGAAAGCTTCCTGCAAAAACAGGCAAGGTTGGTCCAGAAACACATCTGTGCCATTAATCACCACATACTGTAGGTCGGTGCAGCTAGTGGCAGCGTAGCCCACGAGCCGCTGGGCGTACTCGTTCACCAGGGTATAGAAAGACTTGTTGTTCTTAAGCATCTCCTCTTTGTTAAAAAAGGGCTTCGAGGGACTGTAAATTCCCGGGGAAGAGACCTGCCTGTATCTAGAACCATAGAGCACATCCCCCAGAGAACCTTTTTGGGAGGCCCAAGGGTTCACTGTAGACCTGTACTCGTATGCTGGGTCGGGCAGAGAGTGGTCATAGAGAAACTGCTCCGCCCTGTCCTGGTTGTTAATATCACTGGAGACCACACACGAGGCCCTTCCTCTGGGACTGTTTGACTTTTGAAAGTAGGCCACATCTGCTGTCACGGGGGTCAAAATCACCTCACATGTGGCATGCTGCCCATGTACCAGTCCAGGGGGGTGTGAAATCTGTCCAACACCGGCTATCAGCGCCCTGGGGTTCTGTCTGTTGACAGTGTCCTCCACGCCAATTTTTCTGGCCACGTAGTTATTCACATCCACATTGTAGTAAGCCTCGTTAGCAAAGATTGAAAAGAGGTTTTGGCAGTGGATGCCCATGTCGGTTGTGATGGAGGCCACGTGGGCTGGGGTCACCACGCTGCTGTAGCTCAAGCCGGTCTCTATCGTAGCCAGTTCATGGTTCACCTCAAATCCCACGGCGTCAGCCCTCACCTCTCGGCGACTGACGGTGGGTCTGCCCACAAAGACAGATGTTGAGGCCCGGGCGCTGAACATCACGTTCTCTGCCAATACTTCATCAGTGCGCAGCACGGTCAGGGCAAACCCGGGGTGAATTTTATGCTTCGCCTGCACTATGAAGGCAATAGGTGAGAGCTTATTGTGCATCACTGTGAAAGCACTGAGGGAGGCTGTGGAAGCTTTACAAGAGGTGATGTATTTGGCCATGGGGGGCTTATGCCACTCTGCATAGTCTGCCAGCATCGCAGGCGGGGCGTTAAATGATTCTATGGACCTCTGGGAAAAGTTGTTCATGACATAGTTTTGGATGAGATTGTCCCAGCTTCCCGCCACCAGGGGGTCACAGTAGAATCGGTGAAAGGGTACAGGGTAGAACATGCCCGCGGCCGCCTGCTTCATTCTCTCTGGGATCCCAAAGCAGACAAACCCGTTAACCATGACAGTGTGCTCAATAATGGCGCCCTGTTCTGGCCCCAGATTCTGGCAGTGGTCCCTTCTTGTTTTAACCCGCACCGCCTGTGTCATCTGCGGGCAGTTTAGGTAGGACACTATCATCATTCTCAGCATGTCTGCGGTAGGGTTAACCTCAGAGGCAATAAGAATGTCTCTGAGGGGCCCATTTTCCAGGTGCTCTAACACAGTGTCCTCACCATTGAACTGCAAAATGTCAAACACTGGTATGTTGTAGCCCAGCACTATGGAGATGTTTTCAAAGTCTGCCCCCATACCACACATATGTCCATTGGTGCATACTGGAAGTACCACGTAGTAATAGATTTTCTCTAGATCAACCGCGTCCGCGTTGTTGTTGCCATTAGCCACAGTGATCCGCTCATACGTGTCCCAGTCCAAAGTGTTGCGGTTGTGGTAGAGGGCGGGAGCTACTCTGTTGGCATTGTCAAAGTCTGGCAGGGGGTGGATGAAATCCTGGCTGTTTTCGTGTTCTTTCGCCCCAACTACAAACTTGGCGCCCTGGTTGTCCAATGTGGCAAACGTGTCCCGATAGGTAAAAGGGGGGAGGAGTTGTCTGTCCAGTAGTCCATTAACATATCCATGCATCTCATTGTTGCCCAGCTGCTCCGCACCACACATGCGTACAATGGCATGCTTGATGGCGACCACCTCTCCTAATATCTTTCTGTAGAGCGCGTACGCATCCCTGTTTATCAGTCCACCTCCCATGTGTGTGCAGATGTTTCTGACCATGAAAAAACTGTTGATGAAGGCCAGGTTTCCCGAGTTATCCCAGTAGGTATTGATACAGAGTGCAATGAATGGGATGTTCATGGTGAATTTTTCTGGCTGTCCATGTATCATGGCCTCCACTATGTAGCAGATGAAGGGGTAGGTAGGATCGAAGGCAGTGCTTCTAATTATCTCTAGGGTAGCATCGTCAACCGCATGCTGCAGGCAAGTGGCAGCCTCAAACTGCTTGCCCCTGGAGTCCTGAAACTGGTTGGGAGCCAGGGGCTGGGGTATGTTCCCCGACAGGGTCCTATGAGTCGCCCTAAAAGCCGCTTGCTCGGCACCAGCCTGCTCTACTACAAAGTCAAACAGTGGGTGCAGCTCTAGCTGCATGAGTCTGTGGTTAGTGGGGTGGAGGAGATCATCTGTAGACAGGTTGCACTTTTGAGAGATGGGCAACAAGACCACCTCCGCCCGGTTCACATAGTACCTCCTCACGTGGGCAAATACATTCATGTTGTCCATGGGCCTAGAGCGCAGGCCGTGCTGAAAAGCCTCCATGGCATTGTCTGGAGGGTTCAGACGCTGTAGCTCTTGCAGACAGGCACTGGGGCTGTTGACTCGGGGGTGACATAGCGTGCGAAGGGCATTCTGGTAGTTGAAGCACAGTGGGGTATTGGTCTTGTTTACCACCCACACTTCAGAAGAGAGGCAGACATCATCCTCTATCTTCAACGCAGTAGAGGTGGTGTACTTAGGTCTGGGAATGAAAAGGCCAAGTGGGAAAAAATAGGTATACTGCATCCTTCTGTTTAGAGGGAAGGGCGCCTGGGCTTCATTGTACATTTTCTGCAGGCTCTCCACAATCACGGCCTGGCTTCCCACCTTTACCACAGAAACCGGAATAGTGGTCTGCGGTAAGGAGCTGAACTCATTATCTGAGTCAGTATTTTTATCGAAGGCCCCAGTCTGGCCCGCGGGGTCCTCCACCAGCTTGTTTTTAAACTGCTCAAAAGACCTCATGGCGCGTCCATAGCTTACAGCAGTCACTAGGTTTTCCCCCCTCACCACATATGAGGCATAGGCCGCGGGGCCCACCACCTCCGTCCTATATTCCCCAAGCAGGGTGAGAAGCTTGTTGAGGATAGTGTCTGTTGTTTCCATCACCCCAGCCACGGGTTCCCCGGAGCCGGTTGTGTATGTAGAGGTCCCCTTAAACACTGTTTCTTTGGAAACAGAATTTATTATGGCAGAAAGCATACCCAGGATGTACTGTTTGGAGGCAGGTGTGAGTTCCGCCTTGTTTATGAAAAATGAGTGAGTGATCAGGTGATCTTTAAACATGGAGACCAAATCAGATTTAATGGACTTTTTTAGGCCTCGTTCTGTTAGGGTGGGATCGCTGAGAGACTGTAGGATAAACAGAGGCGGAGCATGGCGAAGCTTAATGGAGAGCACGGTGTCTATAAGGCCTCGCTCCAGAGCGTCTATGCCAAACTGAAGAGCTGAAGTGACAGTCTTTACAGTGCCTATGTACTCTAACATGTCCAAATCTGTTTCTGGCTCCATATGCATGTTCTCTAAATCAGCTATGGCCAGCTCTATCTCCGCGCTGATATGGTGCTTGCTAGTAGATTTCATCACAATGTACTGCCTCTGCTTGTTGGGGCGCCGACCATCACTGTGGGCGATGGTCGGTACAGAGACCTTAAACTGTATCTTTCCATCTACCATCCGCCTCAGGTCCCTAAACTCAGTGTTGATGCAGGACGCAGCCAGGCCGGTCTCTAAGAATTTAACAAACTCAATAACATTTGCATACACTCCAAGCAGCACCTCAAAGCGCACGCTGTTTTCACGCACATCCTTCCCCACGAGCAGTTGGAAGCTCTTAAACAGCCCCTCGGCCGCACTCTCCTTCACTTGACGCAAGAGGTTGGCCTCCACTGCCGCGTGGGGTAGCGGTCGGTTCTCCAGGCGACAGACTTCCATGATGACTGTCTTAGATGAATGCTGCTATTTGCCCGTGCTGTCAGTCCAACAGCTGCCAGAGCCCAGTGATGAAGGCTGCCTGGAAGATCAGTTAGAGATCTTCAGTATCCTGGCTTTAAATAAGAAGCTAACGAGGGCAGAGTGCCATTTGGCACATATAGACGCACTCATGGGCCCCGAACAAACATTTTACACGTGCCGTGCTGTCCGGCGCCTCTTGTTGGGCTTAGTCCACGTGCCTTGTGTCTCGGTAGCCCCCATGCCGGGTGAGGTTCGCCTCCCCCGAGGATCACCATTTTGTGGAAAGGGGTTGGTCTTTAATGGAAATCAGTACTACACCACAGACCAACTCAACACGGACATGTTTGTCCCCGGCATCCGCTCAACCGAAGAAACTGACCCACCTCTAGATAAGAATTTCACGTGGAGAATGATCTACTTCCCAAAACTTGTCAGTACTCGGGTCTCTTGGACCTGTATGTTTCAAATCATCTCTAGGTATGTAAACATGTACGAGCTGGACGAGTGCGTCTCGTTGTTCTGTAATAGCCTCCACCCCCACCTCAGACAGACCTGCACCTACAACTACTCGCTGCTTACGTACCATCTAAAGAACCCTAGCCTGCAGAGATGGCCACAGAGCAGCAGGGTGGTAGGCAAGACCAGCGAAGAGTTTGCGCTGGTCAACTTTTTGCTGCACTGGCCATCTAGCAGCTGCCTCACCGAGCTACGCACTAAAGTCCTCAAGGGGGTAAAGTTTTTTCCCCGCACCCTTCAATATCTGAGCGCCTTGCCCGTCTCTAAGGGCGTCACCGTACAAACTTTGGGAATTCTCAAGTACGTGGAGCGCATCGGACTGCTGTTTCCACAGTGGGCACCCACTGTGCTGAAACGCACCCCCAAGAAATTTCTGTGTGTGATAGCTGTCTTAAACACTCGGACCAACTCTTCCATATGGCTCCAGTTTCCCGAGAGCGGGTCCATGTTGAGAATAGCATTATGCATGGCAGTGGCCAAACACGTCCGCCGGGAAAGGGAAATCCTCTCCCAGAGCAAACAACCACTGTCAGTGGCCCGCGCGCTGGTGGCTAATTTTCAAAAGATGCAGTATGCCCCCAGAGATTTCCCCACCAGCCTTTCTTCTTTAGAAATAGCACCCACCACCCCCATAAGGGACCAACCAGCCAATGACATTAAAGACAGCTTCAACGCCATCACCCACATCAGCATCAATGGTTTTAAAGTAAATGTTTTCAATACTAACATGGTCATCAACACAAACATCACGTGCTTGCAGACCCCCTGCTGTTACAGCCAGATAGTCAATGTCCCAAAACTAGTCAATAATTTTGTGATAAAAAAGTACTCTGTAAAAGAGCCCGCCTTCACAGCCAGTATTTTTTACTCAGAGGACTTCAACTTAAAGGCTGCCATAAATGTGAACATAAGTGGGGACATTATAAACTTTTTGCTGGCCATGAATACCCTCAAGTGCTTTCTGCCCGTAACTGACATCTTTCCCGCCTCCATGGCCAACTGGAACTCCACTTTTGACATCCACGGCTTAGAGAATCAGCATCTGGTGCGCAGCGGTCGCCGAGATGTTTTTTGGACCACCAACTTTCCCTCTGTGGTGTCCAGCAGCGAGGGCTATAACGTGTCTTGGTTCAAGGCTGCTACTGCCACTGTTTCCAAGATTCACGGTGACAGTCTCACTAAACAGGTACAGGGGGAAATCAAGCGCCTAATCAGCCACCGCAACGCCAGGATCAGTTTTTGTAAAAACAGGCTCTTTGCCACCCTAGAGAACAGAAACTGCGCTCAAATTCAGGCCGCCCATAAAAGGTTCCTAGAGTGTCTGTATGAGAGTTGCTCATGGTTTCGGGTCAACACAGACGCGGTCATAAAGCTAGCTCAGTGTGGAGCCTTTGATTTTTCTAAGAGGATAATTGCACATTCCAAGAGCAGGCATGAGTGTGCTTTGTGTGGTTACAAGGTGTGTAACTCCATACCAAAGGTTATAATCAATCACAAGAAAACTAGACTAGATGATTGTGGGCGAAATGCCAACTTTATCTCTTATTTACAGAGAGGTGCGCCTCACATGATAAATACTAAAGCGAGGCTTTTTAGACACATCTGCAGGAGGGCCAGTTTACGAAGCTACCATTTTATTGGCTGTGGGAAGGCCAAAGAATGGAGCACGGCATTAAAATTAGCACGCCAAATGCAAAGCTAGTGGGGGGAGCTGTGCCTCTACCTTCAGACAAGTATGTTTTTCACCTAATTCACTCTAGAACTCTATGCATGGCCCTGTCTCTGCCTGGGGTAGACCTGCCCGTTCCTGTATTGTTCAACAGGTTTAAAGCGGAATCTCCCAGCGAGTGTTCTCTCCACTCTGATAAAGATGTGGCCTTATCTCTAGTTAGAATTCTACTTTCTAGACACCCATACGTGTTAAGTAGTCTGCTGGTAGTGGGCTACCAGCAGCGCCGAGAAACTGTTGTGTTGTATAATCATCCTCTCATCAGAACCCAAGAGTTTGGAATAAGTGAAGTGAAGCCCCCGTGTAGTTTGGTGGTGGGCCCTAACCCCATGTCAGCTGAGGGGACAGTCCCTGCCAGTACAGAACTGCCCTGCTGCGAGCTGGTGGTGGCTAGTGAATTTAAAACTGTTTGGATCAACGAGGCCGCTAACCAACAGATGGAATTTAGCCCTCAAGATACTATATCCGTCCCCTCTGTACTAGGGGTACCTTCTAAACCCATCATCAAACAGCCTCATTTTTTGCCAGTCTGTAAAGAGACTGCCACACTACACGCTCAGCTATTCTACGCAGCAGGTTTGGGGTTTCCTCCGATCAGCAGCTGCCCTGCTAGTTCTTTCACCACTCTGGCCATTATGTGCAAATCCCATAACAGTATTAACCTCGTTTCAGAGGTTAACATCAAGCCTAGACAACTGTTGCTCCTAAAACACGTCTTGCTAACCCGCATGGGACTTGAAAACTGCCTGCAGGACTTCATCCAAGCGTACGCGGAGAGCTTGGCGCCCGTGTCGGATGATCAAATGGCACATTTTGAAAAGGTCTTAAGCATGGCTAGAGAACGGGCAGAAGATATCATTTTTATCTTAAACTCTGTGGCAGCATACTCTTTTACAGATAGTGTCTGTTCCTCAAATAACAATTCCACACTGTATAAAGCTATGCAGAAGTATTTTTTAATGTTCCCACCCACCGACCAGAAGAATTCTGTCCCCTTTGCTGTAGATATCATAAGTATAATCTGCAAGGGGGTGAGCTTCTCCAAAGTGGTGGCTTTTGTTCAGAGATACATCCCGATTCAAGAAAAAGTCGGCAGTACCAACCAGTTAAAAATGTTTGCTTTATTGTCTATTTGAATGTCATATACATGATTATTTTATATACAATGAACACCCCGGCCAAGGATGCAATTGTAAACAATAAAATGATTATTACATTCATAGCTCTGTTGGCATATAGTCCTTTGATTTCAAAAAGGGTGCCATTATTCATAAGGAGCAGATAGTGCGTGTGCATGTTGTTAAAATCAAAAAAGATGGAATAGTCTGAAAACAGATCTTGTTGGACTCTATAGTTGGATATATACACCATGGTCTGCAGTCCATCATACTCATCATAGCTGATAACTGCAGAGTCGCACAGCTGGCACTGAATTTTGGGGTGTGTCATGTTGAGAACTATAGGGATCTTTAAAACTTCCTTGGTCAGGGTCATGTTACGGCAGTTACTGTTGTTAACTACTGTAATCACCATGCTAGATTTTAAAAAGGTTTCAGACACATCATACGTGATCCCCGGTGCGGCCACAGCTTGGGATATGACATAGGAGATATTAGTGAACGGAATGATCATTTTTACAAAGGAGGCATTATGAATGCAGGGCTTAATCGCCAGTGAATCTATGGTCCATGTACTGGACTTTCTTTTCAGCAGAGAGTACATGGCACTCACCCCATTAGAAAGTTGGGTCTGTGTGAGTTTTATGTCCTGGCTGCCTTCTATGTTGAGCTTTTCCAGAGAGTAGTCGAAGCGGAGGCTCATGAAGCAGGGGCTGAAGCTGTGGTGCGCGTTGTGTGTGGAGTCCTCCCCCCAGAATTCAACCCCCCAAGCTAATTCTGAAGCGCTGCACATGGAGGTGGTGTAGCAGTAGATGAGAGACACGTACTTGTTCTTCATGGTAGTGCTCAAATGCGTTCTACCCCTCAGTGCATTATACACATAAAACAAGGTCTCACGCTCTTCCAGTGTCAAGGTAAAGTTGGTCAGGTATCTGGTGTAGATATCCATGAGGATCAGGGTGATGCCATGCAGTCCCTTGTTTTGAGAGTCTAGCTTACCATCCACAAAGTACAGTGTTTTCAAAAACCAATTTGTGGGCACACTCAGCCCCCGATTGGGCTCAAAGGGCATAGCTCCCAACATGGCAGCAGAAAGCCGGCGGATGCCATCTGACTGGAAACCCCTAGAGTATTGATTTTCAAAGCATCTATGTAGCATGTCAAAGCAGACATTGGCCTCGTAGAGCTTAGGTAAGATGCACTGCAGGGATATCTGCCTCTCATCCTTAGAGGCGAATTCTATTCCCAGCTTATAATATAGGGCCATCACCGAAAGATAGGTGGTCAAAAACTGCGAATTAAAGTAAACACTGCGACACCTGCCTTTCCTAGCAAAGTCCACCATGGAGGTCTGTAGCAGCTGTGCCAGCTCTTCTACTGTATGAGCGGTTATTTGAGTGAAAACATCCGTCCAGTTTTTTGGAAACACTGTCTTGGAAAAGTACTCATAATCTTTGTGGCTAGTTAAAAGCAGGAGCTCATTAGCATTATTATTAACTAAGGAAATGTCAAATTTGGTGATGCTGCCTCTGAGCGAGGGAAGAAACTTCTTGTGGCCAAACACTATGGTAGCCTCGTGTGTGACAACTGAAGAAATTTTTTTGATCACCACTAACGAAACATAGTTAGTAGTGGCCATCGCTGCCAGCTGGTAAGTCCCACCTGCTAGAGATATGGAAGAGTACACCACGTGTCTGCGAGCGGGGAAAAAGGCATTTTCTACAGGGAACACATTATTTACATAAAAAAACAGTTGCTGCCCCAGTTGGTGATTTGATATTCCCAGGTCTCCGTCATATCTCCCGTTGACCGTTTGAGTGGTTATGCTCTTATAAAAGTCTACTTCGGTGCTCTTGTTAACCTGTGTGCATATTGAACCCGAGTTCCTGGTTTTAACTTTGATAGACTGGTTGGGAAACTTGTATACATCCTTATATTTGTCATAAGTGGTTTGCAGAGGCTCATACACATTAGATGCATTCCACAGGGCTTCTATATACTCAGCCCGAATATACTCACGAATGTAAGTCATGTCCAGGGTGATGCTGTGGTACGTGCCGTCTAGAGTGATTATAAGTTCGGTCGAGGGAGCTAAACGAACCGGGGGCGTGGATGTAGGCGGTTGACGGGGAGAGGGTGTAGTTACTGCATATGCTCCAGCAGCACAGGCTAAAATTAAGAGCAGCATGGTGGCAAGCACCTGTAGAAAGATGCGGTGACAGCAAGTCAACTAAAGGACTAATTTGCCGAGGATTGCGTGCTGTGGGCGTTATCTGCTAGGGCTTTTATGGCTTTCAAATCCATGACTCTTGTTTTAATATCTCCGTTTTTCATAACTTGCATGTAAAACTCACCCCACGCCCCAGGCAAGTCATGCCTGAAGGCACTGAGGTCAATGACCACAAACCGGAGATTGAGCAGTTGCTTGAGGAAGTTTAGGCACACATTCTGGACTGTGTAGTCATGAGCAAACTGACTTATAATGTCACTGAGAGTCACAAACATGCTATTGTTCCAAATTCTAGAGGCCGTGGTATGACACACACCCTCGGTGGCACAAGCCTCTTCGAGGCTTAAGAGCCCCACGCTGACCTGCATGGTGGTGTCCACAGAAAAGTACTGCAGAAACAGCCACGCACAGTAGGCTGCGTTAAAAGAGCCCTTGAGTTCCTTCATATAGTCCGCATCCACATGTCTCTCGCACACCCTGCCTCTTTTCTTCAGTCTCCTGATATTTTCTTCAGTGCCCAGGGACATGATCGCTATGACCTCCCCAGGGTGGGCCTCAAACATTCCCATCAAATTAAAAAAGTCACTAAATGACAGCATGCCCCTCCTCATCAAAACAAGAGGAAAAACCACCAGAGCAGACAGCTGATGTCTGTCCACGAGAACCCACTTGTCCAGCGGGCCCACTAGCTGCATGTCAGAATTCTCTTTGACACACCTCTGTAAAAAGAGACTTTGGGTTTTTAGAGGGGTGGCAAACTTTAACTGACAGGCTACCAGCTCGGCAGTGGTGGCCTGTTTGCCAGGTTTTCCTTCTCTGTTAATTTTCACTACCTGGTTTAACACATTGGCGTACACCTGCGTCCAAAACTGCATGGGCTCTGGTATGGTGACGGCCTCGTCGCTGGTGAATGTCTGGCGAGCGTAGTTTAAAAGGGTGGTCTTCCCCACAGCCATACACCCCTCAAAAAACACTGTACAGGCTCGGGCAAACGTGGGCTCACCCAAATCTCTAAAGATGGGTGTAAAAGGTTGTTGGTGCACCGGATGGGTTCTTTTGGGTCTCCTCCCAGCATCACAAGAAGAAAATGGCTTACGTAAGTTTCCCCCAAAGCCCTTAAATTTGGAAGGCATGAATTTGGGGGTTTTGGTGGGAGACTTTTTTATGCCCCCCTGTGACACATCTCCAGTGGGTTGCCACCCTGGCCGTATCTCTTCGTACAATTCAGCTTCCGGTAGGTGTGATTGCAGATTATGGCTTTCCGCCCCACTACCCAGGACAGTGAAGTCGGAATAGCTGGAACGTAGGCCACTGCTAGTATTAGAGCTGCGTGAGCTGGTGGGCTGTAAAAGACTGAAAGTCTCACTTTGAGAGCTAAAACTCTCCAGGGGGTGCCAGTCAAGGTCCTCATCGGGGGATTGGTTGTCTGCGTTGTGCCTGGGACGCACCAGCGCTCTGGGAGCTCTGGCGCTCGATCTCCTCGTACCCCCACCAGTCTCAAGGGCAGTAAAGGCGGGTTCATCCTCCTCGCTGGTGTCGCTTGACTCTACGGGCTCGGCTAGGAAATCAATATTTTCATAAAGGGACTCTTCCCAAGGCCGGGGCACGTCATAGTTCTGGCTTCGTGGAGTATTGTAGTTATTAGGGGAGTTGGAGGCCATGTTTCCGCTCGTGAGGCAGTCTGCCTGCACCCTCAGTAGCTTACCTGCAAAGAGAAAAGATGCAGGTCTGCGTGCGCATCGCAAAGTGTATCACCAGCTCTTGCAGTACCACAGCTTCACCAAAATCAACACATTTTTAGATCTTAAGCACCCTACCCCCCAGAAGGTAAAATACAGGCTTTTTTTTGAGGTCACCCTGGGCCCCAGAATAGTGGATTTTTTAGTGCTTACTAGCCACGGAACGGAAAGGGTGTGCTACGTGGTGGAATTGAAAACCTGTCTAGGGAGCCAATTTAACTTCACATCCGTGCGAGCGGCCCAGCGCACCCAGGGCCTGTGTCAGCTCCACGATTCCACCAAGTACTTATGCAGTAACGCCCCCCTGGGGGACGAGCGCTGGGAAGTGAGGGCCCACCTGTTATTTAAGAGCCAGTCGGCCATGAAAACCCTATACGTGGAGCAGCCCAGCTTTCAGTTTAACGAGTTACAGTCAACCACAGGGGCACTGAGTGTCTTCCTCAAATTCAGGGAGGATGTGGACTGCAGGCAGCTGCTCTACCAAGGCCTACAGAGTGCAGCGATGGCCAAAAAAATGCGTCTACTGGGCACCCAGTCCACAAAACGTCCTAGAGATAAACCCACACAGGTTCCAAGAGTCCAGGCGCAGCGCGGCCCTGTACCGAAGGCACGTAGTAGAAAGCAAACTGCATCTAATAAAAAAGGAGCTCCTAAAGGCAGAATTAGATAACGTGGTGCAGACCAACCTCGCCAACTCACAGGCCATAACTAACTATCTCACCACACTGGAGGAATTAGCCAACAGCTTAGTAGACAGGGCCCAGCAACCAGACTGTCCCAGCCAAGGTGCCCGTAGGCAACAGCAAGATTCAAATGCGCCCAAGCCTGCCCCGGATGTCCCTCTACCACCTTCTAAAGAGAACACCACCACAGTGGTGATCGCCCCGGGCGATTCTGGCTACACATTTTCTGTTAGTTTTTTGAGTGAGTTTCTCTCCGGCCTGTATGCCACGTCAGCCTCATGGCTTCCATCTTACGGGCCTTGGTTTACTGCCATGACCGCCAACGCCATGCAGCGCAGAGTTTTTCCCAAGGAACTCAAGGGAACCACAAACCTCAAAAACTCCACCTCCCTCAGGCTTATCACTGAGGTGCTTGGCGCCGTGGCATCCGCCACCGTGGACTTTTACACTGACCTGCGAAACATGTCTGACTTTAACGCGGCCCTCTGTATCATAAACGCCTACCATTGTAAAACCCAAGGCCACCCCCTACCCACCTCTCGAGAAGAACTATTGGACAACCTGGGGTCCAAAATAGCAACCCTGGTGGCCGACCTCAAGGGCTTGAGTTCAGACAGCAACACCGGCTTTTCTTTCCTTTTCTCGAGCGGGCAGCAGGCTGCCACAATAGCCCCCATAAACAGTGATGGTAGATACAGTAAGGATTTTTTTTCCACTCACAAAATCTTTCGCCTGTTGGTGGATAAGGAGGTTGTTCTGCTGCCCAATTTCACAAACATTCCGGGTGCCGCGGACGGCCCAGACTATATATATGCTCTAACCTCATCCCTGTTTAGCGAGAACGTCCCCCCGTTTGGCAGCTACCAACTGAACCTTCGCTCAGGAATTAAGGGTGTAGAGTACTTGATGTTGGTCTATCTTACCTTAGCCAACGCACAGCTCTCAAAGCCTGACGGCAGGCGCTTGCACCTGAGGGCGCTTTTGGGTGCGGCCTTTGAGCATAGCTCTAGGGTGCAGCTCTTTAAAAGGGACGAAGTGTTTACATTTCTCATGAAAGAATATGTGGCCCCGATCCTCGCTCGCAATGACAATGTCAGCACCACTGAGCTATTTCCCGGCATGGCCCTGGCCGCCTTAGAAGTGGGAAACCAGATTACCTTTGACCCCAGCAAGCACTTTGTAAATCTGGCAGGCACCAAGTTTACAAAGATTTTCAATGTACTTAACCAGAAGCTCATGTTTAAAAATGCCAGGGATCTGTTAGTTGCCAAATCTGAGCTTCGGGTAGCGCTCGAGAATGGACTGGCTGCCACTCTCAGTAGCATTTCGCCAGTGAACGCTATAGTAGATGTCATTCGCAAACAGTTTGGGGGAGGGGATGATTATGACAGACTATACTTTTTAGTGCTGGGCTGCTTACCCGTCACAGTCGCTGTTGTGTAGTTTCACGTTGTTGTTGAAAATAAACAGGTAATCTAACCACTCGTGCCATTGCCTTTCTTGTGGGCCCCCTCCCTCATGGCCCGTGAGGGCCATGAGGTCTGAGCAGACGGCCTCCAGCACCCCACAGTACCCATTCTGGGCGCTGAGCTCAAACACAGAAAAGTTGACGCGCACGGCCCCCAGGACAATCAGGTATAACACGTAGATCTTGGTGAGAAAAGTTCTCACCCAGGGCTCCACTTCGGGCCTGCCCCAAAATTGCAGACAGAAAGCTGCCACCATCAGCAGTCTGCAGGAAAACACACTACCCAGGTTGTACAGAAAGTTTCCATCGAGCAGATTCTGGGGATGCACGTGCACGTGCTGGCGCAGGCCCAGCCTAGACAGCACATACTGGGTCAGTCCTCTTAGCAGCTGGGGGTTTTTGTTTAAGTGCAGCCACAGCTGCGAGCGCCCGGTCTCTGACAGTAACATGTCTTCGGTCACTCCCATGGTGAGGCAGCCGTCGAGGAGGATCTTCCAAAACTCCACAGGAACCTTTCGCTCTAAGATCACCGCGTCGGTCACGCCACAGTTAGCCACGGCCTCCCTGAGCAGGAACACGTTTAGGCTCAACTCATACATCTTACTGATGACAAGGTGGCTGAACCTCAGCTCCTCGGGCGTCAGTGTATTTAAACTTTTGCCCCGGAGCAGTTTAAACAGCAGGGCTCTGACTCCGGGGCTAAAATCCGGACCGGCTGACACGTAACGTCCCAATATGTCAAAGGGCTCCCTGTTTGTGGCCGGGTTCGTTGACATCTCCTCCTGTCCAAAAGAGGATCCCAGTCTTAACTTAGACCCCCAGCTATGGAGCCGGTACCTGCCTTTAGGCGCCCCTATTCCCCTCACCGTAGAACACCTCAGCGAGGCCCAGGTCGGCTGGGTCACCGGCCTGTTCCCCGTGTCTCAGGGGCTCTTCTGCACGGGCGAGATCAACGCCCGGGAATTTCTAGACCTCCTAGATACCCTGTACGCCGAATGCACGGTGGCTCAACACTCGCCCAAAACAGATCTCCCCAGAAACCCACGCGCCGAGGTGATGCACTCTTGGCTGCCAGAACTCTCTCTGTCATCCGTGCATCCCTCCCTGCTTGGGACAGAAGATGAACCCCCCCAGGTGTTTCATCACGTATCCCTGTGTGCTCTGGGTAAGCGGCGAGGGACTGTGGCTGTCTATGGTGACAGCCTCTCATGGGTGCTCTCGCGCTTTCAGTCCCTCAGTCAGGAGGACTCTGTCACCATAGTAGACAGAGTCCTGGCTCCACCGGCAGATAGTACCACCTTCACCCTTCGCATAGGTCCACTCTTTGCGAAGGCCATAGACGCTGGATTTATCAGCAATAGGCTCTCTACCTTAAAGCTAGACCGGCAGGCAGCCAACATATCACCCGCCACATATTTAAAGGCCAGCGCCGTCCCACAGACGCCCGAGACGGTCTCGTCGACGGATAAGCCAGAGGCTGTTGACAACTCCAGTAACTCTAAAATGTCAGGCTCGAATGCCCCTCCTGCCCCGCCGGACGACCTCATCCCTGTCCCACGCTCAGCGTTTCTTAACATGCTCGAGTCTACTGTGTCTCGCAGCCAACCCCCCCAGGGAGACATATCCTCCCAAATTAACCCACCTGGGACCTTTATGAGATACAATTTTGTAAATGTTCCCCCGGGTCTGGTAAAGGTGAGACGCCCCACATTTATGGATGCAACTGAGAGCGACTACACACCTTATGGTTACTCCGCTCCACAGCCCTATGACTACAGCGCCCCCAAACAGCAATGCCATAACTGCTGCAATTCCAGACCCAGAAAAAGGGCGAGGGAGGACTCAGAAGACGAAGTGTCATTTCCAGGTGAAGACTCGACGGGTTTTAGAAAAGATATAACCAACCTCTCAAAAAGCCTAGCTGCGCTCCAGAGCGAGATCCGTGAGCTCAAGCAATTGCAGAGCGCGCCACAGCACTTTCCTAGGGTGGAAAACCAGTACCCGGCCCCCAACCCTCTGCTAATGTACGGGTTTCGACCCCTTCCTAACCCTAATAATTTTCCACGGGAATTTTATTGCTCAGATTACTTTACTAAGGGCGAGGCTGCCAGCAAGCAGTCAGAAGTGAAAAACAGTGCTACCCAGGAGCAACACGTACCTGCGTGCAACGCACAACCAGAGGCCAAACTGGTAGAAGAAAAGGACCCGGTGTCCAAGCAAACCCAGGTGGTCAATGCCAGTTTTCAGCCAAAAGCTGAGAACACTAAGGCATCCTCACTCCAGAAGCTGTTTTGTGAAGAGCTGCTGAACAAGCAGTAGTGTGTAGTTTTATATGGTTAATAAAGATGCCTTTTTCATTTGAACCATTTTGTGTGAAATGTGTTGTTAGTTAAAGTTTCCCTTACCCCTGATCCCTCGCTTAAAGACAAAACTTAAAAAAAAAACCAGAGTCTGAAAATAAGTTTAAATGAAAACCTTTATTTAATCATGGGGGTGTGAGAGGGCTTTTTTTTGGGGGGGGCAACAGCTGATAACAGGGAGGAGATGGGGCAGGGTGGGGCTCTTGTGATGTAGTACTAGTGCCTTTTTTGTGAGTGTTTTTTACAGTGTGGATGCTTCAGGTTTTTTTTTAACCACGCCACCTGTGGAGAGAAAAACAAGGGGGTAGTTACTGCTGTCTTTTTTTTTAAAAAAAATGTGAAATACTAGACTGAAAAGTAAAGTTAACTAACTTTAGATGGTATCTGTAAAGCTAAAACTGATAACTTTGTTTTTATTTAAAACTAATATAAATATGAGAAAAATATGTACAATGGTGGAATGTGAAAGGAAATGTAAAGAGAACACAAGGATCTAAAATACACAGGCTAAATGATAATGATAAATTTTTTAATGTGTCTATTTTATAGCATTAAAAATTTTTAAGCTAATATGTTAAAAAGCAGTAAACCCCCAACTTACCTTAAGCTGAAGCAGGCAGGTGAGGCGTGACTTTTTTTTTACATGCTACATAGTAGCTATAGCAGTGAGAGCTCCCATGGAGAGCAAGCTGCTAGCTGCAGGAGCGATGCTCACTGCTGCACCTCAGCCAGTGTGTCCCCCTTTTATAGCCCAAAAGGGGCGGGTCTCGCACAAAAAAGCCACATATAAGGTACATACAAACTGTAAAGGTCACAAATTAACTAAGCTCCCCTAAGTAAACTCAACAACCCTTAACCTTTACATGATGATCAACTATTACATATATAGTTGGGGAAAACCTGTTTATAATAACTGTTAGGGGAAGAACTGTACTGCTATCAGTTATCAAGGAAAATTAGGGTTTCTCAATAAAATTATATAATTGAAGGGGAATAACTGGTATTCCCCTTCAATATTAGTTAAACAGTTACATCATAGTCAATTTTATATATATAATATATATAAGGAGGGTAGAAGGCGTGGTTAAAATCCAGCCACACCATTGGTTAGAAAATTCACATGGTGCGATCGCTCCAATAAGATGGTTGGATTTTTGAAACCGACCAATAGTAGGAGGGGCGGATTCCAACGAGTTTTTTAAGGCCTGTGAGTGGTTGGTTGTTTGTATTGCCAGCCAGTGGTGTGTTAGGAACGTCCCTGACAGGGGCTTTACCCAATCAAATAACAACCTGCCAACCAGCCCCTGGCTGGAACAAACTTGATTTTCCACCTTTTCTTCCCGCCACTCACAAAAAGTCCCTCGGGGTTGGAAAAACAAACATCTGGATGAGGTCCAATGTTACCCTCTTCTCTGGCCCATCTAAGTTGTGTGTGAACCTTTGAACTTTTTGTTGTTGAGCACTCTCAGCTGGCATCAGGGTCGCATTTTGGAACTGTGATTTGTTTTGAGGTACTCTTGGCTGGCATCATGTTCACATTTTTGAGCTGTGAACTTCTGACCCTAACAATATTTTTGCCATCTATGCTGTTCATATCCTGGTGTAAGAGTTGTTATTGTTTAACATCTAACAATGCTTGGTGTTCCTCTTTCTTGTTAAAGTTCATTTCAGGATTTTGACCTTTTGAACTTAGTGGAGTTTTCCTGCTTTTGTTGGCCCTGTTTAGCTGCAGGGTTTGTTATTGTTCTCCTTTAGCAATACTTGGTGTGTTTTTTTTTACTGTAACATTCTTCCCCTGTACTGATAGTGAATTTTGAGCCCTGGGGAAGTTTTGCCTGTTTTGTGGTTCACAAACTGAAAACTAGGCTAGCTGTTGCTCACCTCTAATCATCTTTAATGTAATGTGTTGTTTTAAGCCTGTTTTTTAATGCGAACTGTTTACTCTGGTATAGGATTTTTTGTCAGGTGCAAAGGAGTCATGTTTACTCTGGTATAGGATTTTTTTGTCAGGTGCAAAGGAGTCATCTTAAAATGGGTGCTTGTTGGAAAAAGTGAGACATAGGGACAGGCTGTGCCGATTGGCCAGAGCTAGTTACTATGTAATGACACATTTTGCAAACATGACCTTAAAAAAAAGGGCTTACTTAGCACTATTAAGGTAATTTAAACCCCCAAGGAGTATCTAGTGCTTTGAGTTGATCATCTAAACTGAACTTCTTTGTGGTTTCTTACTCTCTCACCTCTTACTATCTGCCTTAATTTGTCAAAGTTATGTGTCTTGTTTTGTGGTTTTGCAGGCAGACCGCACATTTCTCGAAAACTTGCCCTGGGGGGGGGGGGGGGGGGTAGTGGAAATTTTTGAGTTTAAGAGTCAGACTGGAAGGTAGAAGCCTAGCAGAACACAAAGCGAAAAAATTAGGGACCAGTCGGAAGTAAGAGTTTTTCCCCCACTCTCTTTGTTCACTGTCGGGTGCACTTCCCATACACTGTATGTTTTTCTAGTGTTGTGGGAATGGTATCCTACGGTGAGCTTGGAAAGTACTTCTGTTTGAGTTTGAGAGTCACTGGAATGTAGAAGCCTAGCAAAACACAAAGCGAAAAAATTAGGGACCAGTCGGAAGTAAGAGTTTTTCCCCCACTCTCTTTGTTCACTGTCGGGTGCACTTCCCATACACTGTATGTTTTTCTAGTGTTGTGGGAATGGTATCCTACGGTGAGCTTGGAAAGCACTTCTGTTGGCCATGTATTTACTTTAAAAAAAGATCAAGCTATCCTCTTGTGATTTTGTGTGTCCCCTACTCTCTTTGTTCACTGTAGGGTGCACTTCCCATACATTGTGTGTTTTTCTAGTGTTGTGGGAATGGTATCCTATGGTGAGTTTGGAAAGTACTTCTGTTGGACATGTATTTACTTTAAAAAAGATCAAGCTATCCTCTTGTGATTTTGTGTGTCTGTTGGAGAGATATTTAGCGAATACGTGTTGTAAATTAACGTACAGCGGTAATATCTTTCTAGAGACACTGAAAATGTGCTACCGAGTGTTTTTTTTTGAGTCTGCCCACTTTTTATGACTACGGACCCACGGGAAGCACACGCAAGAGCCTTAGTGAAATCTCAAAGCTTTTTTTTAAACAAGACCCCATTGGCACTAGACAGGAGCCTCACTGTGTCAAAATCTAAATGTTTTTTTATTTGAAGCCATGCTGTAGCATCGCTGTGTATCTTCAGGTGAGATAAAAGCGAGAGCTTGTTTAAAAGACTTATCAATCTCGCTCTTATCTACCTAGAGACCCCCAGCACGCCCTCTGTACCACAGAAGAACAAGCACGCCCTCTGTACCACAGAAGAACAAGCATAACACACTCCTTAGTGCTGACACGGGGGCTTCCAGGGCACAGTCTGCATCATTAAACACAGTGATGTATTCTAGAGCAAAACTCTCTTTCAGGTGTGTCAGTGGATAAGCTATGAGTGATTATGTGTATAAATATCAACTTATACCCCCTGGTTGTTGTAGGGTATACAAACACGCTGTCTGGAGGTTGATTGCTATGTTGTTGCGTGTTAGCTGGCAGTCAGCTGACCAGTATGTCTTAAAGCAATACTCAATCAGCTAAGCCTGTCAGCTGATACTCAGCACACACTCCCACGTAAGTTAGTCCCTCTCCCCTCACTGACATGTGGCAGACTTTCTTCTAGTGCTGTTTGCGTGTCCGTCTGGGCATGACATCTGACTTGTGTTTACTTTCAAAGTCGGAGCAGGCCCAGGGGCCCGTCACAGCACACCTTCTCGTGTGGAGCGGTAGTTTTAGAGTGGGGCATGATCTCGTGGTGTTAGTATTTCGCGTGGTTATCTGGGCGGGCACTCGGTTCTTTGTGGTGCTTCTTCGTGTGTCCACCAGAGCGGACACCTGACTGAATTTCGATCCGAAAGTCAGTGTTCGCTCTTTGGACACGTGAAGTGCACTGTCTGGCGGCTCACGGCCTTCTGGACCCACCCCAGCCTGTTTAGGATCCAGAGGAGACTCTCCGGCCCTGCTTTTGCGTGGCCGTTAAGCAGACAGGGCACCCGGTACGTCTCAAACAAACTATGTGCCAGGTACCTGTTTGCATACTGGACACGTGAAATACACACTGAGACAACTCAGCCCCTTTTACTTGTTGAGCTCTTGCCCAATGTTGTCCCGTACGGAGGTTAAAGGCTACACATCACCCACTAAATTGTCATAGGGGCTGGACACGTGAAATACACACTGAGACAACTCAGCCCCTTCTACTTGTTGAGCTCTTGCCCAATGTTGTCCCGTACGGAGGTTAAAGGCTACACATCACCCACTAAATTGTCATAGGGGTTATGGTTTCATGCATGCAAACATAACCACTTGACAGTTGGTAGTCGATGTGTTTAATGCTCTTCGTCTAGAGGATAGAAACAAAGGTTTTTTTACCGGGGAGACTAATCAATAAAACCTCTGTGATATATGTGTTAAAGGAGAACCTTCCTCCACTGGCATTTGAGTGTGAGTGTGGGAGCTCTCCTTGGGCACAAAACTCACAAACCCTACAGCGGTGTTTCTTGGGCCCACTCGTTCGGGGTGCAGCACTGTTAATGGATGTTTTTTAAAAAAATCTCATAACAGTGGCCCCTGCATCCAGTATGCGTGGAGGCCAATACCTATGCACCAAACTTAGGCAGTTTGATCCAGGAAAAGAAGACACAGTGAGGGCGCAGTGGCATCATAAGCAAATTTATGAGGGGAAAAAAGGAGTGGCAAGCATTTCGGTTTGTTGGGTTATGAGGACTTGTGTCTATGTAGGTAAATGCTTGTAGCTATAAGACAGCTGGGTCATACCTATTTCAAGTACATTCCCTGTTTATGTGAGATTGGTGTAAAACTTCATGAACACGGAATGTACTGACTTTGGTGTGTATCCAAAGCTCACCAAACTCTAAGTTTGAAAGGTAGCCTTGGCTATGCCTTGTTCAAGTTTACTACAGGCACGTGGTGTTGTTTATAAACATTTATGTACTAGAGAAGTAGTAACTGGTGGTGGGTGACATTGCACAGGGGACATTTGGCTACATCTATCTTCAGGATTTTAGTTTTATATAAGTATGGCTTAAAATTATGTGGAATGATATATGGACCCCATTGACAACTCGGAGCCTACATATCTAGGGTTACACCCAATCCAGTACACTGGTAGCCACGAAGTGATAATAGTAAAACTTCGTCTACTAGTGTGTCGGGCTGGGTGATGGCCTTATGTGAACACGTTGCTGAGGTCTCTGTTTCTTGTCTGAGAGGAGTTAAGGTGGCTTATTCATGTTGAGCACCACCGGCAGTTATGTGTTTACTTTTTAGATTACAGTAACTGCAGGCAGTGCCATACATGTATTCAAAGCCCTTACTCGCTTGTTTGCATCTTTTTATTATGTTGTGACTTCTGGGTTATTTTGATAAATGTGTGGCAAAGCTAAATAGTGGCAGTTACTAAAAGTCTGCTGCGTACCATGGTTTGCTCTGGCATATTTTTAGCAGAAATTAAAAATATGACAGGCAAACTATCCTATAAGGCTGGCAACATCTTCATAAAATTGTACAGCTATTTGTTTGTGGTGAAGTACTGAGCAGGTTAATGGAAGTATGGGTCAAGGGGTTGCTGACATTGAAACTCCTGCCTGTTTATCCTATTATAATTGAGATGGGGTCTTATCTTACTGTAATAAAAAAGAAGGCCAGTCTAGAATTTGCTACGAAGCTGGCTGCATATACTAGGGTGCTTAGAGCCAAGTGGACGACAAGGGTGGATTTTATGTGCTGTTAACATTTTGCTGCTGGTACGGTCTCATGTTAGTAGGAAGATGTTCCATATTTTAAGTAACATGTGAATATGGAATGTCTAACTCTGATATGAGGCCTGTAACCTATCCACGGAGGCTAAGTTATTGTTTGTTGCCAGGTGTTAATGATGGGTCAAGGACGGTTGTGGAACTATTTATCTCAGAGGCATGGGGCAGGCTGTGGCTTTTCAGAAGTGTATTTTGTGCCAGATAGTGGGGATGGTGAACCGTGAGGTTTAAAAATAAGTTCACAGTCCCACCATCTAGCATAAAACTCACTACAGACAGGCATTGGTGGGTCCTAGTAAGTATATCTTATGTTTTCTGTGTAGGGGGAGATTGTAGGTTCTGTTCTGCTAGTTAAAGCATAGATACTTGTACTATATAAAGAAAGTACTGTGCTCCTAAACTAGCAGCCATAGAATCTGCAGCATCTTTGTTAACAGGGCCTCTCTACATTATGGGGTGGCTAGTGGGCTGTTTTGTTGCACGCTTGACCACAAATAAGCACTTGATTTTTAGCATAGAGTTGTATAAGATGGTAGCCTGGGTACAGTTAAATGCTAAAGAAAACTGTACTCTCTGAGCTATCATCATATACAGCCTATGGCAGCCTCGAATGACTGTTGATATCTTACAGAAAATAAATGTTGGTGCTTTACAGCACACAAGAAGCTTAATGTAGAACAAGATTTGTGCTCAGAGTGCAACCTTAATTGGTATGTTTTCAAATTTATGCTAGTATGTGTAAGTGTGCACTTGCTGCTTGTCTTGGGCCTCCATGGTATGACTAAGGGTCTATTATAAAAAGGCTTTATCATGCCACGGAGGCTGCAGACTTGCAGAACTTCACTTCACATGTACTATCTGTTAGCTGTATGCCGAGAGGGTGGGGGCACAATTTAGCATAAGGCTACTGTGTCTTGTTTTTACTTGAACTAATCGCGTGCCTCATTTTAAGATAGTGCCGGGCATCCACTTTGAATGTAAAGATGGTGTGATACCTAGCTATCTTAGAATGGGGATCGCGAGTCCTCTCAGCTGTAACACAGTTCACGTGCTTCAATAATTAGTCCAGTTAACTAGGTATGTGTTGCTTGGCTCCTGTTCAGGTAGGTTCTGGATAAAACCTGTCAACTAAAAAAAAGGTTTTGACCAACCTGCCTAGTAAGAGATCTTGCAAGTTCTGCGGTACTTCAACCAAGCTGCTATTCTAGGGCATGCGTTACAGAAGATGTGCAACTGTGTTCCCTTGGAAAAACCAAGATTTAATCTGTGACACGTGCATGTGCAATGCATTAGAAGCTTTACTGTATTGTAAAAACCAGGTAAACCGTCTAGTGCATTGATATGCCCCCTGTCTAAGTCATCAAGTATACTGGCTGTTACATTTTGCGCCATTAAGGAGGCACACTTACTGTCTCGAACACGTGTGGCTCATTACTGTCGCCAAATGTGATGTGCATGTAAGAATCAGCCTTTATTAAAATTATGTTTGCAGTGGGAGGCTAGTATGCGACCGCCACTCCATTTTGCAGTGCCATAATGAAGGAACCGTGCCTATATACTGGTATTCTTCATATGACACTGCTGAATGTGGTCTGCATGCCTAGGCAAACAGCTTGGGGAAAGAATGCAATTTTACCTCTGGGATCTTTGTAGGAAAAAGCTGTTACATTGTGCTGTGCCGAGGGTAAGCATGCGTTGCTGTAAAAAAGTATGCTTTCGCCGGCGCTGCCTAATGTGATATGCTTCCAAGTTTTAGAGAGACTGAAATGTTTATCTATATAGCAAGGCTGTCTTACAGGCGCGCACTGTTAGGGCAATAACCTCTAGATTTAACATTTTTCTTATATGTGGTGAAGCAAACGTTGTGGTGATAATTACAGGCTTCTCTTAGCACATAGGTGTGTTTTATGCCAAAAGAATACACATTAGCTTTTATTAAACTAGAGCTGTAGTTCAAAACAGTGCCTATTTGTAGTGCTGGTAATGTTTGTTAAACTTGTCAGTATTTTCTTGTTCAGACTTGATCGCCCCTTTGTTCTTCATTTCCTGTTACTTCCTTTGTTATTCATATCCTGTTGTCGCTGTTGTGGTTAATTACCTTGATGACGCTCAGAGGGACCCCTTTTGACGCACACTGTTTTATGCAGCCTCTAAAGGCTTGGTTTGTTTGTTATGTAGCCACTTTTTGTGGTTCGGGTATCTGTTTTAACTTTGGGCTCTTCGATAGGAGTGGAATGGGTGAGGAAAAACAGTTTATGTAGAGCCTAAAAGGTTAATCACTTCATGCGAGCTACATCTTGTAAACCTAAAAGAGGAAAAAGTAACTTAGTCACAGCTTATGGTATCTTTAAACCCCAGCTGATTTCTTAGTACTCAGTGTGTATACCTGGAGCTGGTCTCTGTGGTTTGATGAAGAGTCCGAACTTTATGGCCTCCGGTGCTTCAGTTTTTGCTACTCAAGTTATGTGCTCTGTTTTGTGGTTTCGTTAGCCAGCCACAAGCTTCCTGAGAACTTCACTTTGGGGCCCCTATGTATAATATTGCATCTTAAGAGTAAAGTTAGAAAGCCTTAACTTTCTAAACATTTTTGAAAGTTATAGGGTCGTTGGATTGTGATTTTTGACTGTTCTGAGTGTCTTCAAGGGGTCTGTGGGTCAGTTTCTTACAGGAAACTCTACTTTGGTATTTGGGGCTCGATATAGATAACTTCACAAGTACTCTTTTTGTGCTGTTTGTGTGCAAGAAACCAAAACCTCCTGCATGGGTTTTATCTGTCTGTTGGAAAGGTGGTACGGTTTTCGTGCTCGTCTATACCAACGTAAATCGTGCCGCACCTTTCTATAGACACTTAAAATGTACTTCGGAGTGCTTGCCACAGCTGGCTTTCTTGTTTTCCCGGAGCACCTTCTCTCCACAGGTTTACTCCGTGCCCGCTGCAAAGAGTGTGGAGGGTTACGTGAATCTAAGTACAACGTAATCCACATACATCTTGCGGTGGGTGCGTGAGGAGTTCACGGGTTGGCGTGCCAGACTTTGCCCGGAGAAGATTGAGTTTGCTGCAAGGATGGTTGCGTGGCCGTTTTATAGATATGTGTGTTTATTGGTTTTGAAACAAAATTTTAAACACCCATATCTGTGATCGGCTGCGTGACCCTCAACCTATAGGAAACTTCCATGTATGCTGCTGTGTCTTAGTAGGTAAGATGTGAGGTGTCCGCACGTGTTGTAAAAAAAAGCGTGGCTCATCCATATCTACCTGCAGACAGGCAACATTTACTTCTCAGCACAATTGGCCTGTATAAAGTAGGCGAAGAGCTTCTTCCAACGTGGAGCGCCAGTATCTATCCACAGGCACGTAAATCACCCCCTCCTCGCAGCAGAGTCTTCTGGATTAAAATGGATGCCTGTGTTGTTGCGTATGTCGACATCTTCGGGTGCTGAAGAAAGTAGATCACCTTGGGCTGTCAACATTTAGGCAACACACATTGCCTTCCTGACCCTGGTGAAGTTGTATGGAGCAGAAGAAGTTGTGGTGTGGTTGCCTGTTAAGTTGGTTGGCTCTTGGTGATCATAAAAGTAATTTGTAACCTGAGCCCATCAACTTAATAGGCGAAATACACTTTAAACTCCTGATCACAGTGGGTGTGTTTAGAGGAGAATATATGTTAGTGTGACTGCGTGTATGTAGACAGGCTTTTGGTGATTTAACAAGTATCTGTGAATCACCTGGGTCTGTTTGCATGCAGGCGGTACACTTTGTTCCATTGACATAGTGGGGTTTAGCAGAATGGCTGCCAGGTTTTCTTTGTTACATGTGTGCTGGCACACGACAAGTGATTACGTGTGTACGTGGAAACGTAGCTCACTTGTCTGTGTCAACAGACACGTAAGACACACTTCTGTAAAGTGATGTGGTGTACCTGGCTAACCAACTGATAGAATTACATTTTGCCAGACAGCTTGCTGTGTTGTTGAGTGCTGGCTGACGGCACGCTAGTGATTTATTCTGTTGTTGGTCACGAGCGTCTTGGCAGCCAATACTTGAAACACTTTTCTGCACAGGTGATATTGCACACGGACTGGAACAGCCTGTTCTGCGGTGTTTTATGTGTTCATTGAGGACACAATTAACTTTTTTAAAGTGAAAGTCAGTGTCTGTTAATGGATATAGGAAGCACAAGCAGCACTCTCTATAATGGATCAAAAACCTCACTGGTGTTTTTGGGTGTTCCTAGCGAAGAGGCTTTTGGCTTGTCTGTACTTTAACAGCCAGGGCCTACCCTAGGACACACAGGGCACTCTTCAGCCTCCTTTGGGTTGGTTTTATTTTTTCCTGTCAAGGTTGTGTCCTTTTAAAGAACAGAGCCTCATGTGGTGTTTTTGGGTGTACCTAGAGTAGCCTGCTGGCTTATTTGCACTCTAAAAGCCAAGGCCTACTCCGGGCCACACAAAACACTCCAATACCTGTCAGTTCCATCTTTTCTGGCGAGGCTAAATCTTCTATGGACCATACCCTTTTGTGGTGTTTTTGCATGTCTATCGAGTGGGATTCTGACTGGGTTGGACTCAAAAAAGCCAGAACCTGCTCATAGAAATGTAAGACCTACCTCTCAGCAACCCACCACATCATACATATTTCCTGAGGCGGTGGTAGCCTAGGCAGAAGAATCAGACTCTCTCATATGGTGATTCTGTGTATCTTGTAAGAAGGCGACTGACTTGTGTCCTTCTGGAAAGTCAGAGCCTACTTATAGATACAAAAGAGACACTGTTAAGCATCTTGTAATGTTTATCTATAGACAGAGTCATATTTTCTGTGGTGGTTTTTTGTATGTGTTAAGTAGGCACTGGGTTTTCACCTTGGAAGTAAAAGTATCCTAATAGCCATATAAGACACAATCTGGAACACCCTACAGTTTCTTCAACACTCCTTTAACGGTCCAGGTAAAGGCGGAGTTTTGCTGTGATATTGCATAGCCACAGTGTGGACAATTTGTGCATCTTTGGACCCTCCAGCGCACTACGCATTTGTCACTTACACGGCTGGTCTGGGGTTTGCGTAATAGTTATTGCGTGCAAACCACTAACCAGCCGCTTGTAGGTGTACAAAAAACTCCATCGATGAAAGGACAGAAGAGGAGACCGTGCGGCTTTATCACTTGCATTTGAATTATACACGTTGGAGTTGTATTTTCTGCCTTTGTGATTCTAGGCTTTTTACCTGGGCAGTCACGTACGTGGTACAAGGCTGCTAAAAAGGTATTGAAAAATAATTATCTTTAGCATGTCCCATTGTACCAGTATGTGTAAAAAGCCAATGCTCATCTGTCAAGCTTATAGAGCTCCCTGAATTTATTGTTGTAAAGATCTGTATAATTAAGTATGAAAGTTTATATAAATGTTTACCGTAATAATGAGGCCAAGTATAGCTCTAATAGACATTCGGGCTACACTTACTTCAAGTGCATGAGCATTCATGTGCAAGTGGTTTGATCTTTCATGAGTACTCATGTACTGAAATTAGTGTCTGTCTAAAATCTACAAAGTTTAAATTTTAGCACTATAGCTTGGGGTGAGCATCTCCTTTTTACCTGTTTAAGAGAACTAAATTAGCCCATTCATATTGAGTACCTTCAGTAGTTACATGTTGAATACTGATAAAACATTAACTACTGTTGGTGCCTAATATGTGTGCAGAGCTCCACTCATCAGCTACTAAGTTGTCACTTTTGTCCTAGGTGTGTTAGATGGGTTTAGGACGAAACCATGTGTCTTACTATGGGGAAACTTACTGAGAGCCTGCCATGTAATAATAGTCTGATGCGCCCCATTTTAAACAACTTTTTAAAAATGTGGTGGCTGAACTATGTTAAGCGGGTGACAAGGCTTTTAAAAACTGAAAGGTTCAAATTTGGTCTGAAGTTTCTGTAGAATAAAAATAAGATAGAATGTTACTTGTGTTATGAAGCTGGCAAAGTAGGGCAATGTGAAAGAGACTTTACAAAATGCTTTGAGTATGCTACAGTGGTGTAAGTTTTGTGGTAACAACATTTAGGCTGAGGTACTGTATGCACTGCTGCGTACTGTAGTTGGATGTTCCCTATTTTAAGCTGCAGTTGAGAATATGGAACATCTAACTATGGTACGAAGCTTGCATCATCTTCACATAATGCTAAGTTATCTTAGCATAGCTATCTCTTAGCAAATAGGATGAAACCATTTCAGTGTTAGAAATGAGAGGTAAGATGGGGCTTTGCCTGTAATGTGTTTTATCTGTGATAATTTAGGTGTAGGACTGTCATAGCAAAACTAGATTTAACAGTTAATATGATTATAGAGGGAGCAAACAGGCCTTTGTCGACCTCCCAGGAATTTGTGTTGGGGTAGGTTGAGCAAGGAACTGTTCAGTGCAAGTAAGTTCCCTGCTTAAGCTCCTCAATACAAAACTGATGAAAACTTGGCTGTTAATTTGTTATCTCTTTAAACACCGGCAAACACTTGAGAGCAAAGAGTACTAGAGAAAGGCGGCTTCTGTGTTGTTAGTAACAGCAGAGAGGCTGGTAATACTTAGTTAGTCCTCTGCTCTGCCTAACAAGCATAGGATCTGCAACATTACAACACTTTAACCCATTGTGTTATAAATTAATGGAAAGCTTTTTTTGCAGTAGGACCTACAAACGATCGCTTTATATTGGCACAGAGCTGTGTGAGATGATAGCCTGAGTGCCTTTATTAATTATAATTAGGCTCTCTCATCTATCATCTGATTCAGCCTGTGTAAGTCTCCTGATGTTGTTACTACCATTGTTCTCAAACCTTGAGTATAATCAACCTGCGAAGAATAAGGTTTTAATAGTTTTGTGAAGCTAAGAGTTTTGGGGAGCCTCTCAATAACTTGTTAAAAAATATTTTTATCAGGCAATGTAAGTGTGTATAATCTGCTTGTCTTTTGCATCTACAGCTTGCCTAAAGATGTATACAGAAAAATTTTTACCAGGCTGTAGAGCAAGAGACCTGCAGAGTTTCAGTTAACTTACTGGTTGCTGATATGGCTAATCTCATGTTAAGATAGCCTTGTGATTCCCATCTTTGTCTTGTAACAGATGACTCACAAAAGCTGTCTTAGTATGAGGTCTTGCAAAGTCTATTCTTGCCTGTACAACATTTTATGTTTTTAATATTGACAGAAATAATTAGGTACTTATGGCTTGGCTCGTGTTGAGGTAGGTTCGATCAAAACTGTAGACTAAATCGGATTTGACCAACCTACCTAGCAGGAGACCTTGCAAAGTCTACATTTAACAGATTTATTCCCTCATGGTAAAATTTATGTTTTGAAGACCTAGGTTGTTTGTCAGCTGCTTGTCATAGCGCACATGCCAATACTTTTGGTTTTAAAAAACAATGTATTAGAAATGTGCGCTTAGCAAGAGACTGGCAAATTCATCCAAGTGGAGATCTCTGTCAAAATTAACTGTGTAATATAAACTTTGCAGCCTTTTTAAAGAAGATTGCATTTGTGGCATGTTCATACATAATGCAGTAAACTTTTTATAGTGTTTTATGAAAGCTGTAAAACGTTTACTGCATTTAGATATGCACACTGCTGAAGTCCACAACTGTAGGGGCCTTGCTGTGTCATATGAAAGCAGTAAAACATTTTAAGCTTGATATGAGCTGCACAAGCCAACAGTTACGCTAGGCGGCTTATTTATATGGGTGGGAGATTATTTTTTTGTAGGAAAAGTGTTTTAGAAGTAGCCTGTATAACTCTCACGTACCTTGCACAGGTTTACAGCTTCTTTATAGCTATTACGTTTTACCGTGCTAGGGGGGGTATTCTTTTTTTAAACTTGAAGCTTCTCTTAGCACAGTGAGATGTTTTATGCAAATAAAAAGAAGCTGTAGCCTGTGAAAATGAATGCATGTTATTTTGGGGCTCAGTGTATTGTTGCGTTATGCGGTGCTACATAGAAGCACGCGTTGTTTGTCACATTACGTGCTTCTATTATCACTGCTAATGTAATATACACACACTAGAAAGCAGTTTATCTTTAGAAATTGTGTTTTTATTTAAGAAGATTTTACAAAAGAAAAATGTTAGAAACCCCATCACCCATCTTGCTGGTTACAAGTGTACAGTAGATAACAGGTATCAGTTAATAGATGCACTAGTTTTACAGAGGCTGGGTAACTTAGCAGCATTTACACAAAACCCACCGGGGAGCTTTAAGCACGTGGACAGATTTTTCAGTTGTTTGTCTGGGAGAATACGAGAAAGAAACTGCCTTTCTGCAAGCAAAAAGTGCGCATCTGCGATATGGGTCCCGGGAGTGAGCATGCGAGGAAACATAGATTTGTTAGACACCATAATTTGCACTGTACTCTCTGGGGGCCACTCACAAACATCTGTTTCAAATTCTGTATCATCTGTTTCTAGGCTGACAATGATAGCAGTAGCGCTCAAGCCCTTGCTGACATAATATTTGTTGCCATACTCCACCTTGGTGCTGCATGACCCTGGAATTAGCACTGGCTCTCCCATATAAACTATAGGAGCCTTGGTAGGGTTAGGTTTCCAGGGTGTTTTTACAAAGGGGTTAAACTTAAAGGATAGCACTGCTTCATTAGTTAGGGCCAGGCACATGTCTACAAGAGTATGTTTGTCTAAAGCATAGTAGTAATCGACATGTATTTTTACATATTCATCCCCCACACACACATCATGGACTTTACACACTTCGTCCGCCAGAGCACAGACCCTCACAAACTTAGACAGGAAAGGTTTAGTCTTTTGTCCCAGTATGAAGGGCATGTTCTCCTTGTCCCAGGATAACATCGGTCCCTGTAGACGTACCACGGGTGTTTGGGTGTCGAGACAAGCCCCCACCTGAGAGCAGGAGGTGTTCATGACACAGGGATGTTTGTCCACACGAGAGCGCAGATAGAGGCCATCTATACACAAGAAGGTGAGGGGTACGATGTAAAACACGAGGGAGCCTGCCGGGGCCATCTGGTACGCTGCATGCTGGAGTTTAATCTCAATGCTTTCTGCAGAGCTGTCTATAAACACCATTGGAGTTTTGAGACAGTTTTCCTCGTCTCCGAACAGTAAGAAGCGCATCCACATGGTGCGACACTGCCAAGCACTGCTGTGGAACATGTAGCCGGGGATCTTGCTCTGTAGAATTTGGGCCAAAGGTGGGCATGCTGGAAGGTGGGGGTCGTGGCTGGTTGTGCTAATGCGATGAATATTTGTCAGCTTGATGTAGGTGTCATAAATGGTAAAGTCCCAGTGAGATAGTTGATGTTTTGTGCGAGTGAAGCGCCTGAAGGACATCATGCTCCGACCGAGCCTGTTTGCTGGGGTTTGCTGCTGCATGGTGGTTACTTAGCTGTCCATAGATTTGGGCGAATCCACGGATTTAGCTTGGGTGGCGTGTGGCCACGAGAAGATCTGGCTGCTCTCAACCACGCAGCTTCCCCACTCAAGGCGGCCGGTCTCGCTGCAGAAGCAGACGTCTCGCGAAGGCAGGCGACTGTCACAGCAGTATAACAGTAAGCCTACTGCCACAGGTGTACAGGTGCGCAATGTAGCTGGCTGGTTGCTTATATTGTGCACAGTGACTAGGCAGGGTCCGGAAGGATTCCATATTCCGGGGTCAGCAACTAGGAAACTGGCCTCGCCAAGCCCACAGACAAACATCTTAAGAGGTGTGTCAACAGCAGTAGAAACCATAAACTTGGTGTTTACCTGAAATCTAGCCCAGTCACGGGCCTTGACGACTTCTTCCTGTTCAGGGTACAGTGGCATCACCTGGCAGTCATAGTTTACCTTCATCCAGTTCAAAAAGTGAGAAAACAACACTTTTGGCTGGAGTGTAGGTGATATCTCAGCCCTAAAAGATACAGTGGCTGCTGTACACTCGTGACCAGGTCTGAAGGTTAGACGCGCTGTTTTTTGGCCCAGCATTGTTATCTCCATGGCACGTGGCAGGATCTCCTCGTTGGGGCTGTAGTAGGAGGCGAACACGTTGGAATAGTTTACCATGCATGGGATTTCTTGGCTTCGAAACAGTATGTCATATGTTCCATCACTCCTGCGTATGGCCTCGCCGCTGAGAAGCAGGTGGTCTGGCGATTTTAGGGCCTTTACAGTCCCCTCGCTGACATTTTCATACAGCCTCTGCCCTGCCATGGTTTCCAGAGGGCCATGTACATCCCAGGCCATCTCACTGCCGGGAACAGGCTTGATGAAAATTAAAGCAATCTGTAAAGCTCCTGGATGCAGGACTCGCTCTTTGCTTTTGATGTAGACAGTGATGTCAAAAGTTAAGTCTAGAACACAGGTGGGTATCACTGTGCATAGGTCGCTTGGCTTGTGCTGCACCAAGAGGGCACAGGATTGTTTCACTTGGTCTAGGCTAAAGAGAGAGCTGAGCAGGCCGAAAGATGCCAGGCTGTCCACTATAAACTGAACAGAATATGGGATGCAGAGCTGTGCAGTTTTAGTTGATAAGTTAATAATTTTTTTGTTGGAAAATATAAATTTTCCATTTACAATGCGGATAGCCCACGTGTTAATGGGAGCTGTGAGCGTTGCCATTGCTGCAGTTGTGAAAAACTGTGAGTCTGTGCTCAAAGTCTTCTCTGTTTATAGCAAGCGGAAGCTGGACTTGATATTATTGGGTGACGAAAGACTGTGCCTGATGTGGACAGATTTCCGCATAACTTCCTTAATATGTCTTGAGGAAAACAAATATAGGAGCAGCACTATAACAACAGTCACAGGCATTGAGTAAGGGTAGATATAAGTATATTGCTTTGTTGGACATAAGGACAAGTTAGGGTCAGAAGCCTGTTTAAGCATTCCACCTGCTACCATCATCCATACCAAAATGTTAACAAAACACAGGAGGGTAATGTTAACCACAATGACATACTTTTTCCTGAGCTTAGTTTCTAGTATCCTCTTAGCAGTCAAACAAGTTAACACCAAGCTAAAAATAATGCAAATAATACAAAAAATTGACTTAAACATTAACTGTGCTTTGTAAGAGGTCGTAGAGGCCGCAGGCAGACACTTAAAGCTTTCAGTGCCATTAAATTTCAGTGCATCTTCCTGCCCCATATAGAGCCCATCCAACAGTGCAATCATAAATGCCCCCAAGCCACTAGCACCTATAAACAGACCGATATGAGTATCTGCCATGCCACCACCAATAGGACCTCTTACTTTACAGTAGCGATCCAGCATTATTCCAATAACCATCAGTGACAAAAATACAAGGCAAAAATTCTTAAGGCAGTTAGTTATCACACATTTATAGGCCCCATTAAGATGTTCTTGCATGATTTTGCACATCACCCAAAGCATAAACCCCAGGGTATAGAAGAATAGCCACAGGTAGATACGAGGCCTAAAGTACAATTTCAATGCAAAGATGTACAGAAATATTATAGAGATCAATAGCCATATGCCATAAAATACCTGACCCAGGATAAATACAGTGGGTTCATAAATTGCTGTGCAGTTGAGTGTGAAGTTAGCTGCCTCAGCCATTGTTGCTTGCCAGAGTAAAAGTTTCTGCTTTAGACTTGCAAAAGATATAGCACATTTTACTTAAAAAAATTAGTTTTGTAAATAACACACATACAAAAGAATCAATCTTAAGTGCTTTATTTTGTGGTTATTGGACCACAGGTACCCTAGGGGGGTAAAACCGCAAACCACTTGATAGCTGCCTAAACCGGATGTTGGTTTCCGGTCCTATCTTTCGGGGGTTCTTGGAGACAGAGGCAGTTTCATTTTACCTAAGACTTTCTTACAAAGTTGTACAGAACTTCAACAGTGGCGCCGGTGTTGTTGTTGAACACACACTGTAATATGTTGGCTACCCCGTGGATTACTTTGTCAAAGTACCAGTCTGATGCGATGGGGATTTTATGCTGCTCTGCGTATGAGGGGTCTTCGGCCATGTCTGAGACTAAATGACCGTTGGATTTTATAAACACATAGGAGATTCTGTCATGAATTTGGGGCAGTTCCTCGTTTCTCATAGCCAGTTTCTTATATACTGCCAAATGGGGCAGGTTCGTAGTCTTGTACTCGGAGAAGGGCTTGCTGAGCTCTGTGGAATATGTTAAATTAAACACTGGCACCTTGTTATGCTTTAGGTCAGAGTAGGACTGGTTTAAAATGTCTATTATTTTTAAGAAACCCAGTAGGGGTTCTGTCTTAAAACAGTTAGCTACTGGTGACCGGGACAGGGTCTGAGCTGCGGCCTTGACTTCATCGTCGCGCAGCACCAGTTCCAAGACAGACCTGGTCACTTCTTGTACGTAAACACAGGCTGTTTTTCTGACCAGGTCTACACCTTTCATCAAAATCTTGTTGTTGGACAAAATGCCAACATATCTCTTTTTAGTGAGCAGCAGCAGACACTTAAAGACTTTTTCTGACTCTAACTTAATGGGATTAGTAAAAAGCATGCTGCTGGTGTGGGAGGCGAGAGCGTCTCCAAACTTGGTGACTGTGTCGATGTCAAAACCCTCACAGTTGATGAAAAGGGAGTCTGTGTCCCCATAAACCACTTTGAACCTGGGATTGGAGTGTTGGGGGAGACACTGGACTTCAAAGTCGCAAATCTGTTGCAAGTAACCCGCATTCACATTTTCCACAAACTGCTTTGTCTTCTCTAACATGGTTCTGCCCTGCAGCGTGACCGTCTCGGCGATCATGAGGCAGGGGAGCATGCCAGAGGCCACTCCAGTAAATCCATATACTGAGTTACATGTGACCTTGATAGCCAGCTGCTGTTTATCTAAAATGGTTTTCATTTTTGCATCCTGGCATTGTTCTAGCTCCTTTTTAATGGATTTTCTCTTAGCCAGCCAAGTTTTCAGCAGGCTAGCCAGCAGGGATTCAGTCTTGTGCTTTTTAACAAAGTGGACGGGCCCACTGCTGATAATAAAAGTCTCATAGTCATTTGGTGTCAGGTTGGTAAATTTAGGGAGGTCCTGTTGCCTTATGAGGGTGGAATAGCACAGATTATGGGCTTGGATGATGCTGGGATACAGGCTGGCAAAGTCCACCACCAGCACCGGGGTGTTGTAGAACCCGGAGATGGGATTGATGACGGTAGCGCCCTGATAGCCCTCCGTGGAGCCCGTGACGGGCATAGGTAGAATGTAGTCTCTCTCCTGGGCAGCGGCCAAGAGGCAGGTAAAGACCCGAATCTGCTGCCCGTCTGACAAGACCCTCCTGGTGGGGATGTTGGCAATTTTGGCAATCTCTGTGATCTCGATGTGGGTCATAAAGTGCTTCAGTAGATCTATTACTAGAACAGCATCCTGCACGCAGTACATCCCCAGCTTGGCCCTATCTTTAGAGGAGCCCTTGAATAAGATTGGGATGTCTTTGTAAGACACGTCATTTTTCTTTTCCCCCAAGCACTCTTTGGCTACTGTGTTCAGTTTGTAGTTTGACAGGCTCAGCTTATCGCGGCAGACGTGGTACATGTCAATAACCACAACACCTGACATTTTTACCTTCGAGTGGGACCTCATGAAGTTTCCTTCTTGGGGGGTGTACACGTAAAACAGGGAGTTGGTTTTTGTTTTGCTGAAATCTTCAGGCTTAATGTTATACACGTTCTGTGCTCTGTTTAGGATATAAGGGAAATCAAAGTTGCAGATGTTGTACCCGGTGATCATCTCTATCCCATAGTCTCTCAGCAGGGTGAAAAAGCCATACAGCAGGTCCATTTCTGAAGGAAACTCATACACCTGGACATTCTCTATGGGGTCACACGTACCCACACTTAGCAGTATGCACTCTTGCCTCCCATCGCCCCCCACTGTCCAAATAACACAAGATATTTGAATAATCATGTCCTCGGCCCGCTCCGCGGAGGGGAAGCCACACTCCCCCAAGCACTCAATATCAAATGACAGAATGTTATACTGAGGCCAGTCCAGCCTCTCGGCGTGATAGTGGATGCTGTTTACCGTGCAATCATACTCCAGGTGTGTGTGAGCATCTTGATGCACCAAGGGTCTAGTTGTAATGTTGGTGCAAGTGTACCAGCCAAAGGTGGAAAACTTGTGATCTACGATAAACCTGGTTGAAGCATCCACGTTGGCCTCAAACACGCGATAGCCTATTTGTTCTAGGCCACTAGCTAAACTGCGCATGGCTGAGGACGACCCGAGGGTAATTTGGTACACCTCGTGGCTGGAGGTGCTGTAGCCGCTCAGGAACTTTTTTTGAGCTGGGCAGATATGCACTCCAATAGAGCGGTGACCAGTTTCTTGCAGTATGTGGTGCACATCCCGCTGTAAGTTGGCGTAGCTGTCATTGTAGACGTAGAAGTACACTTTTTGGCCAAAGACATTGACGCACACGCTCCTGTTGCTCTCAGTTCGGCCGTAGAGCTTGAGGACTATTCCAGATGGCACTATGTCCGCTTGGAGGTGAATGGGAATGCTGTCACACTTGTCAGATGCATAGACTACCTCCACTATATCATACAAGTGAAACAGAAGCTCTTGAACTCCCGCACCATCCACCCTGGCCTCCCTCTCCCAAAGGCTGCTCTTGTCTTCTGGAAGCACCAGCAGCTCTCGGTTGAGGTGGAATGCGGTCGGGGGGACGGCCGTTTCTATGGAAAAAATGCCCCCATTTGCAGGCTCATCCTTCTTAAAACATTTGGGAATCAATCTGTGGTACGTGGTGGCAGTTTTGGCCTTAGATTTAGTAATTTGGGTAGGTTGCTTAAAGCCACGCAAATATGGATTCCAAAAAGACAGCATGGTTGTTTTGGGGGATGGGGGGAGTAAAAAGAGGCAGGGTTGTGATAAAAGAGAAAAAGCACACCTTTGCAGGAAATAAAGCTTTTATTTAGCAGGGAGGGGCTTGTAGTTTACAGACACCATGACTCATACATATCACAACACCAGGAAGTGGACATATTACACTCTTACAGTGACTGAGACACTTCAGGGCGCACTGAGACTGTCTAAAGAGTCTGTCTTTTTAAGTGGTTTATATCCTGCTCTCCTTCTTAAAACATTTTTAGCCTTGTCCAGCCAAGTGTTTGTACTTGAGCTAGCACCACCCTGCTCCTCATCTTTAGTGTCTGACTGCTTTGAGGCATGATAGTCATGCATAGCTAACATGATCCTGTCCAGCTCATGTTTACTGATCGGGTCAACTTTAAGTTCTTCTCGCTGGGAGGTGATGTGTTGGATGTCTGGGTAGATCATCTGCACTGGGTTCTGGGCAAATTTTTTAGCCTTTCTATTGAGAAGTATAACAGTGATAACCACAGCTGCAATGAGTCCAAACAGCAGCATCCCCCCAAAGGGGTTTTTAATAAAATTTATAATTCCCGAAACCACAGAGCTGAAGAGCGTGGCCACACTGCTCACTGCATTTAGCACTGTCTTACCTACCACCCCCAGGTCGTCCATGAGGCTGCCAAAGGCATCCACAAACTGGTTTCTATTGGTGGTTAGATCAGTCAAGTCTCTCCGTAGCCCACTGACCCTCTGCGTGTAGTAATTATACTCTCTAAACATGGTTTCTATATCAAACACCGTGCTCATTCTCTTCTCTTCTCTGGAATACAGTTCTATTACCTGAAAATCTATGTTTTCCACCAAAGTCAGGTTCAAAACCATAAAAGTGTCCAAGGTAGCTATGGAGCTCACCGGTACGGTTTTCACGTGGCGGTAGTTTTTGTAGAAGTACATGTTGTTACCACCCTGGAAATAGTGTTCTGTGTTTTCGTGGCAGACTTCAATAGCTGAGGTGGTGAGCAGAATCTCATTGTTTACACCCAGTTGACCCTTGTAGAGGTGGGTGTCATTGATGAACTTAAAGGTGACGGGAGGTCTGGAGTAGCACTCGTGTGAGCCAGTTTTCCCAGGCACTCGCATGCTCCTGTGTAGAGACACGCTGTCTTGGTCCACCACAACGCAGTGGGACACTGATATCACATCCCCGATCCTTTTGGCAGATACAGGCCGGCCGTATATGGAGCTCATCACACTGGTAGGGTTGATTTTACTTAGCTCGTTCCACATGAGAGAAGCTCGGTGCTGCTCGCGGCACCACGCGCGCGAGAGCTCCTCTAAGACATTGTTTATCTGGGACCTTAAGCTGTCATAGGCAAACTGTATTTGTGTTAGGAGGATAGTGGACTCTGCTGTGTAAACATCGTCTGATGTACTAGAAACTGCTCGGCGGCGTCGAGTTCTTTGTGTAGACTGGTTATTTTGCTGTTTTTTAGCAGCTTCTAGTAAGCCTTGCGCATCTAGCAGTCTTTGCTGTACTAGGGGCTGCCACACTAAGAGAAGTCCACCATTTGTGAGATAATACTGTGTGGTTCCATTTTTGCTGTGTGTGTCATTAACCCGTTCTAAGCGGCTCTGCATCTCACTCTCTACAAGGGTCTTAAGGCATGTATGTTTGTCAGTAACTTCCTTAGTTTCCGTATTAGGTGTGTAAAAGGATGCAGTTACATCATTTGCTACAAAATGTAGGCTTTGCCCGTGCTCTGTCTTTATGGCATTATGGAAGCTTTTCCAGTGAGCCCACCTACAGTAAGAAATGTTTCTAAGTTGCTGGGCCCATGAGAGGGTGTAATCTTCCTTGTCTATAAAAATTCTAGTGTGAGACTGTGGTACTGTGCCTCTAAATTTGTAGTCAACAACTCTGTAGTCTTTGATAATTGATATAGTTCTTTCGGGCTCCCCCTTAAATTCAGTTTCATTCACTGCATTAGACCAAAATGGAGACATCTCAATGGTATCTCCTATGTTGGTGACAAAGTATCGAAAGGGGGGTACAGCACGTGCATCTGTCTCTGTAACTTCACAGTTCACTGTTGTTCTCCTGCGGTAGCCCCCCAGCAGCCAACCGGGTTCTGCGTGGATGTTGGGTTGGCTCTGGTAGCGCCTCACGCTGTTACTCAGGCCATCCACTGGCTGTAAGTCCACTGTCATGTTGTAGCCATCATTGTCAGTGTAAACGAGTAGATTTCCACCCACAGTCACGTCCAGACTGTTGTAACACTGGTAGATGGTGTCCATGCGGCTGGTTTCATGCTGGGGCACAGATTTGGAAAACACGTGCTGGTTGGTGACTGCATCAGCGTAGATGCCGTTGTACACGGTGGAGGTGGTCACAATTTTTCTGTATTTTCTCACTTTAAAGACATAGGGCACTATGTTTTCCTTAAAAATTAAAAGGATGCCCTCGTTGTGCTCCTTATCTTTAGTGTTGGGGCAGGAATGTGAGGTTTGGAAGCGGAAGATGTCTCCAATGTTGGAGGCGCTGCACACCCTAAATGGGAAAGCCGAGGGGTCCGAGTGTATCCCCTTGGCAGTGTTATTTCTCTGTTGCCTCAGGATGTCTGGAGAAACAGTATTACCTTCGGGTACCACCTCCTCGGGAGGGGGAGTGGTAGGTGTTTGACCCAAAGCGTTAGGAAGAAACACAAAAATTAAAAAACTACAAACAGTACTACTGGTGTGCGCCATTGTTAGCTAGTTGCATATGTGCGTAGAGCAGGGCATACAAGTCTTTAAATATCCACTTTTTGTGGCCATAAACTAGGATAAGTGGTGCCTGGCTCTCATAAGTTAGATACAGTCCTTCTTTTATACCCGATGAGCAGGTAGTAGGGCGGGAGCCGTCTGTCCTGTACACACAAAGGCTTTTTTCCCATGTGATGTTGTACAGAGCCACAGACAACACTAACTCCCTCACGTATTTCCAGCACTCGTACTGAACCCCGTTTAAATCAGTGTCATGTATGGTGTAAAACTCATTAAAGTTAGAGCATATCCAATCCTGGGGCTCCATGCAGGGCTTAATCATCTCATTTAGAAGCATTTTTTGGTGGGGCATAAAATGGGCGGCGTCTAGACAATGAGCTAGTTGCACGTTTGGTGGGCTGGGGAAGAGGCCTTCCTGTGTACTCAGGGGGCCAGTTATTAACGAGTAAAACTGCAATCTGAGCGTGCTAAGGTATTCTTTGCTCAAGCTCTTTACGTAAAGGCTACTTTTGATGAACTTTGAGTTTTCAAACTGCTCAGGGGATCCGTTTACAGATGGAGGAGGGGTGGCACTAGCCACCCAGTTTTGTCTGAATATGAAGTGATTAAGCAGGGTGGCACTTTGTTTGTACAAAGCACTACCCCATATTTTCAGGCTAAGTTGTGAGTTGAGCATTTCCTCGTGTTTAGTCAGGCACGCCTGGAGTTTTTTGAAGCCCTCCTTTGACAGCTTGTTGAGGTAGGCCTCTTTCCTTATCTCCGCTTCCTGCAGAACTTGAGTTTTTGAGGCATCTGATTGGTCATAGGCTTTCAGGACACTCTCGGTTTGTTTAGACTTTTGGGGCACCTCTTCTCCATACAGGATGTTGCTGAGGCGCATAAACAACTCATTTTGCTTTTTGGCCACCCCGGCAAGTCTGGACCGCCTCATAAAGGTGTTAGAGCAGTCTTGCTTAAGTGCTGTAAGGGTGTCATGAGTAGAGCTGAATATTCCCCCACAGAAGAGCAACTCTGTGCCCTGGGGGCCATGGAGGTCAAAAAAGTGACCGGACGGTCCACTGTCGCCACCTACTCCCGGTCGCTGCTTCTGGAGATCATTTTCTCGGTTCCATAGTTTACTGAGCTCAGAACACCTGACACCAGAGTCGCTGGGTTGGCGCTGGCCAGAGTTCCAATAGAGCAGGTTAGACAGCTCTAAGGCTTGTTTGGGGGTATTGTTAAAGATTGTATGGGCTTTGAGATAGGCCAGGGACTCTTGCAGCACTGCTTCGTGCTCACCTCCACTCTGCTCGGCCGCATCCGCGTCTACTTTCACCCGGAGGCCCAAATTTTGTAGTTCGCTCTCGAACAAACCCTTGATGGGCTCGGGGGGCACGCGCTCTACTAGGTGGTGACAGTTGTGCCCCATCAGTAGCTCGTTGAGCGTCTCGCCCTGGTTGGGGACCACAGATGCCTCTAGCACACACTGCAGACAGGGTGTGGATGTCACATAGAGATCCAGGCGAGGCACGGGGGATATGCCTCGGAGCTGCCCCAGGAAGGCCAATGTCTCCTTAAGGACCGAGAGGGCGCTGGAAGAGGACAGGCAATAGAAAACACTGTTGAGTCTGCTAAAGAAGCGCTCGATGTCATTAATTAAGGTTAGGTTAACATCAATTCCGCATTCATTGTAAAACTGAACAGTGATTTTTTTGTGGAGACCGCATATGCCCGCGCTCGAGTGCAGTTTGGAGAAATATGTTGATCCGTCCAGTAGGGAATGGTAGATGTAGAGTATCCTCACCCTCAGGTTCTCTAGGAGGTGGGTTAACTCTAAAGATAGGGCACATGCCTCGAGAGAGTTCTGTTGAAGTAAAGGCGCCAAAACACATTCATGGATTTTATGAATTTTATTGCAAACATCAGCAATTTTGTTAGCGCATAAGCTAGCTGGGTTACAAAATTCCACTAAACTCACATCCAGACAAAGACCATAAATTTGAGAGTACAGTGCAGCCAGGTACTGACTCATGGTTATCAAAAATGCATGCACATATACAATTATACCCCGGATACTCAAATACACAGGTAGAAAATCTCATCAAGGGGAGCTTTTACAAGTCTAGGTCATCAAACATGGCGGCCATCTTGCGCTTCTTGCCCCCAGTGGGCTTGCCCGAATGGTCAATGTTTGTTAGTTTTACTTGCTCCTCCTCAAAAGATATAAACTGAACCTCCTGGTAGCTTTCACCAGCCCCCGCACACAGCACGCTTTCTGCCCACTCTGGTGTCCAGGGGCCTGTCAGCTCGCGCAGCTGGTCCAGCTTCTCTAGTATATTCTCTGAAAACATGCCATAAGCTCCCAAGTAAAACTGAATGTCATCTAAAGTGAGGTCAGTGCACCCCATACCCAGACTTTTAACCAACTCACACACTACCCTGCTTAGCACATCCTCGTCGGTCTGGTCTTCTAGGATACCTTGAATGGTGCGCTTAATGGACTCAATCTCAAAAGAGGTGCCCTGGTAAGTGTAGCTAGGCTTGAGCAGGTTACCTATTATTGGGGTCATGAACAAATACTTTTTGCGCATGTAGGCGTTCTGCTGCTTTTTAACAAAAATGGTGTCCCCCAGTAGGTTCCTATCTACCCCTCTTCCCATAAAATAGCCTAAATTGGCAGACTGGAAGAGCTGGGTATTGCCAGCTATACCCGTGTACTTGTTCACCACCACAGGAAGGGTGACTATTGGCCTAGAGCGGGCCAGGTTGGCCGCAGATTCTCTGAGAGATGAGTTTACAGTCAAGGCCTTCAGATTCTGCACACTGGCCACGTAGTCTTCTACAGAGTCTACACTGCAGGTGCCAAGCACGTGCGGGTATTCCAAGGCGCAGGTGTCTTGAACTTTGGGGAATATTGAGTGGATGGTGACTGCAAAAAACTGGGTCTGGCCACAGGCCCGCAAAATGGCATTGTTGAGCCTCTGTTTGGCGTAGGTCATGTAGCTGTCTGGGACCACATCCAGCATGTTGGTTTCCTCAAACTGTCGGCTGTTGTTGTTGATGTAAGAAAAAAACTTGTTGAGAGACTCGGCCGAGACCCCAGGCACGCAGGGGATTTGTTTTTTCTTACAAAAGTTGCTCCACAGGTAGAGGCAGGAGATTTTTAGGCTAGGGAACAGCTGTCTGTGGAAGCTGTTGAGGAATTTCACATAGGGCCCTGCCAGGATGTAGTTCTCTCTGCGGTTTGCTGTCTTTAAAAAGGCATTCTGGTAGTGCTCGCTCACGTTGGCCCCAGAGAAGAGAATTCTGTTTTTAACTTTGATATTTTTAAGTGCCAAAATCTGAGCCCGGGCGAGCCTCACCTGCACTTTGACGGGGGAGTACATGTTGTTGGTGGATGCCTCCACGTCAAAAAAGTCAGAAAACTGCTCTGCATGAACCACCTTCATCTCCGTGCCAGTGATCACCCCCTTATCTATAAAAAAGGACTTAAAGTTAGTCCACAGGGTCTGGTAGTGGAGCTTGAGCCACTCGGTAGCCTTGTAGCCCTGAGAGGGGTTTTCTGACTCGTAGACAGTACAGATGGGCAGAGCTATGTCTTGAATGATGGTCATAATGCTGCGATAGTAGAGGTTCAACATGAGGCTGCAGGGGGCCTGCCAGTAGGTGTTGCAGTTATACTGTATAACGTGGGCAACCCCCTTAACAGACTCCTTAAAATTAATATTATTTTTAATCATGGTGTTGACAAACTTTGCAGCCTCTGCGTCTACCAAGGAGTCTATCTCAGAGAAGGTGCGGACAAACTTGTCTAGGGTCATTGTTCCTGACCCGCCAGGCCCCTCCTCTGCCACGGGGTTGTCGACTAGGCCGGCAGCCTCGAGTTTTTCAGACAGTGTTTGGTTTAGCTGCCAATAAGTGTACCGAGGGGCCTCCTCGGCCTGGTTCTGGTCCTCCTCTTTATCCCTGAAAGAAGCAAAGTTCCCTAAAAAGTCAAGCTCATTAAAAACATTGGTGACGCCAGTTATGACATAAGGGTCGCGCCTAGACCCCTGGAGCACCGGGGGGAACCTGTCCTTGAGCCGGTAAAAGAGTGTGTTGATGCACACACAAGGACACTGCCCAGAACACAGTGAGCACACGGGGGAGTTAGCGGCTGAGCCCACATACTCTGTGATGTTATATGCAGGGTTAAGGGTGCTTTTCTGGTGCTGGCAAAATTGCAGGTAGTAGCACATCCTGGCTAGGAGGTTGGGGGAGAAGGCGGCCGCGTAGGCCAGGTGCTGCAGGGTGTAAGAGCTGCCATCTAGGCTGGAAGCGGGAGTGCCAGTAAAGGCCGGGGACCCGTCCTCAAAAAGGGTCTCTTCGCACAGGTTTCCTAACCCATGTTGCAGATAGTAGCTGTTGTAGACGTTGGGCTCAATTTTGGAGTTGGGAATTGGAGTCTGGCGAGCCACTCTGTTCACATAATAGATGGAATTGGTGGAGAACAGTTGGGCGTGGATATGGATGGCCTGGAGCGCGTTCCATTTAGAGAGCGCCTCCAGGCGGTCACTGTCTGATTCACATGAAGCAAAAATTTCCCAGGAGTAGTAGTCTTGGACTTTACTTTTTTCTTGGGGGGCTTCAAAAAAACTCAGACTGTAACTGAGGCCCAGCTCGGCTGCCACAGCATCTATAACCATGAGGGTGGTATCACAGGCGCTAACTGTGCCCAGGGGGTACTCTTTAAAGCTGACTAGTTTGGCCATCTTATATTTATCATGCACAAACTGCTCCTGAATGGCCTCTACCAAACTAGCCGCATTGTGGATTCTCAAGCTCTGGGCCAGGCTGGTGTACAAACTGTAGTACAGGTACTCGCTGACGGTGGGGATGTAGAGCCGGCGCAAGCTAGATTTTTTAGTAAACAGATCTTCATCGTAGAGTGGAATTCTGTAGACCTCTGTTTTATTTATCATTATCGAATGCATTTGAGATTTTAGGTAGACGAGTTTGCCCAGATGCAGCCTCTCTTTAAAACCCTCTGTAATGACTATCGCCATGATGGCATCCTTCTCCTGCCAGACTGGGGGGCAGATGTCGGAGACATCTGACGGGCTCTCACCCGAAGGGGCAAAGGGCACGTACCCAAACAAGTCACACGCCTCCTTACACAGGCCGGCGAGGCCCGGGCCGGAGAAGATAGACTCAAACTTGTCCACATTGTGGAAAAAGATGGCCCGGTTGTAAAATGTTGTCAGCTTGACTGAAACTGTAGTCATATCTATTTTCTTATACACAGCCTTCACGTTGGGTACGAAGGCCTCCTCCACGGTAACCCCGTGGAGGAGGGGGAGCGAAAAGGCCCCAGCTTCAGCATACTTGTCTCCCAAGAGGCTAATCTCTTTAAAGTTAAAATGGGTTTCTGGATAGATGTAGATAAACCCACAAGGCCCGATAGGGGCCTTGGAGCCCAAGTTGTCTTCCACTGCATGGTTCAGTTGGTGCTTGAGAGCCATGCTCTCTATGCACAGCTAAAATTTCAGTTATGAGTAAACACTGCCACCCGTCAGTGCCTTTTATATAGCAAACAATAAAAGGAAGTAGACACTCAGAGATCAGTTAACATAGACATTTATTTAGACAATGTTCCACAATTAAAGATCCTTCTGGTGTTGACCGCAAACCACAGCTTAGGGTGCTCTCTTTTGACAGCACCTGACAAACCTCTTATTCCTATTAGCCATCTTAAGTGGTATCTAAGATAATATCTAGCTAGCAAGTGACTAATCAAGTCAACATTTATCTCACAGCCCTCTATCAAATAACATAGGTAGATACAAGAAAAAGCTAAGGCTATGTACATTTTCTTAAGAGAAGTTTCCCCCTCTCTGTGAAATTCCGTGATGATCTCCATCAGTACATCTGTTCTCTTAGCATCGTCCTGGACGCGAGGGAGTCTCAATGTGCAGGACATGAAGGACACAAAGTTTATTCTTATACACTGCTTTACCTTCTTCACCATGATACATTCTGTCACTGTTAGGACGAGGGGCTCGGTGGGGTCGACCACGCTGGCAAGTACTTTTCTTATGGTATTGGAGAGGCCGCTGAGCTCCTCATATATAGGCTTGACTTGAGAAAGCGAGGGCAGAGGTCTTGGTTCAAGAGAATCTTGCATCACCTCAGAGGCTGCCATGGGGGCTTGAGTAGAAGCAGGATCGGCCTTGCCCGCAGATTCCTCCAGTCCCGAGGCACGGCTAGGGATATACATGGTACTTCCATGGAGTTTTACAGGCACTGGATTTAATATTCCATATAATTATGATTTTCACTGGCTAGGATCTAAGGCATCTCTGGGAATATATTGTGGATTGTCTTGAGGAATGGCCCCCCGGCGCTCCTGGACAGGAAAGTCGAGTGACTGGGTTTCAAAGTTAAAGGTGTGCCGTAGGTTATTTCTAAGCAGGCTTCTGTAGTGCTGATGAAATTTGCTCCAGTGGTACAGCCTGTAAAACATTAACTTCCAAGGGGAAACTGGTATCTCCCCTCGGCCCGGCCCCAGCTGGTTGTGCTGCCACTGCCAGGTGTTGAAAGCCAGACATGGGTCAAAAAGCAGAGCCAGATGCCTGCCGTTTTCAGAACATATGCCAGCATAAGGATGTTCTGCCTGTGCGGGATTCATAGGATATTCTCGGGCCGGGCCCGACTGTGCCAGGGGCCCATTAAAAGTAGCAGCCACCAGCTGTCTGTTTTCTAAGTCTGAAAAAAAGTGCCTGTTGCTGTGACCGAGGCCCAGGTGAGTTCCCTGGGCCCAACAAGGCAGCACGCAGCCTTTCAGGTCCGCGAAAGCAACGGCTTTGGTGTCCTCTGGTATCTTAAAGTTGAGCCACCTACTTTCATACCTCCTGCTGACATTGGGCAGAACGAAGGGTGTTTGCTGACTGCCCGAATCAAACCCTATGGCCCTAGTAGCAAACAAAACTCTGCAGGCTAAATGTCCGATGGCCAATGTGAAGCTGCCTTCTTCCTGTACGTTTTTACGTAGATCACTCATCACTTGGCGATTAATGGTTAACCATTGCCTCAGTGCACAGTCTTTTACGTCACTGTCGATGTTACTGGCCCCGTACAAGATGATGCCAGAGGTAAACGCATCTGTTGTAGGCGAGCCGGGTGCGCCATCTTCTCGCCTGTGGTGTCTATGTTTAAAGCCCCCATAAACCACCGCATCCACGCTAAATCCGCTTCTCGTCAGGGCGGCTAAAAGGGCATCTGGGTAGCCACATCCAGGGAAAATGTGAACTAGTACGTTGGGGCGGGTAGTTGGGGCACTGATAACTGAGTAGGGGTCCACAGTGAGATGCATCTCATAGTTTCCATAAGATTTCTCTTCGGGGAGTGTCTGGTTTTCATTTATATGGAGTAAGTCCATACTTTTTGAAAAAAGGGTCCAATTGTGCTGGAGCTTGGCCACGGGTGTATTCAGTAGCTGTGTATTTTCATGAAAGACTGTGAATGTGTCACTGTTTACCACTTCACCAATCTGTACACATTCTACCTTGTATAGAGTGGCCCTCATTAAGACAGCGGGTACGTCTGTGGGATCCACCTCCAATACAAAGCCAGGGGTTTCTGAAAATAGGAAGTATGCGGGCACCTCTTCTATGTCTGGTACGGTAATGTGTGCAGACAGGCCTCCCGCAAACATCATTTCACAAACTGCACAGATCAGCCCCCCGTCACTGACATCATGCCCGGAGAGAGCCAAGTTTTCTTCTCTTATAATCTGTAGAAACATTAAGAGGCTGCGGACTTCTGATGGGTTTGGGGTAAAGATGTGCGTAGCTCCTATTCCACTAACCACACAACAGGTCCCCCCTGATAGTAGATGGTTGCTGTTAAGGCTGACGCGAAGTATGGCCGACCCCGGTTTTTTAAAGTATGGTTTCAGGCATTTCCCGGGAATCACACAGGGGGCATTGGCCGTGGCAACTATGGACCGCAGTAAGCATTTACCGTCCTCTGCAGAGTTCACCTGGAAGCCAATATTTAGAGCCGCACAGAAGTCCCTGGCAGCTGTCATAATAGAATTTACTTCTGTTTTATGCTGAATTCCCTGGGGGACAGCTATTGAGAGCCCTATTAGGAGGTCATCCGGGTTAGAGACTGGACCCAGTATACAGTTAGTGCAACTTTCTACTATAGCCAATATCGTCCCAAGTGTAGGGTTACATTGCGAGAAGGTGGTGCTCTCCCCCATACCCGTGCAGTTTCCGATTTTTCTGGTTTCAATTGTTGCGTGATGCTCACTGGGAATGTTATATGTGAGGCCCAGGTTGTTGGTAGCCGTGGGATCCGTAATGTCCATCCCGGGGGCCGAGTACTGGTCTTCTATCAATCTGCGAGCGACTCGCCAGTCAGCAGGCCATACTTTAGGTGGTGGGTTTACACCGTGATTTGAGTCTCCGTCTACTAGATTGTAGACTGTGATGCTGTAATCACACAAAGGTATGTCAAAGGGTCCCACGCCTGGCTGCTGGGCTATATGGCCATTCCCACAGCGATCCACATGGTGCACAATGTAGGCCTTGCAACTCACGTTGGGGTGTCTCAGGACTTGAAGGAGTAGGTCTTCTGTAACATCTAGATTTTTAAACCATGGTGTCAGTGACATATCCTGGGCTAAAGGTGTGTCATCTGTGCCTTCTGAGAGCTGTTTTGACATGTACATCTTAAAATGGATATCTACAGTCTCACCATATTTATTTTTGTCTGCCACAACAATAGTTTTGCTGTTTCTGGTCAACTTTCCTAGCACACGGAAAGGGCAACCCCATCCAGTGAATGCCAGGTCCATGTTTCTATATGTCTCATCCCGAATGTTGTCAGACATGACTATAAATGTGGTGGCTGAGTCTACTTTTAACCAAGTGTCCTTGATGATTTGATGATTATAGTTGAGGTTTTTAAAGTTCCATTTTTTTAACAACCGCTTGGTTACGGCGGGTAGCGCGCGGGCATTCATGGAAAGTCCAAGCTCTCCACAAGCTTTGGCTATCTTAAAGACAGTCACCTTTTCATTGGATTGCCAATCAAGACAAATATTAATAATTCTTGCAGCTGGGGACATGACGAAAAACTGCCTTATGGCCTGCTGGAGTATGGAGACGTGCCTGCCACTCTCACAGTGCATGAGATGAACTGGGTCTGACACTTTACTCTTCCCATAATCTGGGTATCCAACTTCAACTAAAAACAGCTCCCTGGCCCTCTCTATGGCCATATTGAGTGTCTCCACCGTTGGTGGTTTTATGATGTAGGGTGGCAATCCGCTGATGGACAGGCAGCCCGTGAATGCCAGAGCGCGCTTATTCTGCAGCGTAGGACTTATAGCCACGAAGCCTTGTGTCAGTGGAACTCCAGCATGATTTAGGGTCTTAGCAAATGCCTCCACCGTGTTAGCAAACTTTGACATTACACTGAGGGTATCTGCCGATAGTTCTTCTTGGCCCCATCCACACATGGGCCCGTTTATCACACCCATCTGGCCAAGGATCGGTTGGCTGATGAAGGATGTCATGAGTGCCTTTTGCAGGCATGCGGTCGCTCCGGTGGTGCTGTTCAGAGTGGAGCTCATGTAGGCCGCCCCTCCGTGATGTCTAAACTGGTTAGATCTCAATCCATGGGACCCTACATCTCGGACCCGGATCCGAAACTGCCAAAAGTCTATATCCGTGACTGGGTGGGTGTAGGGAAGACGAAAGATCTCTGAATCCGATACTGGGGTGTTTTGGCCCGGTCTATTGTAATTTGGCGCGACGCCCCTGAGGTTGGCATTGACATCTCCCAATACATGGCGGCGGACACCATCGCTAAAAAACCTGGACGGATACATGGTAGCATAAAAATCTAAACCGGGTTTAAACAGTTCATTTCTAAAGGGAAGATATAGGCTGAAGTCCCCACAGAGTATTTCTCGAAGCAGTCCATAGTGCGTGTGGTCGAGCTGGTCAGAGCCAGGTCCACTAAAGAAAAGAAGCCTGTAGTGCTGTATTCTCTCCACATCAAAAACCTTTTCCCGAGAATCTTTTGTCTGTAAGAGTGCTGTCAGTTCATCCGACTGCAAGGTGGGTGGCCCGTTGATGTCTGGCCCGTACATAAAAGTGAAACTAGCAGATAAGGCTGACAGTGGAACGGGTAGATATTGTTGCTCATCAAAAGTCCGCAGTGCTGATTTGATGTAGGTGAGAGTTTCTACTTTCAGTTGATGATTTCTCAAGGGTCTGTTCGAGGTGAAAAATGAGACTATAAAAGCATCTTGAATTTGAATTATTACATTTTCAAACCCGGGTAAGTTTCTCAAGGCAGATATAGCTATACTTTCTAAAGGAGAGGGCTCAGCCGTGTAGGCGAGAAGGACAAGTTCCCTGGTGAGCATCTTGCTGAACTCAGCAAGGGCATAGAGGCTACGTAGCTCAAGTCTTAAATAGACTACGTTTTTTTAAAAGAGTAGATTACAGGAAAACAGACAGTCTATCTCCAGCGTGTTTCCTAAGTTACTCTACTTTGTGGTCAGCTGAAAAAAAAGTTAAGGTTAAGTGCAGTTAATTGAAAATACACCACAAAGACACCAGAAAGGTTTATAGACTGTTTATTTACTTGGATGTTGTTACACTTTTGTGTGGGTTGGACTAGGTGGAGAAGTTTGTAAGGGGCCAGTTTCCATTGGGGTGGTTTCCACTGGGGTCGTCATGGTAGGAGGGTAGGTGGGTATTTCAGTTTCCTCAGTGTCATTAAGATGTCCAGCGATAATTTTAAGTGCTTTTTCCAAGGCTTTTAGAAAGTTCTGCGTAGCCTCTTCTAGACTGATGGTGCAGTTGCCTGATGAGTTTCTAGAAAATGGGAAGCTGTCAGCCTCTAGAAAAACATCATATTCTGTTGAATTGAAGTCTTCCTCCTCTTCATACACTGTGGGTGCGGCATTAACAAAAAAAATGAAGTAGAGAGCTGCAATTAAAACAGCTAGCTGATGGTGTAGAGCAGCCATGGTGATGTAAAGTTAAATTTGTTCCAACTTTATCTTAAAGTGATTTATTGAGAAAACACACCAGTATATATACAGGCCAATTGTGTGGGTAGTCCACTAGGGTGCAGGTGAAGCTGATAATAGGACAAAATTATTTATTACTAATGTAGCTAGGAAGCGACTGTGATTTCCACACACAAGGAAACAACCGAGCAGGTTTCGCCCCTGGTGCCATTCGTATGTTTTTTAAATATACACCACCATTAGTAATACAATTCTCTTAAAGAGTGTTGCGTTGGGTCACTGTCACATTCACTTCCAATACTGTCACTGTTACTGGGCCTTCTTTCATGTGACACACATGGGTTCCATTGGTAGCAGTTGTGCTGTTAGCTATGAGTAAGATACATTCATTTTTGTGTGTTTTAGCAGAGCATTTTTTTAAGGTATGGCCATCTTTTGTCCAAAAATAGTTAGCATGACGTGAGCCCATGGAGCAAGATAAGTAAAACTTAGACATTGAGGGTATAGAAACTTGCCGCCTTTCAACAGCAGGAGCCTGATGATCTCTACACATCACAGACAGGTTGTGACGGTCGATGCCAGTGGTCTCAACAGATATTTTGGGCTTAAACGCACAGCTGTTGTTGTACCAAGTGCACAGAGGGTTTTTTGACATAAAACAACTGAAACAATCCTTTCCATGCATAGAGCAGAAGTCTAAAGGAACTTCACTCACCTCCCATTCTGAGTTTACAAAAAGCTTAAGATCTGTACTATCCAGAAATATATTCTGTATTGGAGCAGGCCTCTGGAAAGGATTTATTTCCAGTATATTAACTGGTGTTTGTAACTGGGGACTCTCAAAGCGTACAATTACGTGGATAGTTCCCCTGGTGGTTGTGAGAAAAAATATTGAGGCCAAAAATACACCTCCAATCTGTACCCTATACACGAGTACTTTTGTGTAGAGATATTTAGATTGGATTATGGGAAACCTAGCATTATCTTTCTGATAAATACAATCAGAAACTTCTGGATATTTGTCAGCCACTTGAAAAGTTTCTGTGGGGACATGTTGGTGGTTTTTCATACACTGCCCAGGTCGTGGGTAAGGGAGCTTCTTGTAATAGTTCTTTAAATTAGAAGTTTTAAACACATAGTCAATATCCTTGAGGGTAAACACACATACAGCAGAACAGTTCCACGGGGTGACAAATAGTCCATACACCAGGGTCTCTTCCCATCCGTTTTCGGGCTGAGATAAAAGAAAAACATCTTGCAGTTTGTTGTAGACCCTCCCTGTGTAGTAATCGGCGCAGGCCAACCTAGCCTTTAAAAAAGTAGTCCACTTGTACACTGACAAGGAGCTCTCTCCACCCTGATCCCCAGAGCATACCTGTGCCACCCTGGGTATGGTCTGTGGGAACTGTTTGAGATCACTGTAGCTGCTTTCTTGGAAGAATAAGTAGATTTTGTCATCATATGATTCATTTTTATGCACAGCCACTGCTTGTACAAACTGTGGCCGGTGCATGGCCGTGTCACTTGTGTATAGTTCTACCTGGCCGGCGATCCTTCTAAACTTGTGAGGGTTGCTTAAGGATTTCTGTAAGTTGATGGTGGAATAGGTGTCATTTTTGTCAAAAAGGACAATATTGTTGGATGATGGGGAAAACGGAGCGAAGCCAAGCTTTTTTCCTAAAAATTGACTCGTCAAGTTCTTAATCAACCAACAGCTAGGCCACTGAGAGTTGGTGCCGCAAGCTAGCAGTCCTTCGGTTTGGTTGTGCAGCAGAGTGATAAAGTTGTCACAGTTGCTAGATGGGCCACAAGTGCTAGATGTGCTGGTTATGTTTATCAGGGCCGTAGAGGCATTAGATGTGTGGGCAAAATCAAACAGATAGATGGTGTTTTTACCCCCGACATACACCTCTGTAGAGTTGGTGCTGCGAAAAAGAACTGTGTATGGCTCATGGGTTCCAAAAAATCGATGCTGACCAAAGCATTCAGTTAGGTTTACACTCTGTCTTGGTTTATCTACAGAGCGGGATGCAGTGCCATGTAAGGTTAATAAAAAAACAGTTACAGGGAACAAAAAGGTAGTGCTCATTTTGACAGAGTCTCTTAAAAAAGGAACTAAATGGCTCACTGTAGTGGCAAAGACTACCTTTGTACTCTCTGCAAAGTGAAAGCAAATGAATGACACGGTTTGAGGCGATGGCAATTAATTTGGCTTTATTAACACAGAGGGCTTAATAGGATTTTAGTATTCTGGCGTGGCAGGGTGTGCCCAGTTTCATTTAAGATGCCCATGTTAGATGTACCTTCTTCCTGCATTTCTCAATGTTAAGTAACTTTCCATGTAGTTTATGAAAATGTCAAATTCTGACATAGCCTTTTTCACTCCAAAGTCACCAAGCTAAAGAAAAAAAAACAAGAAATGTGTTATTCATTATCAAAAAATAAACACTTTATATCAAAGAAAGTGTAACTCACCTCAGTGACTTTATCCTTTACTGACTTTGTACCTTTACTGTCATAAACACATGGCACAATATCCCTCTATAAAAAAAACAGTTGTGGCTATTACCCTGCCAAGTTTATCCATGACAGAATATAGGTTAATGAATGATACTTACACATTTTGATATTTGGTCCTTTAAGCTAACCAAAGTGTCCCCTAAACTTTCAAGGTCTTTTTTGAGACTGGGGAATAGTGTTTCTGCGGTTGGAAGAATCACGTTTAGGTAAAAGGTTATGAGATCTATCAGGGTCTTACAGCCAATCTCACTCTGTAAAAAAAAGTAGACATTAAGTATAGTACACTTACAACAAAAAAAAGCTTCAATAAACACTGCTTACCTGTAAGTCATTCAGCACTTCTCCAGTGAGGAGCAAACTATCTAAAGTGTCCTGACTTTGCTAAAAAAACCCAACAAAAAATTTTTAATGTAAAGGGTACCTACATGAATAATGCACAAACAATGACAAACTGCTCACCAGAATCCCTTTAATGTTTTGAAAAATGCTTCTAAGCCCCCGCAGGAGGTTTTGAATTGTATTGCCAGAGTATAACTGTTTACATTTTGGATCCCTATAGTTTAAAGGGACACCCGTTACTGGCTGATATACAGCAAAGAAGATAACACACAGGGTAACAAGTGTTTTAAAAGTTGCCATGGCTAATGCCACTTTAAAATTGACTCTAAAGTGTAAGTATTTTACCTTTTATATTATACTCAATTTTTTATTTTAATTTTTTAAAAAAAGAGTTTCTTCTTGTAAGGAAGCAATTTAAAAAAAAGAGCTTCTTCTTGTAAGGAAGCAACATAATAAACACAAGTTAGTCATCTTGTTTACAAAAAAGAAAACAATGGTGAGTTGTTGATAGTCACACGCCCAACGAAAGCATTTATGGGGCCTAGGTAGGCTGCTCACGGGAACATACCCACTTTTAGTGTTAATGCATCTGAAATGAACCAGAACGAGGATAGAAGTATGTGAAGGGAAGATAGTAGGTGAGTAATGGAAGACACACCTGACATGTTTCTGTTTGTGTAAGCATTCTTTCATGGCATGCTGTTCAACTCCTAATGTGGCCTTTGTTACTGACCCGGAAAATGATGAGGTGACAAAAAGGGGCAAAGTGGCCAGGTATGCCAGGTGCTGTCATTGGTTACTTGGGGTTTAAAGGCAGTAAGGCTCTCACAGTTACACACTTTTCAGCCACAGTTAATATTTTTAAAATATTAACTTAAAAGGCTGCTAAGCCTCTATAAATTACTTAACCTCAAAATGTTCGAATACTCAAGTGCTCCAACTCAAAAGCTTCGAAAGAAAAAATATGTGCCAATGAGCGAGTTAAATGAAGAACAGAAGGAGAAACGGAGGATTATTAACAGGAAAGCTTCTAAAAATTTTGTGCAGAGGCGGCGCCTTTATGAACAGCAGCAAGAAAAAGTAAGGCTTTAAGTTTTATATAGTTAACATTTGATATTTTGCTATTGAATAAAGTTATAAAAATTTGTCCTCTTTCCTCAGGAGTTGATGGATTTAAAGTATGAAAACTCTAGGCTGCGGTGTCAAGTGGAGAAAAATAGAGAGGAACTTAAACAACTGCGGGATTGGCTCTGTAACCATAAATATGAGAGGGCTCCAAATAACAACAGTGAAGTGTCTCAACTTATAGAAAATACAGCAAATCGATGTGATCTACAAAACATGAACTCTCTTTGTATGTCAAGTGAACAGTGTGTGATCACCAATGTTAACCTATTAAAACCATTGCCATGGACTAGCCCTATGGATGGGTTTGCGGCTACAGCCGCTAGCTTCCCTACTAATTTTAATTCTGGAGCAACAGCTGCTGTTCAAGCTGAAGTTCATTCAAATAATGAAGTGTTACCCAGTTATACTAGTACCATGGATGACTTTTTATTAATGGATTGAAATAAGATTTATAACTCATGAAACAAAGATAACTTTTCTTTTCACACTACTTGTAAAAGTATGTTAAGGTCCGGTGGTTAATAAACTGTGAACTTTTTTAAAACATCCAGTTTGGTGACTCATTACTTCCTCTTATGTAAAATATCAAAGTGATTGATTACTTCCTCTTATGTAAAATAGCAACTGTGTACTTAGTGTGGAGTGAACAAACTAGTTTGTGGTCTGCTCACCTCATAAGTAGTATATAAGGCACTCACAGCTCACATTTAGTTAGACTTGTTTTTACTTTTAATTTTGTTGCTGTTTAAGTTTTGCTTCTTTATGACAATGAAGCTGCTTTTATGTATGCTTAGTATTGTTATGCTTTTGATGCTTTTATGTCTACAAATTGAAGGTAGCCTTATTGAAAAAGCTATGCTTTGCCCACAAGTTAGCACCGGTGCACCTGGATTTTCACAAGCGTGCTTAAACTCGGAGAGTCCACTGCAAACAATGTGTAAGTATTATACAAATGTACTTTACTGTATAGTTTTTAAAAGTTTGTGTTATTATTTGAAAGTGTTTTTAAAGTAAATAATACTTAAAATGTCTTTCTTTAAATTTAGAGCTGGAGCTACAGGACGGAACACGGACATCTCATCTCTTTAATAACATAATAAAATATCTACTTATAAAATACTATGTTTTGTTTGGCATTTTTTTAAAACTTAAAAATAAGTTAGTCACTAGCGCCCTCTGTAAATTTTTGTACGTACAACAAAGCAGCTTTTTTTTACATTTAAGTGGTTTAAAGAGTGCTTTAGAAAAAGGATGTGGCAAACCATATCCACTTCCGGTCAGCCCCCATGCCCCCGCCCCAGGCGCTGAGTACCAAAAACTGTCGGGGCGAGACAGGGGCAAAAACTCGGCGAGGGGCGCAGCAGCTAGGCAGCTGGGCTGACAGCACACGGGACACACAGTGGGACAAGAGAGGAGACAGTGGCCGCGGCCAGCATTTGTGGGTGCCCGGTGTGTATATGCAGTGCGTCAAGCATCTGCCCATCTTAAGGGTAACTTCATTTCCTTCGAGCCTTGCTTTTATCCAAGATCAGATGGCATAAATTTGAAATGTTTTCTGAGTAATGACTTTACCGTGGGCGGTACTTTTAGTGCTCCTCCTTACAACTAGCCCTTTATATACAGTTCCCTAAAAGTATAGCGAGCACATCTCACTCTAGCAGCTGTTGCCAAAGCGGCGGCCTCGCTCTCTCCTGCTATAGTATCCCCCTCAGGTATCGATAGGTCCTACAGCCATTGATGCTGGTGGGTGCGGTCGAGTTTCCCTAGACAAAGAGAAAGACTGGATGGGGCTCAGTCCGGCACAGCTTCGGTGGTGAAAGCTTGGGCAGGTTAAGGTATGGGGCAGGTGGGGGTGTGTGGGCATTACTCTATTTTTACAAAATCTTCAGGGCTTGCCCTGTTCCTGCTCTGCTGTTCCGGAGCCTTGCTCTCCTCCCACGGCCATCCACTACCACGGGACATACAATCAGCTGTAATCACAGAACTACAGTTCTCATTTTCAAAACTTATGGAAGAATATGTAAGTGCCCACCAGATTTTTTTTCTAAGCCTTTTCTTTAAAATGCCTTCCTTAACTCTCAAGAGAAACCTACTCTTTTTCAGACCAGAAGCTAGAGCTGTGGGCATATTTACAAGAAACCAGAACAACTAGACGCACCTTTCCCTTCCCCACCTCTCTAGGCCCCTAAGCAGCTGATAGTAAATTCTAAAAAGTTATGCAGTTTTTTTTAAAGTAAATGAGGTAAAGATGCTCAAAAAAAGGCAGAATGGAGCCATGGTTATTAGCACGGGCTTTGGGAGTAGGGCCCAACTTGTTACTCTTTGCATCCCCTTAAACTGCCACCCACCGGGGAATCATAGTCCATGGGATTCTCTAGGGCAAAATACTGGTGGGTTGTCATTTTCTTCTCCAGAATATTTTTCTAACCCAGGAGCTATCAGGGTTTCTGACTGCTTTACAACACTAATGCTCACCCATTTCCTCTCCTTCCACAGAAGCAGAAAGAGAATAAGGGATTAGTAAAATCATGCACGTGCCGCATGCAGTGCTTTTCTGTGAGCCCCCAGCCACCACACAACATCAACAGTTCAGCCATCCTGCCTTATTTTAGAGCCATCAAATCATTTTTTAATGACACAAATAGTTTTACTGATGTCATGGACCATCTCAAAAAACTTGAATTGCAACGCGCACCAGACATTTCTATGCCTACAGACAGCTATCAAAAAAAAGTGTTCATACAGTGTGTTTTAGAAATGTTTTCAAAGTGCCTGAAATTAGTGGGCACTGAAGCCTGGAAGGTCACTGAAGACCATGTGGTTGACCCTGTTCCTTTTGAATGGCAGGAATGCAAAGAGCCTTAAGATTAGTGCCCTCTGTGTACGAGAATTCTGCTGTAAGTTGTTCTTTGTTTTGTTATTTATAAAATGTTGTTAGATTGTTAATGCTTCTTAAAGAAGCCCTTGAAAATTATTTAATAAATTATACTGAATTTTTCTGATAACCTGTTTTGTATCTTGTGTGTGGACTCGGGCACGGCGGAGGGCCTCCGGAGCGGAGCCGAGCGGGGTCTCGCCGCCCCGGGCCGCGGGAGAAGGGCCCGCCGCGGGAGCGCTAACCCTAGCCGGTCCCGAGAAGTCGGGACCCGCGTCCCGAGAAGCAGGGACCCTGGTCCCGACATCTCCGGACCCG